GTTATCCAATTTATGCGGGAGATTCTTATGGATTAATACTTGGTAATAATCAAACATTACCAATGTTAATTGGTTCTAATGGTGGAATTGTTATTGTAAATGCTCAAAAAACAGCCTCTGCTGTAGTTATAGATAGCACAGGAATAGAAATTAAAACTGGTGGAGAATTAAATATTGGAAGTAATAATTTTGTTGTAAAAAATACTTCAGTTAATGGTGAAGAAGTTTTTAGAATTGGTTCTAGTTCCAATCCATATTTACAGTATAAAGTTGGTGGAGGTTTGACTGTAACAGGATCCATTAATGCAAAAAGTGGTTCAATTGGTGGCTTTCATATTATTGAAAATGATTCTACCTCTCCTATGAATCATTATTATGCCACTTCATTATACGCACATTCACAAGATGGAGATAGTGTTGCTGCGGCAGATAGACGAGAATATGAAATTGGTTTTAAAGCTAGTTCTGGGCCTGATAGTGTGGCATTTTATTCAGTTAATAAACCATTAAGTGCGACTTGGGCTGAAGCTAAAAGTGATTCTACAAAACGTAAATTTGCTTTTTATGTTCTTAATAATGGTAAATTGGTTGCACAAAATGCAGTTATTAGAGGTACAATTCATGCCACATCTTTAGATATTAATGGTGAAGATATCCAGTCTTTTATTGGTGGAGACGCTTATGTTACTAAAACCTCTTTATATTCTGACTCAACTAAGGGAATTATTAAAGGTTCTGCTTTACAAGAGACGAAAAATGGTAAAATAGTTATTTCTGGAACAACAATGGAATTAGATGCTAATGGTAATTTAAAATTTGAGTCAGTTTCTGGGATAAATAACGTGGCCACGTTATCAATGTCTGATGGTTTAATTACATTATCTACTAAAAGCGGAACATCTACTTTTAGCAATAGTTCTGCAATAAAAATTGGTCCAAGTAAAATAGATATTTCTTCAAGTGGAACGTTTACTCTTGATAGTACAAATTTAAAAGTTAATACAGATGGTAATGGAACTGTACAGGTAAAGGGTAAGATTGAAGCAACAAGTGGTTCAGTCGGTGGTTTTTCGATTACCAGTTCTGCTAATCGAGGTGCAACTTCTGCGAATGGTGGGCATTATTATACAAATTCTTTATTTGGTCATAGTAGTGATAATAATTATGAATATGAAGTTGGTTTAAAGGCAAGCGGTGATCCAACAGATATAGCTTTTTATGTTTTTAGAAAACCAGTAAGTGCAACTTGGCAAAACGCTATTGATAATAATACTTATAAAGGAATGTTTTATGTTCTTAATAACGGTAAATTGGTTGCACAAAATGCTGTTATTAATGGCGAAATTCACGCGACAAGTGGTTCTTTTAAAGGAGAAGTAACTGCTACAGCATTTAATCTAGAAGGAACAAAAATTTCTTCCGGTGATGTAGATGGGTTTAGTACTCTTCAAACTAAAGTTAATAATATGGAAGCAATTAGTGCAACAATTAGTTATGCTATTAGTAGTAGTGGCACAACAACTCCTGGAAGCTCAGAATGGCAGTCTAGTATCCCATCGACAACTGCGGCAAAACCGTTTTTATGGACTAGAACTATAACTACTTATACTGCTGGTAATCAAAGCGTTTCTTATTCTATTTCAAAAAGAGGCGCAGACGGTACCAATGGTACCAATGGTACAAATGGTAAATATATTACAAAAATTACCCCATTATATTGGTTAAAAAAAACAACTAATCCATCTCAACCGACAACTTCAACAAATATTTATACTAATGATAGGCAAGATGCCTGGACTACAGTTGTTCCTACTTATCCTACTAATAGTAGTGCTACATATTATAGAAGTGAGAAACAAGAATGGTCTGATGAAAGTATTACTTTCACAAATTATTATATAGATTATGGCCTTACAGCCGCAGTAGCAAACGCTACTTCCGCGAGTGTTTCTGCTGCAGCTGCAGCAACAAGTGCGCAAGCTTTTACAGGTCATGGCTTATTAACTGATTATGAATGGAATAATGAAACATACCCGGTTGCTTTAGTGAATGATAGTAATAAAAATCCATTATTAATTGGAGCAAATAATGGTATTACAATAGCTAAGTCTGGATCTCAGAGTGATGGAGCTGCTTTAGTATTAGATAAAAGCGGTATTGCGTTGCATGGAGCGGCAATTAACATTACAACTGCTTCTGCTACAGAAACAAATGTTATTGCACTCAATCATTCTGGTATAACACTAGCATCATCAACTAAATTGACGTTAAATGGAGCAGCTATTGAGTTAAATGCTTCTGGTTCTAGTGTTGTAAAAATTAACGATAAAGGTATAACTTTAGGTTCAGAGGGTAAGTTAGTATGCCAGATGAAAAATTTTGATTTAGACGCAGAAGGAAATTTAAAATTAGGAAGAGGATTTGATACTGCTTTTACATTTGGAATATGGTCACTTCAAGGCGGTGGAGCTTTAATAGGTCAATCTCGTGCAAGGTTTCAAGGCGGTGAATTTAGTGATTTAGGAACTTCTAAAGGAGATTGGCGAACTACCGCTGATAATCAAAGACAAAATACTTTTGAGTATACTGCCGCAAGTGAAATTACATCTGCTTACAATCCATATTTGAAACGTGCAAGAATAGTTTTAAACACTAACGATAGTGGTTTTGGAAATTTAGATGGAAAAAATTACGCAATATGGGTAGGAGATGAATCAAGTGTTAATGCTCCATTTTCAGTAAGGCGTGATGGTGTAGTTACTGTTTCTGATATTGTTTTTCAGCAATTTTATCCTCATACTATAGAAAATCATAATAGTAGTAATTATAATGATACTGTTTTAACTGTTTGGCCAGGAAGATATGATCCTTCAACGGAAAAAGCTCGTGGAAGGTATTCTTTAGCTAAAATAATAAATTTATTAATTCATGACCCAAGCCAACTTTCAGATGTTTGGTTATCTGAAGATGGTGATAAATTACATGAATTTGGCGGCACTGAACAAATTCTATAAAAAAATAAACCCTTCGCTTTATAAGCGAAGGGTTTTATTTTTAATCTTCAAAAAAAACTTCCAAATTTATCATTTCCTGTGGAGTAATTTCAAAACTATCCATAGCTTCATGTGGAATTTTATCTGCATTAATCTCAATTTCAGTATTTAAAAGAACTGCGAATTCTTCATTAAAATCTTTAATCTTTTCTGGTAAAACTTTAACATTGCCATTTTCTTCAATCATTAATTCACCATTTTCATTTAATTCGCAAAACTTTTTCAAAATCTTTTCTTTTTCTCTGTCAAAGGTATCAATTTCTTTATTAAGTTCTCGCGCGAGTCTTGCTATCTTAAAAGCAATAGAGCCTTTACATGGCTGCTGCATAATTGACTGAAAAATACTAATTGAATTTAAAATATTATTTAAGCTAACCTTAATCATATATTTTCACCCCAAGTGGATTTGTTTTTTTTCAACAAGCTAACAAAATATTTGCCAATACAAATCGCGTCAGCTTCATCTTGAGTACAATCTTGATTGTACCATAATTTAACTTTATTTTGAGCCTGTTTCTTTTTATTTTCGCGACCAGTGCCTTCACCCACACCACAATATTTTCGCCATTCTACAGAATAAGCTAAATCGTGGTCTATACAAGCTTCAAAAATAGTATCTACTAATACGCCTTGTAAATTAGCAAGCACTCTATAAGTTTCAACCTGTGCCTGACCGTGACCATAAGTTTGTAATTGAATATGTTCTAAACCAATAAAATCAGGTTCCCATTCATTAATTGCGGCAGCGAGCCATTTTTTCATATCATTTATTCTTTCTTCTGTAGGTAATTCTTTATCCGCTTTATGAGTTCCATAACTAACAAGAATTCCATCATCATATATAGAATAACCAGTAATAACTGTTGCCGCATCTAATGCTAAAATTCGTGTTGTGTCAATCTTTTTAATTGGCACTTTATTTTTTTTGACTTTATAAGGGTCGCCAGCCATACATACTTCACATTGAGGATGTGTCCGCCAGTGACGATAAGTCTGAGTTTGTAAATGCCCTTCCGGGCATTTCATTTCCAATTCTGTATCTAAATTTTTATAAGTGTCCGAAATCAATTGCCATCCTTCTTCTTCTAAATGATTCCGGACACTATAAATATTTATAGGCATTTACTTGCCGCTGGAGCCAAATCCTCCTTCTCCGCGCTCAGTCGCAGGAAGAATATCAACGAGCACGGGCTTAAAACGTTCTACACGCTCAACCCACACTTGTGCGATTCGGTCGCCAGCTTTAATTTTATAATCAGAATCGGAAATATTATCATAAAGAACTCCAATTTCTCCACGATAATCTGCGTCAATAATACCGATTGAGTTAGAAAGACGCAGACCAGTCTTTGCTCCGATACTAGAACGAGGAGCAATCTTTGCTACCCAGCCTTCTGGTAAAGCAATTCGCAATCCAGTAGGTATTTTTGTAGAGCAAGAATGCGCCGGAATTGTAATATCTTTAGAAGCATAAATATCAGCACAAGCGTCAGTTTCGTGTGCATAAGTCGGAGCCTTACCGCCATCTTCTAGTTTAATGGGAAGTTCAAAAGTATAAGAATGATACTTCTCAAAAGCTTCATCAAATACTTCATAGAAGAAATCAAACGCAGCATCAAGTAGAGCGCGCTTATTAGGAGAAGGCTTTACCTCATCAATTGCATCTTTAAGAGCCTGTTTTGATTGGGCTACAATTTCAGCAGCCTGGACGCGAGAAAGGTTTTCATCCTCAAAACCTTGAATAACACTCTTAATAGACTCTTCCTTAATCTTTGGAGTTAAAGCCCCACGCATCATTCCAGAAATAACATCAACAGATGTATCATTTAAGCTATCTTCTGGAAGTTCCATAATTTGTTCAATAATATCTAGTAAAGGACGGGCATTTTCATTATCTGCTAGACCGTCCGCAATATTCATAAAATCTGCCATATTACATTACCTCATATTCCTTAGTTACACTTACAAGCCAAAATTCATCTTCAATTTCACCTGTCTTGCGATTCTTCTTACACTTATAAGTTGTATTATACTTTGTGAGAGTATATCCATCAGTTACCTGATTATTCTTATACTCTTCAATAGTGTCCATTGCCAGCTGTTCGCTATCTACCTTAAATACTAGAGTTTCAGTCTTCAGTTGCTTGTTCATAATTTTCATTCTCCTTTTCTTCATTTAGTTCTCTTAGTTTTTGAATTAGATTTATATATGTAAGCTTTTTAGCTGTCTCAGAAATAGTTCCCATTTTCGCACGGCCAGACTTACCAAGTTTCTTGGCAAATTTGCGACGTTTCGCACGATTATGGAATTGCGGTTGATTTACCTTGCTTTCAATTGCAGAAGTAGTTTCTTCTACGATTTCTTCTATATTATCTTGGTCTGTTGTTAGACCAGTTACAAATGTGTCATCACTCATACTAAGCTCTCCACTACGGAGCAAATATGCTCATATTCTTTTTCATTGTCTATTTTAATAATATGAAAAAGTGATGAATCTTTTGCTGCGAGAATTGGGATATTTATTTCACATTCTGACAATGTGTGAATGATAAATTTTTCAGCAAGACCTAAGTCACAATACTCAGTTTCTTTATTTATATTAATACTTAACTTTCCAGTTAGTGCATAAAATATAAATAATTCATCTTTTTCATTCAAACATAAAATACAAATATAATTTGCATTTCCTTGATATTTTAAAACTTGTTTAATCATTATCCACCGCCACCTACATTTTTATTATAACCAAACTCTTGGCTTTTAAAGAAATCTATATAATATTTTTCTAACTCATTAAGTTGTTCTTTTTCACAATAAATAATAACTTCAATTGTCCAATTCCAAAATCCTGTTTTCCAAATTTCGTGATGAACCGCTTGGTCTGCGATTGTTTTAATTCCAATAGAACTTTTAAAGTGGTCAGCAATTCGCTTTTTCACATTGGTACTTTTACCAATATAACATTTACCACTGTTTATATTAGTGATTTTATAAATGCCAGGTTTATCCTCTATGCTTGCCCGCTTGAAAGTTCCGTCTATATAAGGTTTAACATATTCAGCCCAAACGAGTTTATTGATAATATCAGGATGTTGAACTTTTTGTGATACGGTAGTAATTAAGAAGTTAATATCATCTTTATATTCATCAGGAACTTGTATTGTATAAAATAGCCGCTCCTGTTGGTCTTTTTCATATTGTTTTAATGGTTCAAGTAGAGCTTCAAATCTTTGTTGCTGATATAGAGTATCTGCAAGAATATTATCTTGGCTTTTCTTCGCGGCCTCAATATTATCAGCTACTTCTTGTTTAAATTTATTCTCTTTTTCTAATTCTTCTTGTTCAAGTTTAATATATTGATTTTTTAAATTGTCTTCTTTTTCTCGCCACAATCGTTCAAAATCTGTATCCATTTCGGACTGCCGCGTATTCTTTTGATGCTCAAAATATACATTTAAATCCTCTGTTTTTTTATTTAATTCTTCTCGGTATTTATTTTGAACGGTAAGGATTTTATCTTGATAATCTTCAATTAAATTGCGTTGATTAAGAATATTTCTTTCTAAATCTATTTTTTGATTAAGTAATTTATCAATGGTTATTTTCGCGGCATTAATTTCATCATTATATTTTTTTAATTCTTGGTTATTTATAAAAACTTTTTTCCCAAGTTTTATCCCAAGTATTATTATAACAAATATTAATATTCCAATAATTCCATATAACATCTACATCACAACCACTCCTTTACTTTATAATTAATTATAACATAGGTTTTTGAAAAAGTCAAGTATTAAAAAGAAAAGAGCAGGCATTAAGCCTGCTCATTTTTATATTTCCACTTATATCCACCACAAGTTTTCTTTACACCACGACAAACTCCACTTATATTTTGTGCATATAAACCAGTTTGTCTCGCGGCTTCGCTTGCACTAATATATTCTGCTATAACATTATCTTCTAAATCATATTGAATTACTTTTTTACCAGAAGGCCCACTTTTCTTTTTAACAAAAGGTTTTATAACAATTGTATCATCATTTTTCGTTTTAAATTGGTAACCTTTTGCAGTAGGACGTCGTTGTTGAATTACCGCATTTATTAAAGAAGGTTCGCATTTTAACTCTCTTGCCGCGGCACTCATAGATGGGAAATCTTTTATGTAATTTCCATTTAAATCATACATTTCAATTTGTCTGTTACAAATAGTATGAATAGGACGTTTCCCTCCAGAAGTTTCATTATAACCGTTAAAATAACTATCATAATAATTAATCCAATAGATTTCTTTTTCATCTAACAACTCTTCACTACATTCTTCAAGAATTGAAAAAGTAAAATTATCAATTCCATATTTACTTATCGCTCTATGAATAGCACAATCATCGTATCGTGCTTTATGTTGCCGCCATCTTTGATATATGTCTATCGCTTGGCCAATATAATCTTTATTATTAAGATTATTATGAATGCGATATATTCCACAAATAATATCTCGCATATTCTTAACTCCTTCAACTCCAAAATAAAAAAGATAAAGGAAGCGGGAGTTGAACGCTTATCAGAAAGGTAGCTAATCTTTCCTATCCTTTATCTTAATATATCATAAATTTTAGAAAAAGTCAAATATTAACCACATTTACTCCATCCACAACTACTACAAATAACACAACCACCTTCTCTGCGAATGGGTTCGCCGCATTCAGGACATTTTTCATTCGTTTCAATTTCAATAGCTTTTTTACTTTTTACAATATTTTTTTGAGGTTTTTCTTCTTCTCCATAATAAAAAGCCTGTAAAGTTTTAGCCATAATATCTGGACAAGATAAACCATCTACAGCTTTACTAGTTTTTGCACAAGCTGGGCAATAAATACCTTTTAATTGGTCAATAATTTCAGTTACTTTTACGCCAGAACGAAGGCCAACAGAAATTAATCTATTTACTGCCGCAGTATTAGCTTTACAAATACCGCCTTTACTACTTTCAATAAAAGTTTCAACTAAATTACCTTCATCGTCGCAATTAACAGTAATATATAAAGTTCCACAAGCACAATGACGGCAATATGTATTACCGTGTGTAGTTCCTAACGTTTTACGCGATACTGGAGTAATAGAATCAAAAATTACTGGAAAATCTTCTGGGTGAATTTCTTTTACTGAATCTTTTTTTTCGGTAGTTAGTATTCCTGCACGACGACAATTATTTCTAAAAACGGTAATACCTTTTAAACCTTTTTCCCACGCTTCCATATAAATATTCATAATATCTTCTACGGTTGCTGTTTCAGGAAGATTAACAGTTGAAGAAATTGAAGCGTCAATATACTTTTGCCAGGTGGCTTGCATATCTATTCTTTGATGATAATTTAATTCTCCTGCTGTAATAAAATAGTCTGGAAGCTGACTGTCATCTGAAAGGTGATGTTCTTCAATATATTTTTTTACAATAGGCGTGTAAACTTTATACTCAACATCTTTACCATAAAGACTTTCAGTTTTACGAGTATAATAATTTGCAAAAATTGGTTCAATGCCGCCACTAATTCCTAACATAGTGCTTAATGTACCAGTTGGTGCAATTGTTAGTAATTGACTATTAGCTAAACCATTTCTTGCGATAATTGCACGAACTTTATCATCTAAATTATCAAAAAAGAAGTCTGATTGATTTAATTTATGAAAATCATATCTAGGGAAAGTTCCTTTTTGTGCGGCTAAATTACAAGAAGCGTAGGCTGCAAAATTTAATATATCATGAGCAATAGTGCCGCATAATTCAAGAGATTCTGGGCTGCCATAGCGAATGCCCATTTTGATTAGCATATCTGCAATTCCCATCACTCCTAAACCAATTTGTCGCCAATTTTTAACACTTTCTTGCTGCTCTATTAATGGATGTAAAGGAAGTCCTTCGTCCAAAACATCATTTAAAGCTTCTACTGCAATATATACTGTTTCTGCTAAATCGTCAAAATCAAAATAAATTGAACCAGCAGGGCTTGTTTTTACAAATTCGGCTAAATTGATAGAACCAAGTAAACAACTCCCTCCCGCGGGAAGCGGTTCTTCAGCACATGGATTAGTCCCGGCATATTCAAAATCTTCAAAACCAGAAAGTAGATTATGATTGCTTATTCTATTCCAAAATAACATACCTGGTTCGCCCATGTCCCAGTTATTATAAGCCATCTTTTTAAATAATTCGTAAGCATCAATGGTTTTATTAATAACTTCTCCAGTTTCTTCTCTTGTAAAAGATAAGGTATATGATTGATGATTTTTTGCCGCTTGCATAAAATCATCAAAAATTTTAATAGAAGTATTAGCTTTTGTAACTCTATTTAAATCACTTTTAATATTGATAAAATCTTCAATATCTGGGTGGTTACAATTCATAGATAACATAAGAGCTCCACGTCTACCATTTTGACTAATAAGCCCTGTAACCATAGAATATAAATCCATAAATGATACTGCTCCGGAACTTTCTTTAGCTGCGTTACGAACTTTTGCTCCTTTAGGAGCAAGTTTTGACAAATCTACTCCAACTCCGCCGCCATATGAATAAGTTCTTGCGAGGCTTTTTGCACAATCAAAAATAGATTCAAGATTATCTTCTGGAGGAGAAACTACATAACAATTAGAATATGTAATTTTTGCTGAATCCGCAAGGCCACGATTTGCTAAAATTCGCCCACCAAATAAAAATTTCTTATTACGAATTATTTCTTTAATATTTTCTTTATTACCACTTACTCTATTTAACCAAGCTTCAAAATTTTCTCCATTATGTTGATATTTTCTTTCCCAAATAGAAATACCAATTTCATTATCTTTACCAAGCCATTCTTGAATAGTCATACAATTCCTCCTGTAGCAAAATGCATTCCACAATATGGACAAGTATCATTTGTTATAGCCCAATTATAATTATTATCAAAATGAGGGCATTTTGATTGATTAGCAATTATCTGCTTTTTGATTTCAAAAACTTTATCAGAACGTTCCATTGTTGCCAATGCCATACGTAATTCGCGTTCTAATTTTTCGTGAGTAGCAATAATATCATCTATCATATACGCCATCTCCCTTCTTTTGCTATTTTATTAAAAGATTGGTCAAATAAATCTTTTGCAGAAGGATGGAATTTTAATAATAATTTCTTTTCTTCTGCACAAAAATTATTTTTCTTTATTTTATCAATTTTACTATTTAAACTATAATCTTTTTTTCTTTCATAGCTTATATTAAAAACACTTTCAACAAGTTGAGAAAGATTCATAAGCGGATTTTTAAAACCTAAATTTGGTTCTTCAAACTTTATTTTAATCATTATACCGCAACTCCAAAAAGAAAATAAAAGATTAAGTTTATAAATAAAATCTCGAAAATATAACATTTGAGTAGGCCAAGAGCCTCCTAAAACTATATAAACATTAGAACTTTGAGTAATATCTGCAAGAAATTGCTTTTTATATTTCTTTAACATATAATAAACTTCATCTAATGGAATATTTAAATCTAAAATAATTTCATTCACCCGTGAAAATTTTTGAAATGAACGTAAAGTAAAATATTCTGTTAAAGTATGACAAATAATTGGGTGTATTCTAACAATGCTCGCGGGAGACCGCTCAGAAATTTTAGTTAAAGTTTCTTGCCAGTCATCGTAAAAGAAATCTCTATCATATAGATAAACTCTTTTTCGTGGTAAGATTGCGGGAAGAGGAAGTTTATTATCTCCAGCATAATTGCGATAATAAGTATCATCTAATACGTGGGAAATAACTCTTGCCTTTACTCCATCGTTATATTTCTGTTTTAAAAACTCTTTATATATAAATGGCTTTGGGATAGTGTAATCAATAATTTCTTCTTCAAAGGGAATATACACTCCGTTTGTAAATGCTGTCCCGCCATAAAAAACATTTTTCGCCCGCAAATAATGCTCGGGTATTTGAGGATTTTTATTTAGTTCGCTAAAAAAGTAAATTTTGTCGCAGCTACTTAACTCTTGATCTTCAAGAGTTAGTAGCCGGCAAAATTGGTTTTTTTCAATTTTATAATAAGTAGCAAGTTTCATAATTTCAATATTAGGAATTAGAACGGAGTTTTTATTAGATACACACCAATCATAGTCTAGTAAGCCTATCATCAGGCATCAACCTCCGCTCGTTCATACTGAAATGTTAATTCACCATCTTTTGAAACGTTTGTAATCTTTGAGATAATTGGATATAAGGAGTTCTTCTTTTTGCGTGGAATGAACGCGTCTCCCCTCCTTATGCCCTGCACCATAAGCATTGTCCCTCGCGAGAACCAACTCTTCTCTAAAACCTTTTTGTGGCCATCTTCACCTTTTTGCGAAATTTGCTTATCATAAATCGCATATTGATTTTTATAAATCTTAACTTGAACAACGCCAGTTGGAGTTAGAAGTGAAATACTATTCTTTAACTTATTCTTATCAATTACGGTTCCAATAAGTTTATGAAGTTTGAAAATCTTCACTTCTTGTCCGTTAGAACCTGGGAAACTATATTCCACTTCCGGCTCTTCATTTAATTCAAAGAAGTCATCATAATTTGAAGCTGCGGCCGCGAGCTCGTGTTCGTGATAGTAGAATGAAATACTATCCATTTCCCACTTGCTAATATTACCCTTACCATATTTTTCAGCCACTTCATTAAATAGAGAATTATTTAACTTATCTAGCATAACTTCTTTATTATCTTTTAAATACTGACGCATTGGCTCCATAGCCTTCTTATAAAGATTATCCCAAGTTTTTTGAAGTATATATTCTCCATCTTCAATAAGATCTACATCAAAATGCTCACTAATAAAATCAACCGCGTTAGGGACTAAATGATACTTTAATCCACTTTTACAAGTCTTTAGATATTTATTGAAAGAAAATAACTTCGCATAAAATTCCATTTCTTCGGGAATTAAATCTTTATTAATTAACATTTGCATATTCTGTAAAGTTAATCTTTGCTTTTGGTCTGCGATACTTAATAGATAATTATTCATTATCTCTTCTCGCGGCTTACCTTCAACTGCGTCAAATGCACCAGATTTTATTAGATTAATTGTTTGTAATTTATTAGTTCTATTTTTAACCATAAAATCATTAAAAGATTCGTAAGGTCTATTACTCATAATCAATCTAATCACATCATTTGAAATTCGTGTAATACCACGAAGTCCATATGTTATACTATTTTGTTCTACATTTGGTGCGAATGTAAAACTTGAAGTATTTATATCAGGGGGAAGAATATTAATACCGTAAGATTTGAAACGACCAATTGCTCGGGCAGTTTTACCATAATCAACGGTTTTCTTTACTCGCTTAACCTTTTCTTTTGGCCCGACTTTTACTTCTTCATCTTCATCGTCGTCATCATCTTCAATTTCAATTTCTTCCATTACTTCTTCGATGTTTTCCGCAACTTCATCTTGGTCTATATCTTCGGGATTTTCACCATCATCTACGCCTGCACTATCAACAATTAGATTTGCTGTATTCCAGAATATAATTGGATAATTACAAGCTAAATTCATATTTTGAAGTCCAACAATACTATAAGCTAATGTGTGGCTTAGATTAAATGAATAACCGCGCTGAGTATTAACTAGAACATTCCAAAAATAATTACAAAGTTTATTATCAAGATCTTTATCTTTTACTGTATCAAAATACTTTTTAGATAACTGTTCATAAAGTTTTGGGTCTTTCTTTGCAATTGATTTACGAAGCATATCACTATCTTTCAAGCTCCAACCACCAAGTTGAGGGTCTTGAATCATAGACATAATATCTTCTTGCGAAGCACAAATACCATACTCATAATCAAGATATTTATGAAGAAGTTGCTTCTGCTCGTTTGTTAATCCATACTGATTCATTTCTTGTTCCCATAACATTGGATTTCTTTTAAAACGAGCATACTTTTCAAGAGGCTGTTCCGCACCTTTTTCACTTGCCATTAGTCGCATAATAGAGTTTAAGGCTGCCATTTCTTCAACAGAAGTTGGTTTTGCTAGTGAAATGCCTTGAATACCCTGCGGAGTATCAAACTGGAATACACTTAGAATTTCATTATTCGCAAGCATTTCCCACATCTTAGGATTATCTCTATCTAAGTTATAAACTCCAATCGCGGCCTCATATGTTTCTCTTAAACTATCCTTCTTTTCAATATATCCATACTGGACAAGTAAGTCTAAGCAGGTTCTCATACGAGTTAAGTTTAAAGTCGCAAGTAAGTCAATCTTAACATTGCTTACTTCCTCAGATTCGTGAAGGTCCCACGCAGTTACCCATTCTCCGCTATTTAATTTAATAAGAGAATTAGTTTCTGTAATATCTTCATCTACAATGATAACTCCGCCAGCGTGGCAACCGCATCCGCACTGTAATCCCTCAATTTTTTGAGCTACTGCCCAAAGTTCTGGATACTTTGCCATTTCTTCTTGGAAAGTTCTATTTGGAGGAATATCATTTTCTGGATCACCATAGTAAGTTACCTTTAAAGAACGCTGAATACCACGGTCACTTTCAATTAACGCCGCAATTGCCTGAGCAGTATCTACATCAATTTCAAGGCCGCGTGCGGCTGTAAGAATTGCTGCTTTTGCCGCCTCTGTTCTTTCAGTTCCAACTCTTACGACATTTAATTCTCCATAATGACTTTGAAGTGCTTCAATAACCTTATTACGACGATTACTTTGGACATCACTATCAATCCTTGCTACCGTCGGTTTCCCGATATTTATTAGCGGAGTAGACTATACCATTACCGGTTCTCGGTAGTCATTGGTAGTCGTTGCGGCCTTTCCTTTTAAGGACTATGCCACAGGATTATCCAATCTTTACTCTTTTTACTATACCGTTGTGATTAGCAACGCCGCACTTCGCTTTCGCTAATGTTTAGTAAGTAAAGCTCTAAGGACTTTCCCTGTTATTCTGACTTTTTCATTACATCTTCCAATGTAATGGGACTGTTAAAACTTCTACTAGCAATATCATATTTTCTTTTTAAATAATAATTCGCGTTTTTATATAATCTTTTTTCTAGATAGCGGCTCTCTTTTGCGTTATATCTTAAACAATAAATACTTTTATCAGGAGTTAAATTATATGGAATTTTAAAATAATTTGCTATTTCTAATAAAAAATCTTTATTGCCACTAATTTGAAAACAAGGTAATCGTTTTAATAAAGAACCGTCACCATCTATATAACCGCGAATAAAATCATCTAAAAAAGGTATATTGGGTAAGCAAGAAATTATTTTACTTTTATGTTCTACCACACCAAGTTTTTCTAAATCTTCTACAATTTTATTATTACCAATTATAAGTCTGACATATTTGCTGCCAGGGTTATACCCCTCAGTAACAATATAATGTTTAATTTCTCCATTATATTTTAAAAAACTTTTAAATTTTTCTACCCATTCTAAATCTTTTTCTGAAACAGATAAACCAAAAGAGTTAGTATATTTTCTTGCTTTGCTAATATATCCATCACTATACATAACTCCTAACCAATAAGCTTTATCAGGGTTATCAATTATTTCAAAACAAGATTCGTCTATGGTATAATTTAAAAAGTTTCTTCTTGCTTCGGAAAAATTTCTTGTAGAAATTTCATTTCTATTTAATATATTTTTTATTGTTGTGGGAGAACAATTATACTTTTCGCCTAATGTTCTAAGACTATTACCATTTTTATATTCTTGAATAATTTCTTGTTCTTGCTCAAAAGTAAATTTACAACCTTTTCTTTTATTTTCTGACATATCACTCACCTCATATAACAAGTGATTATGCCTACCCAATTATACATCAATATCTACTGTTTGTAAAAATTTTGTTAATCCAAAATACTAGTTCTTTCTGGATTAAGGAATCTCCACGGAAACAAAGGCACTTTCTCAACCATTGGGTCTATCTGAATAATATCTAATAGATAATTTAGATAGAAACCAACACCAGAACCACGACCGGGGCCAACTAATGTATCGCCTTCATCCCACGCAATCTTTAAATAATCTGCCACCTGTAAGAAATACTTTGACCAAACAATATCTTGTTTCTTTGAAGCATTCCATACAGTTTCTAACTCAATCGTCATTCGTGCGATACGTTCATCAGTCCAATAATAGTTTTCATTACTATTACATTTATCAATAATTCTACGGATGAAAACTCTATCTGCGGCTTCGTGAGAATTAATAAAATTATACCAAATATCAGGTAGAGGTCTATCTACTATAATTGGCAACGCTGAAATGCGAGCATCTTGCCTACTTGGAAGATAAGGAAGCTTAAATGGTTTTCTCAAATCATATTGCTCAATTCGTTCACCAATTAACTTTGTGTTTTCCATTAATTGATTAACAATCTCAGCACCATTATATTTATCCATATAACCGTGAAGTTCTTTCGCACTCATCATATAAGTTGTTGCGTAAAATTCATCAACTTCGCGGTCGCCATCTTTTGAATTTAGATATGCTTTATGAAAACGTCTATCTTCTTTTGTTAAATAATGGCTATCAGTGGTTACAATTGCGGGAATACCTAATTCTTCCGAAAACTTTAATAACCACTTATTTACATAAATTTGTTCATTATTATCAGAAGGTTGAAGTTCAAGAAAGAAATTTTCTTTACCAAAAATACTTTGTAAATACTCACACCAACTTTTTAGTTTAATTAATTCTTCTTCAAAAAGTTCTTCATCTTTCTCAAACTTACTAGCCTTTAAAATTGTTTTTCCAAAATATCCACCAATACAAGCTGTGCTTGCGATTACGTGTCCTGGATTTCCACCAATAATATCTTCTAAATCAGAATAATAAGTTGGCACACGACGCATACGACTTTTCATAAAACTTTGACCATATGCTCGTGTTGAAAGTTGACGAATCTGCTTATGCCCAATTTCATCTTTCGCAAGAAGAATAAAATGATAAAAACTATCCTTCTTACTATCATAATTATCATTATTTAATCCATTTCGGCAAAGATAAATCTCATTACCAAGAATAAGTTTAAATTTATCCCATCGCGGATCGTGATTTTCTTTTTTTCTTTGTTTGTCAACATACTTTAATGCTTTAATATGACTATTAACTGTTTCGTGTTCAGTTAAAGCTACACCATATAAACCTAAATCAAAAGCATATTGAATTAAATCTTCTATAACGTTTATAGAATCAACGAGACGCTGGTTGCTCGCACAGGTGTGGTTGTGTAAGCTATAATACACAAAATCACTTCCTTCTTTTATTCTATATTTATTATATCATAAACTTTAATAAAAGTCAATTAAAAATCATACTTATGCGGATCTTCCTGAGCATCATCTAAATCATAATCATCAATAAAAACTTGTGTAGTGGTTCTTCCCGCGAAAGTATTTAAATTAACTCGTCCATATACAGTAAGTGTTTTCATTCTATTACTAAAAACTTCTTCTGTAAAAGTAGCGTCCTTAAAACGCACATAATCAATATTATTAAAATTAATTTTCATACTATCTTTATTTGCACCCATCGCCATTACACTGGCAAGAGAAATATTTTTAATAACTACTTTAATTTCATCAATGTGATTACCAAAAAATTCAGGGTGCTCGGCTAAACTTTCAAGTAGTGGATTAATATTTTCACGCCCATCTAATATATAATCAACAGTATAGCATTTCACAAAAGCATTATCATCTAATTTTTCGTTACTATAAGAAAGTAATTTGTCCGCATTAAAACTATTAATTCCAAAGCCTGCGGCCGCATCGTGACCAGCCACATAATTAATTAAGCTACTTTCTTCAAGAAATTGCTTGAAACTAGGAAGGCCAGCAAAATTTCCGCTGCTGCGAATACTACCATTTATTTCATTATTGTCATTTCTGCGACCAATCATAACTGGTTTGTTATACTTATTAACAATAGCCATTGCTATCAATCCAGTTAATTCTGGCGGAATATTATCTTCTGGCTCTACTTCAACCAAAATAATATTATTACTTGCTAAATCATTCTTTTGAATTTTAAAATCAATTAAATCAATAGCTTTTTCTTTTAACTTATCTTGGCGAGCCTTTGCGTTCTTACCAACTCTCGCGGTTTGTTCTGCCGCGGTTTCGGTATCTCCTGGCTTTGCCCCACGCTTTGTGCTTGGTAAAATCCTATCTGGTTCAATAAAACAATAAAACATTGCTTCTTTTTCTTTCATAGAACCGACGCGAGTAAGGGCGTTAATAAGAGGAGCAATATAAAAAGCAATATCAATTGGAGTTAATCCATACCAAGGATATGTTGCTTTTTCTTTTAAAGAATACGATTGAGCTTCAAGTAAAGTTTGGAAACCTTTATTTTTAATATTTTTTAAACCACGAAGCATTAGATAGTTTGTTTCAGAAGTTGTTCTATCCATAACATCAGCTATTTCTCCAAGAGCGACTAAATCCATATATTCTTGGGCTTGCTTAATACCTAAAATTTCATCTAGCACTTCACAAAATTTATAAACTACACCAGCCCCGCATAGTGATTTATTTGAATACATTGGAGATAGTTGATTATTAACAACTATGGTGTTTGGAGAAGTAGAAATAATTGGGTTTCCATCTAGGTCGTATTGCTGTTCGTGATGGTCTAACACTAAACAACTAATATTTAAATCCGCTAATCGTTCATGTTCTTCAATATCATAACTCGCAGAATCAGGGCAAATAACTAAATCAACCTCATTTAATGTTTCTAGCCAATCAATTTTATCATCCAGACCGTGTTGCTTATGCTCGTGCAAAGTAAAATTTAAATCTGCGTTAGGGAAAATATGTTTGACATAAAGCCATAAAATACTCGCACTAGTAAATCCATCCGTATCGCTGTCCACAATAATCATAATCTTACTATTTTTTCTTAAATGTCTTAACAACATTTCTGCCGCGAGATCAATATTTTCAAGGCCATAAGGGTCTAATTCACATTCTGATGTAGGATGTAAAAAAGTTTCAATATCTTGAACACCACGATCTATTAAAATTTCTGATAACGCTTTTTCTGGATTTGTAGTATATTGTTTTCTTAATCTATAATTCATAGGCTATTACTCCTTTATTTTTCTTATTTTATTTTTTATATAATTAGCATGAGTTTCAGGTCTTGCAAGATTATCTACAAATAATTGAGGGGCACACAATGATGTCTGAATAATTACATCTTGTTTTCTTTTATAGTTTTCTTCTACTCCAATAATTATTCTATCTTGCCAATTTGATGGAAATCTATTTTGCATGCGAACTATATTACGACCTAACTCATACATACAAATTGGTTGGTCAGAGTTACTTTCACAAAAATACATACTAAAAATTTCCATTTGCTCCAATCTTTCAAATTCCCAAGATATTTGCTTAAAAGATGCGGATTTATCATTTATATCAAAATTTATTTGACGAGGATTAAAAATAGAAACATCTTCAAATTCTAATTCTTTTATTACTTCATTTTGCCAATTTTTACAATTAGTAATGCCACCCGCCAAAAATAGAGAAATAAATTTTGGTTTTTCAATACTTGGGGCAGTAATAATTTGTACCATATAGTTACCTCACTCTAATTCTATTTTTATAAAGTTCTTCAAATACTTCCTTGCCTCTATCAAAGGGAGAATCTTTTTCATTAAGTAGATTATCAAAATCCCAAATATAAGAGAAAGAAGCTTGATTAGAATATTTTTTACACATATGTTCTATTTTATCTCGGTATTTCTGAGCTTTTTCTGTTCGCCAATCAGTATATTCTTTATCCAAAGCAACAATAATTTCATTTGCTCCTAATATATCTGTTAATAAACTAATATGATATTTATTAAATGTAGAACCACAACAAGCAACACAATTGCTCCATTCACCATAATAACCATCATCTAATAGAACAGATTTTTCAGCTTCGGCTATAATCGCGCATCTACGTTTAGAAATGGCTTTCTGATGCTCATAAATACCATATAGATTAAATTGTAAGGGATGGGTATATAAAATTTTCCCAATTTGAATTGGACGATATTTTCCATATTCTTCTATTTCTTTTTTCTCTAAGGCACGGCCGCGAATACCAATTAACCGACCTTCAATATCAAAATGTGGAATAATAATTTTATTTTGTCCAAGAGAAAATTTAATTTTAAATTTATCCATAGCTTCTTTGGTTATCCCATCCTTTAACCAAAGAGGATGATAATATTTTGTAAAATAATCTAATACTACTGGTGAATATTCATCTAATACTGGAATATTCGCAGTATATTTATATTTTTCAATATCATTTTCAAAACTGGAATTTGCTCGCTTCGTAGTAACTATAATATGTTTTAAAAATTGTTTAACATAATTTTCTGCTTCTTCTAGCGTAATTGGATATTGATTTAACGCCATATATTTGCGGTATAATTCAAATATTGACATTGCTTCATCACATTCTGTATAGCATCTAAAAATTTTATTATTTTGATACCAATACAGTTTCATCGACTCCGCTTCGTGAATTGGATTATGACAAATTGTAGGGCAAACTAGATACTGTTTTTCTTCATTAACATCTATTTGCTCTACTCCTAAACTTTCTAAAAAGTTTTTAACATCTATTAGAGTAATTGAATCAATTATATCTTTAGTATTTAAAGTTGCTAAATAAGCATCTCTATCAGCTTCATTAAAATTTGTCATTCTTTTGAATCCCTTTCAAAATAATTTCTCCAATTTATAATTTCTTCGCGGGCGGATGAAAACAGATCAATGTACGGTTCTCTAATTGGCTCATTTTCCGCGGTTGTCATAAACAAATCTTCACGCTCACCAGTTCCTAAATGGAGTCTTATCCAAATTCTAACATTTTTATAACCACCACGACGATTTTTATATATATCTAAAACGTGAGTTGGACGAAATCTTTCATCTTCAACATATTTAGAATCTAGTAAACCTTCTCTCGCGGCTTTACGCCATTCAATCATATAGGTATTAAGATTCTTTTCTGAAACTCTTGACATAACCATACCAACATCAGCTTTATCTGCAACAGCTTTACTGCCACGAATACTAGTTTCATTTTTAAACTCTCCGTCGTCAGACATACCCAAAGCATTAACTTGTGTTGCTGACATAATAAAGATTTTATAATCCTTTGCTAATTGTTTTAGTTGGTTAGCCATCATCATTAGAATAACATCCTCTCGGACATTATTTTTTGCGAACTGCCCAAACATACTCGCGGTTGAATGTATATAGTCAAATGCGACATACTTAACTTCGTCAATTGTCGCATATTTCTTAATTGTTGCTTCAACATTAACTAGATTTGGGTCACTAATTTCTTCAATTATAAAATAACCTTTATACATTTGAAGAATTGTTCCTGCAAAACGAACTCTGTCTATTTCACCACCGTCATATTTACCAGTAAGAATATGAGATTCATTTACCCCTGATAAATAAGCAAGCATAATAGTTTGAAGTTCTTCTTTATCCATCTCTGTTACAATAAACAAAACTTTACGAGGTTGCCGCGGATTTCCATCTTCATCTATCTCTCTAATAAAAGTCCCTTTTTCGTGAGAATACCTTATTGGGTATGCTAAATGACAAGCATCAAATACAGCTGTTCTTGTTTTACCAGCGCCAGAACTTGCTGTCTTTAAATAAAAACAGCCCTGTCTCGCGCCACGAACTGCTGTGCTTAAAAACTTGCCTTCTAAACTTGGCCCAATATTCGGAAGTTTTTGTAATTCATCAATAAGTTCAAAAATTCCTTCTGATGGGTCTCCATTCATTGACCCTCCTTGTAAAAACTCATTGCGAATTATATTATATTTTCCTTCAACAGAATTTAATATATCTTCAATTGACGCGCCGTCAAAACGCTCTTGAATTTCAGCTTCTTCAATTGGACTTACATCACTTTTATCATCTACATAAAATTCGCTAACGTCATATCCTTCACTAATCAATCTTCTTAATAAAGAATATTTTTTTAATCTTGTATAGTAAACTTTGAAATTTGCTAATTCTGCAAACTCAAAACAAGCTTTTAAAAAATCAAGACCACCATCATTATTATAAATCGCCGCACTATTAATATGTTTCTCTATTTCTTGATCTACTTCAATTGGTGTTAATTTAGTTGCTCCTTCGTTATATAACCTTTGAATACTTATAAAACAAATTCGTGCGACTTTATTTGTGTTATCAAAGTCAAGAGGATGTATGTCGGGATACTCTAAAAATAAAAGAGGATTTTTCATCAAACACCCTATAATTTGACGATATGCCATTTTGTCTGATAAAGTCACAACTAAATCTCTCCTTAATCATCCAGCCATTCATCTGGATCATAATTTACTTTCTTTTTCCCACCAACATTTTCTTTAATTGGAACAATATGCTCATGCACTTCAGTTTGAAGTGCGGCCGCAAGATTTAAACTTTTATGATTTTGCTGTCGCTTATAACGCATCATTTCATCAACCATAGTTGGATTAACTAAATAAATTGTTTCAACTTTTTTTGGCTTTTTAAGAACATTATAAATATAATCTAAACAATTTACAATTGTTTCATCAGTATATCCATAAGTATCTATTAAACGCTTACGCTCAGCCCAAATCCTTGGGCCAGGAGTTTTAATTCCAAAAATAGAACAAACTTTATTAGAAAAATTTTCTTGTGCCATTTTTTCATCATAGCACTTTTTACAATACCAATAAGAAGTTTTCGAGCGAGGACTGGCGTAATTTACCATATCTTCATTTCTAAAAACTTCTTTACAAACATGACATTTATGAGTTGGACGAATTGCCATATAAACACCTTCCTATACTTTTACTATATTAAGTATAGCACAGTTTTTAAAAAAAGTCAAGTGAAGTTATGCTTCAGCATAACTCCACTTATAACCGTATGCAGTTTTTAATTTCCCGCGACAAGCTTTTGTAATAGAAGAACTTCCTTGCTCTTTGCCGATAAATAAAGAAGCTTCTTTAGCTGAATTATGTGACATTATAAACTTGCCTTTTAAATCGTATTGATTTATTTGTCTTTTTTTATAATCTTTTTTACTCTGATTTTTTTGAACTTTTTCTCCAATTTCTATACTATCATTAGTATATTTCCAAAGAAAATTGGCGCACGAAAAAAGTTCTCCTCTTGCGGCCTGTTCAATTGTGCAAGCACTGACGTTTAGTTGCCGGCTGGCTTCTGCACAAGAATTATATATTTTAATTAATTTACCGTTTAAATCATATTGTTCTACTTGTTTTTCTCGTTTAGATTTAGGAATCTCGTTTATAAGTTCTTGGATAGCTTTTGGTTCATCTGCGTGGCACCAAATATAGCCAAATCCTGTATGCAAATGATGATTACAAACTTGTCGAATAATACTGGAAGAACCACCAATTATTCTTGCGGCTTCATCTACACAGGAATATGTGGCAATTAACATACCTGACAAATCATATTGTAAAACTTCTTTTTTCTTACAGACTAAAGATTGGCCTCTTTTTCTTATTTCTTCTTGCGAAATACCCAAAATTCTAAAACCATTTGTAACAGTTGCTTTACTGCAATTTAACTTATCCGCAATTTCGGCGCGCGTAAAACCTGCATCCCATAATTTTGCAATATCAGAGTTTAAAATTTTTTTGTTTCCTTGTCCGCCCCGTGTAGAATTATAACCTGGCCCTAAGAAAGTGTTATATTCAGAAATCCAAAATACTTCTCTTTCATCTAAATTTTCATCCGGGCATTCTTCGATTATTTTTACATCAAAATTTTCAAACCCATACTTGTGCATTGCTCTCACAAAATAAACATTTGGTTTTAGATATTTTGCTTCATTTTTATGCCCTCTCATTCTCGCGGCTAAAGTTAAAGAAGTTTGGCCTACATATTGTAGGCCATTAATTTTATTTGTCATTAAATAAATAATTCCCATTTTTTTTCACTCCTAATTACTTTCTCACTCATAAAATTAGTAGTGATATAAAAGGTAAATTATTTAATTTTATTCCAAATTTTTCATTTCATCTATAAAAAGTTCAACAAGATCTTGTTGTGACATTACAGCCCCACTAATTTTAAAATCCTCTGAACCAAAAATTCGACGAACAATATCTTTCATAATTCTTAATCGTTGCTCTTTATCTTCATCTGTTTTTCCATCATTTAAATAAGAAATCCAAATATCTCTTGCTTCTTGCATAACATCCGTAAATGAACGAGATTTAATTTGAACAGTCTCTGCGTGTTCTGTTACTTGTGCGCCATCTTTTTCTACTGAGTCATCAATTGCTTGTCCTATTGCATCTACTAATTCTTGATATCCAAATTTAATTTTAGGAGCTAGATAACGATACCTAGAACCAGCAAAAATAGTTGGGGTAGAACGAGTATATAAATATCTAACACTTTCACCAGTGACAGGATCAAATTCTACTCCAATATAGCCGATAATATCAACAAGAGCGTCTATAATTTCTCGCATTTGACGCGGGCCATCTGGTTCAACTCTTGAAATCGCATTTCCTTCTTCGTCCCGAAATTCTGTGGGTTTTTCTTTTTCGTGGCAAATAAGAATAATTCCAAAACCTAGCATTGTAATTTCGCGCAACGATTCTGAAAATTCATTTTTTACCATGCCCCAACCCTGCCCCCAGGGTATCGACCTTATATCATCCGCGCCCTCTCTCTGTAAAATATATTTTTCACAAAGACCATAAGCCCAAGTTGCTGTATCAATAACAATAGTATCATACATCTCTCTGGCTTGGGGTTTCCGCAACTGAGAAAGTACCTTTTTGAAATCTGACCATTTTGGAATAGGCACATATCTTTGCCCGCTTAAAGCATTAAGACCTAATTCAAAAGCACAAGTTAATGTTCGAGGAGCTTGAACTGCAAAAGAAGTTTTGCCGATTTTACTAGAACCATAAATAAGTAAATACTTTCCCTTAAGCGACTTGTCTATAACACTTGGACTTAAATTAAAAATATCTATATCAGCCATAACTTAGCCCTCCTTTAAAATATAGTTGGGAATTTATTATTCCCAACTATACTTCTTATCAGAGGCAGCTGCCTTCGCAGGAGAGCCCTTCTTAGCATCAATCTGCATCTGCTCTAGACGAGCCTTACGCTCATTAAATGCTTTCTTAATTTCTGTAGCATCATAAGCAAAATCGTCATCAAATGGCTCATCAGAACCACGAGTGATAATTAGCTCACGAACCATACGAGTGGAAGTTTCTGGTAGCTCTTCACCCCAAGAACTTTCGTTGGCAGAACGCTTCTCTTCCTGAGAAGTTACACGAATACGACCGCCAACATTAACAGTCTTATTCTCTTCCCAATTACGAGAAATATAATTAACGGCGTCAGAACCTTCAACGATAAATTCAATTACGTCAAGTCTACCCAGATACTGAACAACAGCACCCTTAATAACTAGACGGCCAGTAGGCTCACCTTCACGATCCATCTCCTCGTGCATATCCATAATGAAGATGTCCATATTAAAGGAAGCAATATCAGAAGTCTTACCTTCGTTTAGGAAGGAAGTGTTAATCTGCCAACCATTAATTAGCTGACCATTACGAGATACGAAGTTGTTTTCGCGAATATTCGCACTAGTCATACGAACAACGGTAGCTTCAGCTTCGCCATAATCTTGAACAGTCTTCATTTTCTTCATTTCCTGAATATTCTTATAACCAGGATGCGGCTTATTCTGGGAAGTATATTGAGTCGCAAAAATGCTTACTGGAATTTCACTGGTTTCCTCACGGCCACCATAGGTTTGAGTGACCCGAACTGTAAAATTACAGCTCTCATAAGTCTGACCAGTAGAAGTCTTACCTTCACGGAAAGTTGTATCTAGTAGCTTACCAACAATATTTACCTTATTTGTTGCTTGTTCCATAATATTCTTGCTCATATTTTTTACCTCATTTATTTATTTTGTATATTTATTTTAACATAAATTTAATAATTTATCAAGATAAAAGAGCGGCCCCGAGCGGGGACCGCTCCAATCTATTTAATTAGGCGTTCTCTTTTGCGGCCTTAGCAGCGGCACGCTCAGCAGCCTTACGCTCCTTCTCGGCAGCCTTAGCAGCCTGCTTAGCCTCTTCCTCAGCTACTGGGTCATAAGCTAGACCAGTCTCAGTTAGAGTCTCGTGACGAATAGTCTTAACCTTTGCCTTGCGAGTATCGGTGGCGGGCTCTACCTCAACCTCTTCTAGACGCTCAACAACATAGCCCTTCTTTACTAGGCCATTAATAGAACCAGTAACGGCGGGAACTGAAATATTTAGAGTCTCTGCGATCTCCTGCTTGGTAAACTCCTGGCCAAAATGCTTCTTTAGATAATTTAGAACTAGTTCACTATTTGGGGTAATCATAATACATCAATCTCCTTTTAATACGTTTGTTAATAGTTTTTTAAAGCGGCAAGGACTTTCTTTTCTCCTTTTCCTCTTTATGTAAATATTATAACAGATTTTTAGGTGAAAGTCAAATGTTAAATAATTTTTTCTTGCTAAAAGTTCAAGCTCGGTATTTTCCTTTCCCTTTTCTGTAATTATATTATATTACAATTTTCTATAAAAGTCAAATATTAATTATTCCTGATTATCTGATTCTTTAATATTAAATAGTTCAACTGCGAGAGAAGGAATTTCATCTGCTTCAGTATTATTAATTCTATCTAACTTAGGAATAACATCTATCTTATAGCCATCTAAAGCCTTTTGTTCATTCTTAATACGAGCATCTAATTGATTAGTAATAATAATTGCACCGACAAGTAGTCGAGCAAAATCTGCCTTTACTAAATCTTCACCTGTGGTAAGTTTATCGTGAAGAGCCATATAATCATCACGCATAATCTGAGCAGTTTCCTGTTCTTTGGTTTCTCCTTTATCTTGATGACTATTCATAACTTGTTCCGCTAAATTAGCAACGCTTTTAGAAATCAAAGTAAATAATTCTATATATCTTTTATCCATACTAATTTCTCCATTACATAATTTCTATTTCAGATTCAACACCTCGTCCATCAATAATTCGTACACCACTAGTTACACGATTTTGAATTGGAATTGAATCTACATTTAATAGAACCGCTTTATTATTTGTTGTAATAAATATTTTCTCTTGAGATACTGGGACAGCAAAAACGGTAGCAAGATTTTCATCTTTTAAAGCCATAACTTGTGGACCTTTAATCGCACGACTTGTAGTATTGAAATCTTCTATTTTAGTAATCTTGCCTTTACCAGTTGTAGTAATGGTTAATAGACCACGATATTCAATATCTTTTTTAATTAAAGTCGCCGCACGAATGTATTCATCAGAAGTTAGCTTAATAGCTTTAACTCCCTTGGTTAATCTACCAGTGTCAGATATTTCATTAATTTCATAGAAATTATAATTACCACTACTACTTGCGATAAAAATCTTATCCTCATCACTCATAGATAGATAAACACCAATTAGTTGGTCATCAGCATCTAATTTCATCGCGGCAGTACCTTTCTTGGCTCTCATATTATATTCTCGTGTCGCAGTTTTTTTAATATAACCTTTCTTACTTATGGTTACTAAATTATGATATGAGTTGAAGGAAGTTGTATCTATTAGTAGCAGGACTTTTTCATTATCTTGCAGCATAATGAGTTCATAAATTGAATAGTCCTTTCCATAATCTAAATCTGCAAGAGAAAAGTTATACATTCTACCTGCATTAGTAAAAGCTGCTACTACACCAAGATTGGTTGTATATAAAGTATTAATTAAGTTCGCGTTCTTCGGCGGCTTAATATTTACTCCACGACGGCCACGCTTTCCACCTTGTAAATCCTCTTTTTTAACAAGACGAAGCATATTGTTATCAAATAACATAATACCAATTTCTTCTTCTTGAATTTGCTGTTCTTCTTCGTTATCGTTTTCTACAATATTTAAAATTTTTGTACGACGAGCATCTCCATATTTATCAGCAACTACCTGTAGTGTTTTTATTAATTCATTATTCAAAGCGGTAGTATCAGATAATAAGTGTTGATACTCCTTAATTTTTCTTTTAAGTTCTTCCAGTTCATCATTTAGCTTAATAGCATCTATTTTTGTTAATGAAGATAGCTTCATAGCAAGAATTGCTTTGGTTTGTTCTTCATTAAACTTAAAACGAGCAATTAACTTAGTTGACGCTTCTGCGGGATTTTGAGAAGAACGAATAATTGCTACGACTTCATCAATGGATGCAGCCGCGAGAATTAATCCTTCTACTACATTTTCACGAGCAAGAGCTTTATCTAAATCAAATTGAACCATATTACGCTTACATTCTCTAATATGAGTAATATAAGCATCACAGGCTTCACGCCAACCAAATACTTTTGGGAAACGGCCATTATCTAACAAAATCATATTTATGGCATACCAGTTCTCAAGACTAGTATCTTTATATAATTTTGCTATCATTTTCTTTGGGTTTGCTCCCTTAGATAAGTAAATGCGAATATCAGCTGTTTTCTTCGTATGGTCAACTACTCGTTCTATTCCATAACTTTCATTTTCATTTGTGAGCGCGGCTAGTTGGTCTATAATTGTATTGGTGAAAACACCATAAGGGAGTTCGGTAGCTTGAATCATATTTTGGTCTGGGAAATATTCTAACTTCGCCTTTAAACGAATAGATTCTCCCTTACCATTTTTTAAACTTTCTTTAACAGCCTTAGCATTGGTAATTGTTCCACCAGTTGCGAAATCTGGAGCACAATAAATTTCATTGAAACTTACGTCGGGATTTTGAATAATCTTAATTAATGCTTCATTAACTTCACGCAAGTTAAATTGTGGAACTGATGTAGCCATCGCAACAGCAATGCCAGAACAACCATTTACAATATTCCAATAACCAACAGAGGGAAATACAGAAGGTATCATTTCTGTATCATCATAATTAGAATACCATTGTTCTCCAATCGCGTTTTTCTTTAAACCAGCAAAGAAATAATCCGCCATTTCACCTGCGCGCATCTCAACATAGCGCGCGGCCGCATGACTATCAGGAGAAGATGGATTACCAAAGCTACCTTGAACATCCTCAATAGGATAACGATAAGACCAAGGTCTTGCCGCACGAATGAAAGTGTCATACATAGCAACATCACCATGAACGTAACTTTGGTTCATGGCTGCTGCTACGGACTTCTGTGCTTTTTGCATCTTGTCCTTATGAGTTAGTTTATTTGTGAATTGAGCATACAGTCCTTGACGCAAACCGATTTTGAGCATATCCCGAACATCGGGAATGGCACGTTCTTGCGCCACGGATGCTCCGTAGGTCAAGAAAGCATTTTCAATTTGTTTTTGAAAGTCAGTTTCGTAAATCAAATTGTTTTCACTTCCTTTTCTTCTTTATTATATTATATCATGATTTTGGAGAGAAGTCAAGCTTTTATTCATTGCTTTTTGCTATATTACTAGTTTTAGATTTAAATAATTCTTCATAGTTTATAATGATAAAATAATCTCTTTTATCTTCGGGTTCATAAAAATAATCATCTGGATTATCATCATAAGCAAATGTTGAAGCTACAATACTATACGGCCATCTATTAGCAAGCTCAAAATCATTATAAGTAATACTAGGAGGGTCACTAATTCCACAACAATCGACTTGAAGCTTACGAGGATAATTTTTAATAAAATTTAAAAATTCTTGTTTAGATACTTTTTTCTTAATTGGCTTAGCAGTATAAAAAAATTCTTGTGTTTTCATTATTTTCTCCTTAACTATTTTTTCATTTTAAATTATTTCTTCACAATACCAAGTGGCATCTTCCATTTTACGATATAACCAGTAAAGATGATAATCTTTTTTATTATCTTGTGTTAAAATATTATATACTCCAGAATATTTTTCAAAAAAGATTTTGAGAATTGGCTCTTGAATATTTTCCTGAATTTGCTCTTGAATTTCTTTAAACATAAAACCTCAACTATTTAAAATACTAAAATCAACGTTCTCAAATAGAAACTCACGCCGTGGATCAACATCATTACCCATAAGCATTTGTAAACTTTCAGCCGCGGCTTCTGCGTCGTGAATAGTTAATATTTCAAGACGACGTTCAGTTGGGTGAAGCATAGAGGCTTCCATATCATCTGCAGTGCATTCTCCCAAGCCTTTATAGCGACTTTGCTCCCAATTTTCTCTACCTTTAGAAAGTCGTTTTAATTCTTCATCTGTATAAGCATAAACTTTTTGATTTCCTTTACTTAAACGGTATAACGGAGCTCTTAGCCAACATAATCTACCTTCTTTAATAAATTCAGGCATTAACACATAAAACATCGTTGAAATTAAACACATTATATTATAACCATCCAGTTACTCTTTATGTTTCCATAAAGCTAGACTATATTTTACCTTTTACAAGGAATGCTCTTTCCCAATACGTATCAATAGTATCGGTACTCTACTAAACGTAGATAGTCGTTACAGGCTTCAAATATTAATCCATCTTTTCTCTCTTTTTTTATATAAAGGTAAATCTTTATAAGCGTTACCCCATAAAATTGCTTTTAAGGTTTGTAAAGCACATCTATCTTTATAATCTTCATAAATTTTATCGGCGGTTTCATTTACATATCGTGTTCGCATTGCAATAACTTCTTCATTGGTAAAAACTGCTCTATCTGATGATTCACCATTAGTTGCTTGATGTTTATAATATTCTTTATTTTCTGGAGTATAAACATCAGAATGTATACCTTTCCAAGTAGAACCATCCCAAATACGAGCAAAAGCCCCAAAAGCTATTTTATCTTTATAATTTTCATAAACATCTTTTCTTCTTAAATGTTTATTATATGCTTCACGAATATCATAAACATCTTCGTTTGTTAATTTAGTTCTACCATTGTTTTCACAATTAGAACATCCGCCGCCTTCGTTACAATTATAACCATTTCCACGATATGTATTATAAAGATTAATATAGTATTTTTCTTTTTCATCTAATTCATCTATTGAACATTCTTCAAGAACTTCAAATATAAAATTTTCTACTCCATATTTTTGAATTGCTATTTCAACTGGAATATCTTTTTTACATTTATGTTCTTTAAATCTTCGTTCAATATCATTAGACTGTCCAATATAGGTTTTCCCAGAGAGTTTATTTGTTATTTTATAAATTCCTATCATATTCTCACCTCATAAAATTAGTGAGAATGGATTAATATTTGATTCCCACGGTATTACCATATCCTTAAAGGACTTAGGCTCTCTTACCACCTTAACTTTTCAGTTTAGTTGACCGTTAGCCTACTTTATATGATATCCATCCTCATATAATATGTAGACCCTCCTGATAAAGAGTAAAGCATTTTACGCCAATTTAATAAATTTTAGCGTCTGCATCAACTGCAATAGCAACCTTACCATAATTTAATTTCTTGCTATTATACCGATTTTGAATACCACAGCCAAGAGCCATAATAATATCAGAAACTTCCTGATTTTCAAGGCATTCATCAAGTGGATGTTTTAACAGATTCTTTACCTTTCCGCGCACAGCGTATAAAGCTTCTGTATTAACATCACGTGCAGGCATAAGGCCGCCCAGAGCGGAATTACCCTCGCACACAATTAGCATAGAATCTTGTCCGTGCTTTTCACAGTCCTTAAATTTATCGGAAGAAGTAATCTTTTGTTTCTTGTGTTCCGACTCCTTCTTTTCCATATTAAGGACAGCATTACGAGCCTTTTCTGCTGCGGCTTCTGCCTTTTCAACTTTCTTTAACATTTCTACAATAGTGTTAAATTCACTATTATATTTAATGTTCATTTCTTTTAAGGCCGAAGTAAAGGCAGTTGTAGCAAGAGTGCGTAGAGAAGGATTATTAATTTTAGTTTTAGTCTGATTTGCAAATGAAGGATTTTCTACTTTACAATTAATTACATAAAATAAATTTTTCCGAATATTTTCTCCTTCAAAATTTTGTCCAGATAAACTATTAATAGTTTTTGTAATAGCGGTTTTCGCACCAGTCACTGGAGTTCCTAATTCAGGACAACGAAGACCATTTACGAAAACATAAGGAGTTTCACGCTTAGTTCCCCATTGAAAAGCAATTTCTACTGAATCGGTTCCATCAGAAGCAGAACCAGTAATAATATGTTTTTGTAATGGTTTCTGAACCATTTCTCTTACGAAATCTACAATACCTTCTTTGGCACAATATGTTTTTGTTTCGTCTCCACAAGATACAACAAAATCTATTCCAGGATAAAGATAAGAAATATCTTTTATATCAGAGCAAATACGCTCATAAGAATAGCCAATTTCACCATTAGAAAAAACTTCTGGGTCAGGCTTAAAACGAACATATGTTCCATCCTTATCCTTAGTTTTTCCTTCTTTATAAGTGATTAAATTACCTTTCTCAAAAAAAGCACAAGCACACTTACCATCACGATTACTTTGAACTTCAAATTTTTCAGAAGAAAGACAAGTGCAGCTTGCTCCTAAACCGTTAAGGCCACTGGAATTTTTATAAGCATTATGATTAAATTTACCACCTGTATGAGATTGTGTATAAACAGATACTAGCACGTTTTCCCCATTTTCGCGAATGCCGAAAGGAACGCCGCGGCCATAATCTCTTACTGCTACTGCGTTTTCTTTTTCATCAACTGTAATTTCAATTTTCTTTCCAAAGCCAGCAAGCGCTTCATCAGTGCTATTATTAATAATTTCCTTTAAAGCCTGATAGGTTCCTTCTATGTCATCCGAGCCTAAATACATTTGAATACGAGTGCGGACGCCAGTGCGAAAATCCAGACTTTCAATGGAGTTAATGTCATAATTTTGATTCACATTATCCCTCCTTTTCTTTATATTTAATTATAACATAAATTAAAAGAAAAGTCAAACCTTTTTGGTTTAACTTATTTATTCAAATAAATAATAATATCTCTGTTCATAAAACAATAAGAAAATTCTATTTTCTTTATTAAGGAATCATATTCCCATCCGTTTAAATGGTGATAAAATTGATGCGAATTATATAAGTCATAATCAAATTTTCTCAAAATTTCTCCATTTTTGAATTTAATTATTATTGTTCCCCATTCGTTCAAATTCTTTTCAAACCAATCTAATGCTTGTTCTAGCGTAATATTTGAAAAAATATATTCACCTTTTCCACTACCCATATCACAAGTCTGTTTTTCAATAATATATTCGTGCATTATTATTTTCCTTTCTTATTTTATATATTTATTATAATATAAATTAAAGAAAAAGTCAATCAATTTCTCCAATAAATTCTTTAATATGTTTTTTCAGCCAAATTTCACTAATGAGTTTTTGTTCTTTATATGTAATTCTAATTATTGGAATTCCAAGCTGTTCTGCGCGAGAATTTTTACGGTGATCTCTTTCTTTATTTAATTCTAATTCACCTTTGTGCATTTCATCTTTATCATGAAATTCTCCATCATATTCTATAAATAATAAAGGTTCTTCATTTTTATTAAAAATAGCAAAATCTATTCGTTGATTGTCAAAGCCATATTCAGAGGTATAAAAAAATTTTTCATTATCTTTAAAAATTCTTCCTAATAATTTATTTAATCGTTTTTCATTAAAACTTCCAGAACGACATACACAGCTATCATCACCAACTTTAAGATGATCAGAACTTTTATAGTCTGAAATTCCGCAATATATACAGTGAGCTTTATAATATTTACTATGTCCTGACCATCCCATTTTTGTTTTTAATTCTTTATTTTTTAATTCTTCATCTAATTGCCAACATCCTATTATATCTCCTACTTTCATTTCTTTAAATTTAAATTCTTCTAATTGTCTAGCTTTTTTAGAACAAGCTCCGCAAGAAATTTGAGTTCTTCCATTTAATTTACTCCCTCTTACACTAACCCAAGGATGAATTGGGTCTTTCATTGTTGGACAGTCTGGAAAATGACACCTACATTTTAAATATATTCCACAAGTTGTTTCTTGTATTTTATCTTCATCAATATCATATGGTTCTAAAAATCCATATTTTTCACGCCATCGAGGAGTAAAATATTTTTTCGCGGCAATACGCATTTTATCTGTTACTTCTCTCATTATTATTCCTCCTTTATATATTTAAAAAGCCAAGATTTTCTTGGCTTTAATAGGCAACATGTTTAAAAATTTCAGGTTCTTCTGCTTCAAAAAAACCTTTCTTTTCTTCATCCCAAAGAAAATACATTCGAGAAATTGCCGCATAATATAGCCCAGGAAAACGACAGAGAATAAAACCTGCGTGATAGCACGTTTCTTGAATGTCACACCAGTTTTCATTCATTGCTTGAATTGCGGTATCAAGTTCATAATAAAATCCTATATGGTCTATACAACCAGTATCTGGCCAACCAGAACGAACATTCCCATTTGATGTAGGATAAGTCATTTCTTTATTAGGATATTCAAAAACCATAATTTCAAAAATAGGATTAGGAACATTACCATTTACGTATTTATGCTTTTCTTGATACCATTTTACATAATCTAACATTTCTTGATATTTAGACATAATTACTCCTTTAAGTTAATACCGTCTTACACACATAATTCCCATCAACACCGTTTAAAGCAATGCTATATAATCCCCATCGTTCCCAACGATTGACAACTTCTTTCACGGTATCTAAACAATCTGCTAAAGAAGAATTAAAAAATTCAGAAGAACTAGCATAAGTCATTAAAGACGTTGGTTTATCAGTGACTTGAATAACTACAATACGTTTATTTAAAGCATAAGCATAACCATTTTCCCAATTGGTTCCCGCGGTACTTTCGCGGCCAGAAGTAATCATTACAAATACTTCACATTCTTGAATAGTTTTAATATCTGCTTCAAAAACTTTTCGTGCCCAGTCTTCTTGCGGCATATCCCAAGCATTTTCAATTTTAAGTTCCCAAGGACAATATACTTCATAACCGCCATATTCGCGAAAAACTTTGGAAATTTGAACCATGTTATAACGATTTTCTGAACTACAATCTCCAGCTAGATAGATTTTCATTTTATTCTCCTTTATATTTAAACCCATATCCTTCCCAAGTAATAAGTACTTCTTCAATCGCATTATCTAAAACATAACATCGTATTGTGCAATCAGCCCAACGGGCTAAGTTTTTTTCTTTATAGTGTTTATGAATATTATCTAGTAATGATTCTTCTAATTCTCCAAATTCAAATAAAGCATCAAATAGAAGATTTAAATTATGACAAAGATATTCCTCACACTCTTCTTCACTAGCATACCCATCCGGGCCATTACCAGTAATAGTATCTTCTGTCCAAAGTTCATCGCGGAGAAATTCCGCGGCTTCTTCTCTATTTTCAAATTGAGATAGGTCAAATGGGTCTCCATCTTTATCCATCCAGCATTCTATATCATTTGCTACTTCAACATAATAATCGTATTTATCCATTTAATTATTTACCACCTTAATTTCATCGTTAGGAAAGAGTTCAATTATATCATTATAGAGTATATTATATTTTTGATTGTCATAGCTGCGGTCAACATGATAATGCGCTAAAAACCACTTTTTAAAAGTTACTTGTTGTCGTATACACTTTTCGAGATAATTAGTTGTATCATCATGTTGATTTTCATAAGGAAAAAGTTTATCAACTAAATAATTAGGCGCACAATGGGTTAAAATATAATCTATTTGAAAATTATGTTTTTCAAGATTATTAATTCCATTTTCATATTCTTCTCGTGAAGCTTGCTCTTCTGGCCACCATGAAATACCTTCTTTTCGGTATATTTTATCTACACTTCGTGCGGCGCCAAAGCAAAAGAAAGTTTGATTATTTATATTAAATATTTCGCCACGTTCAAGCATAATTACAGAAGGACGAATTTTTCTAACAATGCCATTATGCCATCGTTCTATTGGAAAAGTACGAAGAAGAGGATAGCATTCATGGTTCCCCGGAATGAAGATAGTCGTAAAATTTTTATCTTCTAAAAAATCTAGCCAATAGTTATCTTCATTATCAAGACGCCAAACATTTCCAAAATCACCTAATATACAAATACAGTCTTCCTTATTGAGTGCGCGGCCAAGCGGAAAATTTTTATAACTTAATTTTTTAGTTTCAAGTGACCCATGAGTTAGGTGTCACCGGTAAGAAAAAACCGGGACATTAAAAATCATCTCCTTTATAGATAAATTTATCACCCATTATATCTTCTAAACATAAAGTATTAAGTTTAGTATGAGGAATTCTAACTAATATATAATTATTTTTTAAACACCAATCATTTTTAATTTTATCTCTTTCTTGAATAATTTCTTTATTATTAATTTTTCCCCAAGTACCACCTATTAAACCAGTGATATGTTGTACCCCATCAAATTCAATAAATCTATTAATGCTATTATCTTTATTATAAATAATAAAATCAAAACGAAGATTTCTATTTGTATCTTTTAATAATTGCGGGAAACATGTATCATAATCAAAATGAATGTGATTATTTTCTAATATATATTTAATTCTTTTTTCACCAATAGACGTAGATGTACAACCACAACTTTTTACTCTTCCATCTTGAACACGTTTTTCTTCTAATTCAATAAAATTACCACAATCACACTGGCATAAAAAATAAGCGGTATTAAAATTACTATTCTTTTTCTTTTTAAAACCAATAAATTCTTTAACCGTTAATAAACCATTTCGTTTTCCAATTTTTTCCAATGCCTTTTTTGCGAGTCTTTCTTGGATTTTATCTCGGTTATAACAGCCACAAGATTTAGTAGTACCATTTTTAATTAATTTACCACAAGCATTAAAAACTTTGCCGCAAGAACATTGGCATTGCCACATAATTCTATTATCAGAGTTTCTTTCTGTTAATTCTTTAATAACGGTTATTCTACTTTCAGAAACTCCATGTTCCCACATTTTCCAACCAGTCATATCTATTTTAGCACCCATATAAATCACTTCCAAATATTATTTAAATCTTCTAGAAATGATTTCATATGATTTTCAATTGATTCTTCCATTCGCGGTGAAATTTGTGAAACTCCATTTAACCATTTAGAAATAGAAGAAGAATGACAATTACAAATTTTTCCTACCTGGCCGCAAGAAAAACCTTTATCAATTAAATATTGAATTTTTTCTTTTAAACCCATATGAACCACTCCTTTCATAAGATAAGTAATATTATAGGAAATGAATTAATGTGTTTTCTTCTTTTTTTAGGAAAAATCTTTATTTTATTGATTAATCCTCAACCTTTCTTTCCCAATTGTCATCGCCCATATGATAAGTAGCTTCTGCGGAACCTTCTCCAAAATTGAAGGAACAGCCATAGAAATTAATGATTGGGCGGATATCTGGTAGTTCTAACTCCGCGAGTAAATCATTTAATTCTTCAACTTCTTCTTTTACTTCGTGAATATTTTCTATTGCTTTATCATTCTTTAAATCTAAGTTTGCAACAATATTAATATCTGCTGGTTTATTGTCTTTCTTAATTCCAAGCATATAATTTTCTAGCTTATTAATACGACAATAAATATCTTCAAAATGCTCTAGAGTAGTTTTATTTTTAAAATTAGTAGTAGTCGTATAATTCATAATTAATCCTCCTGTGTGGCGCTAAAGCCAATTATATCTAAACCATAATAGCGGTCAAGTAGATACTCTAAAAACTTATCTCCATTATGAACTAAAACTGGCTTGTCAATAGTATAGTTATCATCTTCTAAATCGTCATAATCTAAAATTTCAACATCAGAAAAGCCGTAAGATTTTGCTTTTACTTCAAAAGCTCGTTTGTCTTGGGTAATAATTGTTGCGTTCTTTTCGCGCGCGGTCTCAAGTAGTTTCTTTGCCTTACCAGTTCCACGATTTTGAATAATTGTAATCATATTAATTACCTCTCGTCTGAAAACTTAAAATCATTTGAAATTCTTTGTAAATACTTTGGAGGATTTTCTAATTCATTTTGAAAACGAAAAATCCAACAATCTGCAATTGAAAAAGGTTCACTTTTTATCCATTTGTATCCTCTATCTTCTAAATCTTGTTGAGGATGTTTATGAATATTATAATCTAAATCAGCTCCAATCATATCATACCTATAATGAAACATTATTAGTCTCCTTAAATCTTTTGGTCCAATTTATTCGTTTTTCTGGAAAAGCTCTTGATACATACATAATCTTTCCTTCGTCATCTTGTGCCACATAATTCATCATAGCACAAAAATCACAAGGCTCCCAAAAATCATCGTCTGTTGGATATTTAATAGGATGTTTCTTTAACCATTCCTTACATTCTCGGGCTTGACGGGTTTTATCATTACTTAGCATTTCAAAAGTACAAATATGTTCATGGGCACCATTGCCACTTACCTCTTGTGTATCAATTTCACGATAAATTAATTCAAGTTTTGCAGTTGCTTCTTCTTGCTTTTGTAGAACTTCTGGGTCAATTGGATAGTTTGGATCAAGTTCTGCGGCTTTATTTTTTGACCGCCAACGTTTCTCTTGCTTATATCTATACATACTTAATTCTCCTTTTCTTTTATTTAGTATAACATAGTTTTTAGAAAAAGTCAAATTCTTTTATAACAAAATCCCGCGAAGCGGCTCTTACATTTACTGCGAAGCCCAACGGGCACAGCAGTAAATGTAAGAGGGTCGGAAATTCCTACCTGTCGTAATTTTTATTTTTGTGTTATTATTATGTTTTATATATTATGTTCTTATTATGTTATGGGTAGGATTTTCGGACTTTTGATAGGTAGAATTTTCCTACTTAATAATAAGTAGGAATTTCCGACTTATTGCCACGAAATTTCCTACCTAAAATATAGAACGATTTTCCGACTTGTTAATAAGTAGGAATTTCCGACTAATTTTCTAAAGATTCTAAATTAATAGTAATAGATTCGTATTCTTTAAAATCAATTATACCTTTTGCCGCGAGAGATTTACGTCGCTCTATATATGTATCGTGTGACATTCCAGTTCTATCTCTTATCCATTTTTCGGAAGGATGAAATGGACGAGTTGGGTCATCAGTTTGTCCAATAAGAACTATAAGTAATAATCTATCATTTGCGGTTAATCCTTTTTTATTACCTATTGCTACTAATAATCTATCAGCGACACTTATACGCTGTTCATTTTGTTGTTTCCATTTTTGCCCGCTTATATATAAAGCGGGAGCGTTTGTAGTATTTGCCATCTTGGATTTCCTCCTTAACTATGCTTATGCTGCTTAGTTAAATTAGGAATTGCTTGTTGTAATTTTTGACTATTTTCAAAAAGCCATACAGTATACTCTGGATGATATTCATTTATATCTGTTCCAACTATTTTAAATCCTAATTTTCTTAGCTCATAAGCTAACCAACGAGTATATACTCGATAAATATTTTTATCTGTCATACCTGAATACCTCTTTGTCATTTTGTTAATTTGATTAATATTTACTACTGCTTCCAGTTTTCATTACTTCTTCCATACGGTTAAGTAATGTCATAGATGGAGTTCTTTCACCACTAAAAATTCTTGATAAATGAGTTCTGCTAATATGAACTTTATCAGCTGCTTGTTGCTGAGTTAATCTATTATCCATTTGATACTGTTTATACTTATTAATGATTTCTTGTATCATAATTATCCTCCTTGAAATGTGCGGACATATTTAGCACATCTTTAAGTAAAAAGAAATATTCTTACCAATAGATAAGTAATATTTCTAATTTAATTTCTATCATTTTATTATACTAATAAAAATTAATAGCCTCTAACTAAATACCATTCTGGTTCTCTCCATCCAGTTAATTTTTTCGCGCGAATAAGATTAATTTTTCTATTTTTAGCGCCCATCCACATTTCAAGATTTCGATGCGCGCGAGCGTAATTCTTCTTTCTTACTCGTCTTTTATGATGAAACAATCCACGCATACAAGTATGTTTAAACATTTTTACACTTTGATGGTTATTTATATTAAGTTTCATTCATCAATTTCCTCCACATTAATAACTTCGGTGTATCCGCCCCAAAAAGTATTATCTGCACGGCCACTAATTTTATAAGCTAATTCTTTTAAATTAGATTCAATTTGTCGTTTTGCTTCATCAGGTAAATAACCATCTTCAATTAATTCATCATATTCTTCTTGCACATCTCGTATATATTCATAATCAATTGCTAATTTATATTTCATTTATCTCATTCCTTTTCTTAATTAAAATTTTCATATTATCATAATCTAATTGCCAAGGCCAATATAAACTAGCACTTTTACAAGCTTTTACATTAGGGTGTATACATCCGTTTATTGTAAAATATTTGCAATGTGTATTACCACAAGTTTTAGCTAAATAAGAATATTCGTGCCATTGATTCAAATTAAACTCCTTTCTCCTGAATTGTTTCAGGGAAAAAACATTCATCTTCTCGAGCCATTAGTGTATCCTCAATAGTGCATTTAATCATCCAAATAAAAGAATCTACTTGAACTAATTCACCAAAAGGACATTGTTCACAAATCATATTTCCTCCTTTATATATTTATTATATAATAAATTAAATAAAAAGTCAAAATAAAGGTGGTGGTGGAGTTCCTTCTAAATTTTCGCGTAAAAATATATCTAAACTATTTTTATCTTCTACTAAATAATCATCAAGAAATGAAGCTTTGGCTCGTAAACCACAAAGAAATTTTTGTCTAAAATATCTTTCTGCGGCTTCTTTACTAGAAAAACCAGAATCTCCTTCACAAATTGGCAATTGATAAAATTGAAAATTATTGTTTAAGCAAGCGTCTTTATAAGGCATATCACAGCAGCCGCTACCATCACTACGGTAGTAAAAATTTTTACATCCTATACAACTCATAATTTTGAAGAAGGCAGTTTATGCTGCCTTCTCCTCCTTTAAGATAAGATTTAGAACAATACCTACAATCATAGCAAGAGCAGTTGTTCCAATACTTACTACACCAAAATTACAAACTGCGCCAGAAACACCAAGAGTAAGAACAGCAGCAAGAATAATAATATTTTTATTATTATTTAAATCAATATCATTATCTTTAATAGTGCGAATACCACTTAAAGTAATATAACCATACAATACGCCAGCACAGCCACCAAAAATACAAGATGGAACGCTGATTAAGAAAGCTTGGAGTGGGCCAATAAAGGCTGCAACACCCATAATTACAGCTGCGAGAGCAATAACATATTTAGAACAAATACGGCTAAATCCAGTTGTGCCTACGCTTTCCCCATAGGAGGTATTAGGCATTGCCGCGAATAATGAACCGATAGCAGTAGCGGCCCCATCACCCATTAGAGTATAACCAAGCCCTGGGTTTTGCGTCAAATCTGTTCCAATAACAGCACTTAAGGCTTTATGGTCGGATGTGTGTTCACAGATAGTGACTAAACTTAGGGGCAGAAATAGAAGTAGAATTTGTGGTAGCCAAGCCCAATTCCATCCATTAAAATGTAAGAATGAAAAATCTGGAATTTGAATTAATTTAACATTCTTAAAAACAGAAAAATCTATAATGGGAATACCACAAACAGTTAATAGCGCAGAAAAAACATAAACAATTAAAATGGCTATTAAAAATGGAAGATTTTTAATAAAACCCTTTCCATAATGTGAAATTAAAGCAGTAATTAGTAGTGTAAGTATTCCAAGTCCAAAACCAATTAGGCTATATTGACCATTAACTTGAAAATAAGTTGGTAAGAAAGTAGCAAGATTTAAACCAATTACAGCTACAATTGGGCCAATAACAACTGGAGGTAATAATTTATTTATCCAATCTGTTCCAAAATGATTAATCGCTAAACCAATTATAAAATAAACTGCACAAATAATTAGACCACCAACAAATACGGCTGAATAATTAGGAGCTGTTCCTAATGTTAATGCGCCAATAACAGCGGCGACAAAAGCGCCAGAAGAACTAATAAACATAGGGCTTTGGCCGCGAGTGAATAGTTGATAAATTAGAGTGCCTAAACCCGCGCCTAACATTGCAGGAGCAATTGGAACTCCACAAATTTGCGGGATAAGAACTGTCGCAACAAAGCAAGCAACTACTTGTTGTAGTGCGGCGACAATTAGTCGCTTTGTAGGTAGTTTATCGTTAATACCATATAACATATTATTCATAATTATTCTCCTTCATAATTTTTAGTTAAATTATAAATGCTAGTCAATAATTCACTAGTTTTTCTTAATGCATCTTTATATGATTCATAATCAACAGGGTAGTTTTTTTCAAACCAATTTTGGTATAAATTCAAAATTTGTTTTTTTAAACTATTCATTTTTAACTCCTATATATTTCAAAAAATCTTCTGGTTTCATATTATATAATTTATACATTTCATTAATAAAAGTAGTATAATGGCAACATTTTTTATAAGGCAACGATGCATGGTATATATCGTCTTTATGCGAGCAGTATGAAAAGAAAGGACAGTAGCCAAGTTTATTCATTTTTAAACTTCTCCTGTAAAATTGGTACTACCATTGCTTGAGGTTGTTCATTGTTTTCAAATAAGCTATTATTTTTATATACTGGGGTGCCATAAAATTTTCCAATGAGGCCTTTTGCTTGGTATTCTTCATTTTTGTATATAATACTATTGAGCATTTGACTAGCATAGAGATCATTACAATAAATCATTGGTTTACCATAAGCTTGCACTCTTGAAGTCATTTTTAATAGTTTATTTTTATCAAAGTAAATAATTGGATTTTGTTCACTAAATTCAGGTTCTTTTTCTTTAATAAAATTTATGGCATCTTCAATATTAGATACTAAAATACCGCCTTGCTTAATTAGACCGGTTACATATAAATTTTGATAACTATATTGCTGTTCTCCAAGTGAGGCGGCACCACCTGCATTTTTAGCTTCGCTATGAGTTAAATACATTTGACGATTATCTGTGCAAATACCTACAATATATTTATGGTCGCCACGCTCAATTTTTTCGTGGAACTTACCAATTTCTGCACAAGTTCCCGCAGGAAGAATATCGCCGTCAATACAAGCAACAAGAATATCAGTGTTATTTAATCTAATGTTATCGCCATTAGCGATTTCTTGTGAACCAGCGAATTTCTTTTTGCCTTCTGCTCCATTAATTTCAGTATTTTCAATAGGGCTATATAAATCTACATTGGGAACCGCCGCACGAATTTTCGCGGCCCATTCTGTGTTTCGCAGAGCGTCACCGTGATAAAATATTGAACCTGCTAAATAAATTTTCATATTACTCCTCCATTAATCCAAAGTATCAAAATACCAACTTTTTTCTTCAGAAGTTCCGTGGGCTTCTAACCAATCCCATTCTAAATCGTTATATTTATAATAAAGGTCTGAATAGATTTTAGAAAGTTCTTCATTTCCTTTATCATACCAATACCAGCACTTATGATTTAAAACTGTGACAAAAGCAGCCATCGCTGCGACATCATCCTGATATGCATCATAGGTTTGGTCAGCCCAAAACTCAACTAAATTATCTTCGTTAAGTCCCGATAAAATCCAAAACTTTCTCTTTTGTTCTTCAAAATATTGGTTCATACTTTACTCCTTTTTTTTTATTATATCATAAAATCTGAAAAAAGTCAAAAAATAAAAGAGGGAGATTTCTCTCCCTCTTAATCTAATAGCGTAGCTAATTCAGCCATTTTACTACGCTCTGTTTTAATTAAATCAATACAACCAAACATTGACTGCCCAACTAATTTATTTTGCATAGCTTTAATCCCATTATCCTTTTCAAAAATTTCTTTATCAACTTGACCGTGATAGTCTCCGTTAATAATAATTTCCGAACCTTCTCCTAAACGAGAAATAAGTAATTTAATTTGAGAGCTTGTTAAGTTTTGGCCTTCAGTTACATATATTATCGCATTTTCCCAACTACGGCCGCGGCAGAAACCTAAATTTACTGCCTCTATTTGGTCTTGTGAAGTAAATATTTCAAGGGCTTGGTCGCCGCCTAAAATATCTTTAATTGGCCCAAGGCCCCAACCAATTTTTTGTTCTATATCATTTGGTAAGAAACCAATTTGTGGGGTGTCTTTTAAGTCAATTAGATTTCTAACGAAAACTAATTTATTCTTTTTACCTTTCTCAATTAAATTAAGTGCGTGAATCAAAGCACAGTAGTCTTTGCCGCTACCATAAACTCCTGTAATTAATTTAATAGGAATTTCAGGATTTTGTAATAAATCAAACATCATTTTCTGATTTAAATTTCGCGGTGAAACTCTAATACCTAATGTTTTATTTTCTATATTTATATATTTTAAATGTTGGTATGATTTGCCATCCCAACGTAAAATATCTGTTAGAGAGCCATTATGGTCAAAAATTTCACAATATTCATTTACTTTCGCATTTAATACATTTTGATTTAAACCTTCTGAATAAAGTTTGACAAGCTCATCATCTGTTGGGTAATATTTGCCATAACCACAATAAAATGTTTCTTGGAATTTTTCCATTCCATTTTCTTCAAGAAATGTAGTTGTGGTTAAATCTACAAATTTAGCCATTTCATATAACGCACAGTCACTGGTAATAAAATTAACTGATTCAGTTTTTCTATCTAGTGCAACTGCTTCGCACAGTAGATGATGGTCGTTTATATCACTTAAAAAAGGATACTCTTTAAAAATTTTTTCAACCAATTTTTGAGAAATTGGTTGAACAATAATTTTAGGATTGGCAAGAATATCTCTTACGGCTTGCCGTGCTTTATATTTTAAATTGTCATCTTTATGAATGGAGGTTTTAATATTTTCTAATTCTGCGATTGCTAATGGGCTAATATAAATATTTTCATATAAATTAATTGCCCCATTTAAAATAGCAGAAGTGTCAAGAAAATTAATCACATTATCACGCCCCAATAATTTCGTTTATTAGTCCATATTTCAGCATTTCCTCTGCGGAAATATACCACTGTTTGCGATGATGGGCATCATATAATTCTTCGGTTATATTAGTATTAGCAATAATATAATCGCGGATTTTATTATCAACGCCCTTATTGAAATTCATAACATCTTCAACAGAAGTAGATTCGCCGCCGACATAAGTTTGGCCGCTATGGAATAAAGCGAAAGAAAAGGGATATGCTTTCTTGATAACATTAGGATTTTTATTTCCAGAACATAAAATGATAGTTCCCATACTACAAGAATAAGATGGTACAATAATTTCTAATGGTTTTTTATAATTATCAATAATATTACATAACATTAAACCATCAGCTACTGAACCGCCTGGAGTATTTAAAATTAACTTAACTGGGGTATCATCTGTGTCTTGTTCAAAGTCTTTTAAAGGTAGAACTACTGTTTCTAAAATACTTTCATCAATTTCAGCATTTAAAACAATAGTTCTTTTTCTTAAAAGCTGATTAAAATATTGATACATTATTGGGTCTAAAGTGCTAACATCATTAGCAAAACCCAAAAATTCAAGGTCGCTCATTTGTTCCTCCTCGCCGCGTTTTCGCGCGACTTAGATTTATTTATATTAAGAAAGAATTTTTGTCAAAGTGCAATCTTTGGGGTCAATATCATTCTTTCTAATACTCTTTATATAAGGGTGACGAATTGAAACGCCAGTTCCATCACTTTCTGCTTGCGCGGTTGAAACCATCATTCCGCCAATTGTTAGCGGGCACATATTCCACTCTTCAAAATTATCTCGCAGTTCCGTTTTGAAATCTTCTGTAAGACCAGCTACTTTGCAAAGTGGAATAATATTACCATTATTATCATATACGCTTGTATAAATAGCGCCAGGCCATCCATAATAGTAGCCTTTAGAAATTGGGCGAATTGCGCGACCAGTTCTATAATCTCCATATAATTGGCCAACTAACTTTTCTCCGCTACGTTCATCTTCCCAGAAGTTCCAAGTTTGAATATCTTTACCAGTATAATCACGCACAGCAGGTTCAACGCCAGTAATAAAACAGTCAATATCTGCGGAAATTTCTTGCTTTACTTTACAGGTTTCCCAAGCAGATGGGCCTCGTTTACCAGGAACATAAATAGAAGAACGACGATAACATACAGCTCCTTCCCCACCCTCTGCAAAGATATTATTTAAATCATCAAAAAAATCTTCATCCATATAATGGTATTCAATTCCTATAACAAGAGGGTTGTTAATACGATGAACTACTTCTGGAATACATCGAATGCGCTCTTCAACAGGAGTATTCATCATATCAACACCATCAAGGACAAGAACATCAAAAACTCTCCATTCTAGTTTCTTGTCTTTTTGTCTAGCTTGAGCCTTTGGATCTAGACAACGAAGAATAGAACCAACGTCTTTATCTATACCACCAGGAAGATAAACTTCACCAAGAATAACTGTTTCGCGCGAAAATGCCTTTACAACGCTATCCCAAAAGAAAACTTTATTTTGAATTTCTCCATATGTTCCAGTTTTCTTACTAATACCGCGAGTTTGAAGAGCATTACGTTCAGGGGTAATAACTGCGCGTGACCAATTACCATCATACTTGCGGCTCCAAATATAATCACCATGAGCAATCATTTGCTCTAAATGCTGTCGCTTAACTTCGGGAGACATAGAAGAAGTAGGAGCCCAATAACGCATTGGTTCCATTTCAAATAAGTTATCAGTCATTTATTTTCTCCTTTTTCTTTTATTATATCATAATTTATTGAAATAGTCAAGAGCAAATTTTGCGTTTTCGCGCAAGTCAGATAAATCACCAGAATTATAAATAATATAATTAAAATAATAATTATCTAATTCTGTTTCACTAATATGTTTCAATTGTTCTTCTGTCATATTAGGATTAATAAAATTAGGACGTTCAATTCTTAAAGTATAGCATTTTTTATTCGCGGCAAGAATTGCTTCTCGTTCTGTATAAAAGCGCCAATCAGGAATTAGTGCGTAAGTAAAATCTTTATTTGCCGCGATAAATTCACTTATAATTCTTCCCCAATAATATTCGTCATAAGAACGCATCATTTCTGTTCCAATATATTGGAGCAAAGCCCGTTCTTTTGTGTCTTTAATTCCAGTATAACCATAATATTCGCGCGCGAACCATTTTACAGGATCTCCAAATTTAATAATAAGAACCTTTTCATTTTGCTCTTCTAATTGCTCTTTTAATATTTGAGCGACAGTATCTTTCCCGTGACCTGCTTTACCACTAATCATTATTATTTTCATTTAATAACTGCTCCATTCTCATATTAAAATAGAAACGAATAAATTCTTTTTCTTCTTCGTTTTCACAAGAAGCAATATAACTTTCTATAAATTTTAAACCAGCTTCTGGTTTAAGAGTTGAGAAAATAAAATTTGCGATTAGCTCAGTTTGCTTACGAATTTCTTCTGGAATATTGGCAAAAATCTCAATCATCTTTATTATTCTCCTTTTTCGCTTGTTGCGTTAAAAAATCAAAGAAAGCTTGAACTTGTTCTTTGGTTTCTAAAACTACTTGTTGTTTTGGTATCGGAGCTCGGCGTTCATAATTTTCTGGCATTTCAAACACATAATATTTTTCTGGCTCTGGTGTACCATAATCGGCGGTATAAGTTAATCTACTACATAAACATTTTCCAGTATTAGTGCTGAAAATTTTTGCTGCGGTATGAATCTTATCTATTTCAACAACTTCAACTCGTCTACATTCGGGTTTAATTTGTTCTACAAATCCCTTATATTCATTACGAGTTACTTCATAAATACTATTATCTGTTATCATAATTTTTATTACCTCGCCAAGTTTTCTTTAGCTCCTCTGCTTTATCTTGGGCAAGTTTATCGCATTCTTCATTCCAATAATTTCCTGAATGTCCCTCTACTTTTTTAAAGTCATACCAAAAATTATCAAAGAATGGAATAATTTCTCGCCATAAATCTTGATTAGCAACTTCTTTTTTATTAGCATTGCGCCAACCATTCGCTTGCCAATTTACATACCATTCTTGTAAATAACAATTAATAGCATAAGCAGAGTCGCTATATATAATAACTTTTTCAGAGTTACGGCGGACATTTTTTACATAGTTTAAAGCTTCACGAATAGCAATTAATTCCATTCTTTGATTTGTAGTATTAGGCTCATTCCCAGACGCATAATATAACTCCTTACCATCTTGAGTTACAATATAGGCCCAACCACCAAAAGTTGATTTCATACCAGTTTTCTTTAAAGAACCATCAGTATATACTTCCAAATTAATTACTTTTTCTTTACTATGTCTTTCCAAAATATTGTCCTCCTTCTATTCTTCAAAAATATTATACTATAAAATTAAAAAAAAGTCAAGGAAGAGGTATTAAGCCTCTTCCTTCTCCTCTACTTCTGGTAAGCCCGCGACGCTAGTTAGAAGGCTTAAAATGCCCGCTAAAGCAGAAGCGGAAGCTACCATGACCCAATTTACTTCATCTAAAACAGCACTTGTGCCAATAGTAGCAATAGCAGTTTGAGCAATAGTTTTAATAGCACGAACACCCGCGGCTTTTAGCCATTGTTTAGTAAAGATCATAATAATTCACCTTCCTTATAGAAAATCATTTTTCTCTAATCGTTCGGCATACAGTTTTTTAATATATTCATATTCAGCTTCAAATACACCATTTGTATCACCAGTTTGAGCTAGTAATTCTCTATATTTGTCATTTAAAGCGATAATATGCTGATATTCATCTCTTGTATGCTTGCGATTATTGCGGCATGAATTAGCAAAATCTAATACTTCCCAGCGAATTCGGTCTTTTTCATTTGTTTTTACATCGGCTTCAATTTTATCAACTTTATCAATTAAGCCGTCAATTTTATTTACTTTCTCTATAAGACCGTCTATTTTGGAGCAAGCATCTCCAGTTATGATTTTACTAATCCATTTGAAAAGGGCTGACCAAGGATTTATTTTGATTGGCACAATTTGAATTAAACCAGTAAAGACGATTAAACCAGTTAATGGATGATTCGCCAACCATTGAAGGATTTGCTGCATTGGTCTATACCTCCTTGGTTAGAGTGAGGATTTGTTCTCCTCATTGATATGTAGGAATACTTGTATAAAAGTTTTATAAAAAATTATTGTGGTAATTCAAATTCCATTTGTTTATGTAAATTTTTAACCACATCTAATAAACCTGCTAAAAATAGAACTTTTATTTGGACTTGGCTATTAATTTTTTCCCCTACATAGCTCCAAGGGTTAGTTTCATTTTGTGTTTTAAATATTTTATTTTTTCCTGAACCTTTTGAAAATTTTCCATTAGAAAATTTTCCATTTGGTAAAACGTCAAAAGATGCAGGGTTATAAATCATAATATTTTTTCTTGCGACTGTAGCTTGAGCTTCATTAATTTGAGTAACTACCATATTTAAATTTTCAACAACTTGTTTTAAAACATAAGAGCCAGGATAATAAATTCCATTTAACCTATAAAGATGCATAATATTATTTGTGGTTATTAATTCTTGATTTTGTAATTGTTGGTGCAATAAAGTTAACTCTGCTCCTCCTTCATTAAATAAAGAAAATACTGCTAATCCCCCTAAATAATTTTCAATAAAATCTTTATTTTTTTCTCCGACTACACTAACTGGTGAACAGTTTAAAATAGCAAATTTTAACCATCGTTTTAGTGTTGTTTCAATTGGCATTCCTGCAGCTGTAAATAATTGGTCAAAAGATTCGATTTGAGAATCTATTGTAGAACCTAAACTACCCCCTGTAAAGCCAAGATCATTTTGATAATTTGTATAAGTTTTCATAGTTGAACTAACATAAAGAGTATCTCTAATAGATTGGATAAATCTTTCTGCAGCGCGTTCGATATTATCAATACTTTTTGCTCTTTTTTCTTCATCTTTTATTTGTTTGGTTAATTCTTCTTTATATTGTCCATATAATTCATTAATTTTTTTAATCATTTCATTTTTGATTTCTTGAGTTTTAAAAAATCTTTCAGCCATTTTGTCGTAATCGGTATATTCTTGTGCATTTCTTGTCTGAATCATATCGTTAGTAATTGCTTGTTCAAATTGAGATTGAAAATCTTTAAAAACTTCTGAATAGCCTTGAAAAAATTTTTTAATATAAGCAGGTTTATTTATCGCATTGATATTTCCTTCTAAAAGATTATTTACTATCATACTTGTTTCTTGACCATTTGGCATGCCTACGACAATTTCAATTACGTCATTTTTTACATTTGTTCGACCAGTCCAAATTTTTGTTGACCAAGTTTTGTCAAAACCTTGAAGTATTTCTGAAACTTCTGGCCCTTTTATTTCAACATGAATTTGTTGTAAAGCATGCGCCATATCAGTTTGTAAATCTTTTCGTGCTTGTGCGGGCCTTGAAGTAATTATTCTTACAATTTCATCGCGTATTTTTTTTCCTGCAGCTCTTTTCATATTAGTTACTATAGAAGATAAACTTGCTGGAATATAATTCTTTTTTTGGTATAATTTTAGTCCCGCAGAAGAGAAAGCTTGACTAAAATTTTGAGTAATAGTATTACCGTCTATAGTAATTGCTGCTTCAATAGTTTTAGTTTCATTATTTCTTTGTAAAACTATTGAAGCTTTATTATTTTTTTCTAATTCAATAAGTTGCTCCATTTGTTTAATAATTTTATTAATGGGCTCAATAGTATCATCATAAAAATTTGTTACAGTATTTTTACCAATAAGACCGTCAATTAATTGTTCTTCTGGAGAGTATGAAGAACTGTTTTTTCTTTTCATTTTCCCCATTATTTCTTCTAATGCTTGATAAATTCCTTCAGCAGAATAATAAGTATCACTATTTGCTTCAATAGCTTGTTCAAATAACTTTAAATGATTTTCTTTTAATCCAAAATCATCTGGTACATTACTAATTTTAGTTCCAAGACTTATATTAAAGTCATTTATTAAATCATTACAAAAACTGTTTAAATCCAATGTTTTTAAACCGTCAGTAAGAATTTCTGCTTGATGTTCTGCAGCAAAAGCAGAAACGGAGCTAATAAGTTTTTCTTTAATATTTTCAGCGACGGTTTTATATCCATTTTTTGTAAATCCGCTATTTTGTAATAGTGTAGCCCAAGTACTGTAATTATTATCTAAAACATTTTGAATTTGTTCTGAAATCCAATTGGCAATTTTATAATCTGCTGTTGTCATATTTGCCATATATTTTTTAAAACTAGGAACATTTGTTAAATGAGATTGTTTTAAATAAGATTCTACTCTCAATTTGTCTCTTTTCTTTAAAGAGCGGTTTAATATTTCTTCTTGTTCTTCAGCAGATTTATTACGGTATTTGTCAGTTTTTAACAACCCACGAATTTGATTTTCTAAAGCTTGTTTATTATTTTTTACAGCATTATCTAAATCTTCTAAATGTTTTTGTTCAAAATTAAATATTTCTTTAGAATTTTCAAATCCTTGTTCAACAATATTTAATAATGGAATTAAAGCGTCATAATTAATTTCACCATCTTCAGTTTTTAATTGAAGTAAAAAATGCTCAATTGCAGCTAAATCTTGATTTTTTCTATAATATTTAGGATCTATATTATTTTTTAGCATAGCAATTTTATCATCTACAAATTTTATTTCATTTTCTTTTTCTTGAACAATAGCTGCATTAAGAATTTGTAAGATTTGAGAAATTTGATCTATTAAAAAATCATCTTGATTTTTTTGTTCCAAACCTATTCCAGGGATATTAGATAATTCTGAGACAGCTGTTTGTCCAATTCCTTGAGCATATTTTACATAAGCTAAATTTGGTGGATTTCTTTCATAATTAGAAAGTAAACTATTAAAATAAAAGAAATCTTGTTTAAATCCTGGGTAATAATATAAATTACCAAAATTTGCAAAATTAAAACTTTTACTCATTTTTTCCCACCTCCACCTAAAAAAATAAACCCGCTTTCGCGGGTTTTATACTAATTAATGATCTCTATCATAAAAATACTTTAATAAAACTGCTTCATCTGCTCTATCCATACAAAAAATTTCATATTCATCGCCATGAGTATCTGCTAACTTACCCAAAGCAATAAATTCCGATAGCTTACTCTTTAAATTAAACTCTTCCACCCCATCAGTGCTGCGAAGAATTACATCTCCCTTACACTGTCTTACGGCCGCGCGAAAAGCGTCTAAATCATTAATATTTCTTAGAAATCTACTCATAATTTTAATCCTCTTTAATTAATTACATCTCTTACAATTCTATCATAATGCACAGGGTCAACCTTTTTATAATCAGACCACTTGACTAGATTATCAACCGTTTCGGGCTTATTTAAATCATATTCTAATCTAACCCCAGTCCAATCAAAAAAGTAATCGCCGCGACGGAAGAGAAAATGACCATCAACCAAGTCATACCAAATTTCACCTTTGAATCTTGTTTTTAAAATGCGGGCGAAGTAATAACAATTGGTTGTCATCCAATTGTCATTATCTTCATCGGTAATAGGAAATCTCCTGTTAATAAAATCTAAAATATCTTTGTTCATCCGATTAACCTCCTAGAACTTATGTTTATTTATTTTAATTATTTCAAGATTATACCATTTCTTGCGAGCACCACAATTTGGGCAATAATGGGCAAGCCAATCTATTTCTTGCTCAACGGACCAAGTCCCATCATTATTTCTTTTACTTTTTGAGCAAGCATATTCAAACCCACATTTACAATGTGCATACCAAGCTATGTCTCCTAAATATTTACGCACTTCCCAAGAATGATCTGTTCCTCGTTTCATAATATAATCTCCTTAAAACAGGTGCAAACCGATAGCAAGTTTATCGCACCGAAAACCCTAATGCTATCTGGGTTGGCAGGGAATAAAGGAATCGAACCTTTACAACAGACGGGTTCAAAGCCCGCGGCGCTACCATTACGCTAATTCCCTATATGGTGCGAGTAGAGGTAGTCGAAACCTCATCTCCTGGGTGGAAGCCAAGTATTCGAGCCGTTGAACTACACCCGCATAAATCCGCAGTTAAACGTCGCGGAACACGCGCTCTCCAAGGTACGCATTGTTAAGAGGCGTGGGCAAGTCTATGTAGTAACCCCGTGTTTAATGAGCTTTCTGCACGCTACTCTGGCCAGCTCAATATTTGTGGTGTGCTATTACGCCAAATCTTATATTCCTATTACCTATTTGCACATCATACTCGTGGGGCATTATAACAAATGTAGCCCACAATACATTTCGCACTAATAGAGAAATTAAGAACTCCTTAGCTGAATGGCTGCTTCTAAGCCAACAGTCCACAATTGGCGACGGGTTTCGGACTTGAACCGAAACACCGGTATACACCGATTACTCAGAGATTAGCAATCTCCTGCCTTACCAAATTAGGCTTAACCCGCCTTATTCAAACCTCTTATAAAACTTTTCATCCATATCGCCGCATTTATCACACCAAGGAAGAATCCATCCAGTAGAATATTTTGTAGCGGGTTGGCCGCAGGAACAACAAGTTCTTGCACTTAATTTTTCATACTTATTTTCAATCATATCTATTTCACGCCAATAAGTCATATCACAATTTGCGATTACATCAAGGGTTCCCCATTTTTCTTTTAAATCGCAAATGCAGTAAGTTGGGTCAATTGCTTCGCACTCTTGAATCATTTGTCGGCCAATTTCTTTCCAACCCTGTGGAATATAATGAAGCCAATCATAATTATTTATTTCTTCCATTCTTCAATCTCCATTCCATTATCCTTAAACCATTGTTGAATTATTGCGCGTTCACTACAAGGATTATCATACTTTTCATAAACAAGAAAGGCAAAATTAACTTCGTCTAAATTTTCGCCAAGTTGAATAGTTTTAGCAAGAGTTTCTAAATGTTCAATAAACATCTTAAAATCTATCCTATCAAGTTGCTTACGATATACTTTAAGAAAATCACAATCATTAGGATGTTTTGGAGCACACTTCCCATTACATAATCCATCGCACTCCTTCCCAGGTTTAAGTGGCGGAATATCTAACCAAATTGCTCCATTTTTATCGCGGCCAGGATTCAACCATTTGGGATTCCAAATTGCAGTTGAAAGCCCAACAAGATTTGGTGGAAAATTCCTTAATTGCGCGAAATAAGATGTATATAACTTCATTTTAATTCCTCAAATAAAAACGCGACGCTCTATTACTTAGTCATGTAATTATTTATGTGTGCGACTGTATTAAATTGCTGTAAGCGTCTTAAATATCGTACTATGCGGTTTATAATTCTAATGCTCTACCAATTGAGCTACACTCCAAATTAAATGGCTGGAATAATCGGAATCGAACCGATGACACTTAGATTAAATCTAAAATTGCTGTGACCGCATAAAATTAAGTTTTTAATTTTGGTTTAATTTCTTGCTCATATAATCGAGAAGTAGATGGGTCTTTTGTTCCCTGAAGCATATGATAATATTGTAAATATTGAGGATCGACTAATTGCATATCATTTATCATATCTTCAATTTCTGCGCGATGTCTTATTCGGTCTTTAAATTTTTCATTAACATCATCTAGAGCCTGCATTGCTTCTTTATGAGAGCCATATCGTCTTATTTCCCACAATATTTTATCATATCTTTCGCCACAATAAATACAAACATAAGGTTCTTTAATTACTAGATGATACCAAGAGTTACAACCATATACATTACCTTCATTTTCTTCTCCTTCTATATACCAAGGAAAATCTTGAAATTTATGCTCGCATTTTTTAGGCTGCTCAGGTGGAATATATTGTTTTGTAGGCTCTTTTTTAGACCGATTAAAAAGTCCCATTTTAATACTCCTTCTTTTAGATGGAGCCGGTTTTCGGATTCGGACCGAAGGTCTCTCGCTTACAAGGCGAGTGCTTTAACCAGCTAAGCTAAACCGACTTAATAATCAAGGCACACTCAATAAATTTAATCCACTATCAAATTATTAAAACGTCTTGTTGCTGCTTGTGCCTTTAGTTTCTAACTTTGCTAAGCCTTTTAATTGTGAAGGGCTCGAACCTTCTCTCATTTTGTATTCAAGCAAAATAATTTAACCATTTAAGTAATTGCAGTAAAGGCTTATTAGTTATGATTTCTTAGAAATAAACTTCATTTCAATCTTAGTGTTCGCTGGAATACTACATGAATTAAAGTAGTCTTGCGGCAGTTGGCACATAATACTAGAACCTTCAACAGTAAAACAATCTTTATATTCAGATTTATTGTTTTGCTCTAAAGTTCGCATAAGCCAATTATGAATAGACTTTACAAATTCTGCTTTTGCCGCATTAGTAGAAAGTTCTTTCTTATCCATCTTTTTATTTCCTTTCCTTTGATATATTTATTATATCAAAATTTTTAGAAAAAGTCAAGAAAGAAAGGGGAAGGTTTTTCAAATGGGATAACCTTCAAACCCAGTTGATTATGGTCGGGCAGGCAGGATTTGAACCTGCGGCCTCCTCGTCCAGGAAAATTTTAGAGTGCTTTTAAAACCTCCTCAGTCTTATATAATTCTGCGATATGAATACCTTGTTTTTGATTGGTAGAAGGATATTCATATCGCCATCTAAAAGTTAAACCTTTTGCTTCTTTAATGGAGACTAAGTAACCTTGTCCTTCAAACCATGTATAAAAATAATCAATTTCATTAGCAGAATACTTATAATGAGTAGTAGTTTTAGTATTTGTTGTACTTCGACAAGTATCTATTTCAAAGGCTACTTTTTCTTGAACGGTATCTTTAGCCCAACAAGCTGTTTTACATTGAATTCTAATAAAAGTACCATTTAAATCTGCTACTACATCATATTTAGAACTTTCATCTACAGGAACTAAACATCGTATTCCCAAATTAGTTAAATCTAAAATACATCGTAATTCTGTAATCGTTCCTTTTTGTTGAGTAATGTCTAACATAATAATTAAGCACAAATCGCTTTTCCCAAGCGAGGCGCGCTACCAAACTGCGCTACAACCCGATATACTAGACTCATACTATACGGCGTGCTATCGTTACACTATCTCTCCATGTGGTGGAGAGAACTGGAGTTAAACCAATACTTCCGGCCCCACATGCAAGTAAAATATTGCTGTTTGAGTCTATGGCAGTCCGTACGAGTGCTGCCCTCGTAACTTAACCGTGACAGGGTTATATTTTACTGTTAAACTAACGGACTATAAAAGTGACCGAGAAAACTGATAAGACGTCTTTCGACCCATCACTGGTTGTTATTCTTTCTCTTTCCGCGTCGCGATTTCACTTTAACCGCCGCTTTCCTTGCCGGATTAGCTCTGCCCGTGCCACTACAGCGTGGTCTTTTCATACCGCACCGTCGTTAACTTTATGTGACATTCGGCTTTGGTACTGGACTTTAGAAGAGCCCAGTGAACTTATCTTTTATGGCCATTCTCCTAGCGAAAGACCAAGCCCAGCACGTTCTACATTTGTATTATAAAATACACCATCAGTAGCGGGGCCAGTTAGAAGTTCGCTTGCGATAGTTTCATATAGGGTGCTAATAATACCATGGCAATCATTTAGATTGTCCGCCGCGAACTGCACTACACAGTTATTAAATACAACATAAGTAGTCCCAATCCACTGATAACCTTCCTCAGCAGGACATGCAGAATAAGCGTATGCTGGATTCCCCTTGAAAGCCGTGTCAAATAGTTCAACCTTACTCTTGAAAGTACGATTAGAAGGAACACCATCAACCGCGACCTTTAGCTTAATATTGCCAAAGCCAACTTCAGAAGGAAGAATCTGCTGTAGAGCAGCAACCTTATCACCATTATTACAAGCTAGTACAATAGAAGGATTAGAACCTGAGAAATTACAATTACAAGCAATTTGTGGGTCACCGTCAAATAGTGCCTCAAACTTACGAATTGTTACTGTCCATGGAGGTAAAATTTTTAGTCTTACGTCACTCATATTTTATTCTCCTCTAGATTAGAATAGCTTTAAGGTCAGCTAACCGCGTATCCGTTTATTCACTTATTTGCTATCGTGATGGTGATAGGCTTTTCTTAGGAGCCTAACGAACCTATGCTCTTTGCCAGCTACATTAGGCGGTTCATGACACCGCTTATCCCCACAGACCATTTTAGGGGTTCCTTCGTACTTCGGAAGGGTTGACTCTCTTATGTGACTTCGCGCGTTCACATAAGTGGGACGTTGAGCAAGCATAGAGAATAAGTCCTCTATGTGACTATGGCGGCCCGTGCTGGACTTGAACCAGCGCTGACATAGATTAACAGTCTATCGTTCTGCCAACTGGACTAACGGGCCTCGTCTAATTCTTCATGAATTTCCGCGTGACAATTAGAACAAACTAAAATACATTTATTAACTTCATTTTTTAATTCTTCTACATTTTTAGTTATACATCCAGAAATTCCAAAATCTTTTTCAGACGGATTTAAATGATGAAATTCTAATGCGCGTAAACATTTATTATATCCACATCGTTCACATTTTCCACCTTTATAATCAACTAGCATCTTTTTTAAAGCTCGTCTTATAACTGTGCGCTTATCTGTTTCTGAGCCTTCTTGCGGAGAACATTCATAACAATATTTTCTAGCACCGCCAAATTTTATTGGAATAAATTCTTTTCCACAAATTTCACAAATTTTTGAAGTATTTTGTTTATGAAAAGAACAACCACAACCGCAAGTTTTAATAGAACCATTTTTTAAGGCGCAACCTTGAATTACTTTTTTAGTATTACAAATTGTACAATGACAATTCCAATACGTTTTACCAGATTGACTTGGTGCTGGCGAATCTACCTGTATGATTCCAAAAATTTTTCCTGTTAAATCAATTTTCCTTGGCATATTAAATCACTCCTATGATTATATTTTAAACTTTAAGCCGATGTAGGAGCATCTTTGTCTCATTGGTTAATTACTCCAATGCTACCTTAAAGTCTAGGGCAAATACCCCATTTAATAAAACCGTTGCGACCTTCGCCGTACTTGTATTATCCTTCTAACATATTCAACCACGTTGAAGATGAAGGCTGAGCCAAAGGTAGCGACCCTTTAACTTCTTCATCCTGCCTTTTGGCTAGCAACGGGGAGACTGATTACTCCCAAATTTCACCTAAACCATTCAGCACATTATTCTAATTAAATTACTTATTAGAATCATTGTCGTTTTAGGCTACTTTATCTGTGAACCTTGCTTATATCCTATTTCTAGGTTTCAACGACACCAAACGTCTTATGGCTTTCCCAGAGTCCCTTTAACTGCCACCTTAAAGTCTTTTCTGGGTTCGGCAAATCTGCTCAATCTGCTTTCTATTACGACGCCGCAAGGAGCCAAGTTTTTGTTAGCGAATAACCAAGCGCCTATCCTTAACATTAAGAGTTTCTCCTTATCACTAATCATTACTGATTTCGTGGCCGCGATTTAGTAGTATCCCGCTAAATCGTATGGCTGTTATTTAGATAGCCCAAGCAGAGTGGTTAACTCTTCTTCACTTGGTTCAACCATTTTATTAAATGGAGTATCTACTTCCTTTCTTTTATTTCATAGTTGTAAAAAGATATTCATAGTCTCCAGGACTAAGTTTTTCTAAAATAGTAAGTAATTCATAAGGACAACCAGGTTTGCGTATTTCTTGTTTTAGGAGATGAATTAATTGTATTTTCTCATCTTTATTTACAACAAGTATCTTCATTATTTTGTCCTTTCCTTGTTTCTGTAATTATTATACCAGAATTTTCAGAAAAAGTCAAATATTAAAGTGTTCTACTTTCTGAATGGCCCATTGTAATTTCTATCCATTCCTTTGTGACGTCTTATGGGATTTCAATATACAGGTATAACCTGCGTATTCTCATACGGGAACATTTGGCTTTTCAACAAGTGTACAGCAAGGAAAAGCACGCTTTAATATTTTGTGAAGATTAGTCGAAATCAGTATCGCCACGAGAAGGCTCTTCACTTGATACCATATACATTCTAGGATTTGTTTGGGCGCCAACTCCGTTGAGTATTAAGTCCAATAACGAGTCAGGACTCCTAGAATGTGATAGTTACGATAGTCTCAACATACGGTTTGAGCTATTTACTGTTGCTTCTTTGTATTTTAAAGTCGCGTTTTCCAACAGTAGCTAACAAACAAATGTTAACGCGACTTGTCGCATTAGCGAGGAGTGACTGGTGCGCCCGCAGAGATTTGAACTCTGAAAATCTACATCCTAAGTGTAGCGCGTCTGCCAAGTTGCGCCACGGGCACATAAATTCTAGGCGGTTATTTTAGCTACATAATTTAAAAGATTATTGCTTAAATAGTTATTTGCTGTGTCCGCCTTAATTTCAATCAGCACGACGGAATTTTTGCTAATAAGGATTTTTACATTAAAAATATTTATTATTAAAACTGCTGCTACCGTCGTTCTTACATATTTATTATAGCAGATTTTCTGCTAAAAGTCAAGTATTATTCCAAGTGTATTTTGAAAAACAATGAGTATCAACATAAGAAGGAGATACTTTTTCTATTAGGTCATTAGGGCTATAAGCAAAAAGCTGATGCCCACAATTAGGGCAATATAAAGTAACTACAACATCGTGACCGTCAGGTTCAACTTTAATATCATTACAAGAATAGTCCCAAATACAACTGCATTTACACTTTGCTTTCATATAAATCCTTTCTCTTTACTATAATTATTATACTATAATTTTAAAAGAAAGTCAAATATTATTCCAATCTTCATCTGAAATTGCTTTTATTTCCATCTTTTTAGATGGCAAACCATAATTTAAGCACCATTTTCTTACAGCATTATCGCTTACATTATATTTTTTACCTATTTGTAAAAAAGGTGTAGAGCGAATTAATTTTTTAAGTTCTTCGCGAGAAGGCCATTCACATTTTCGTTGAAATTCGTGTATACAAGTTTGACAGTATTCAGCATCTTTTGTCGATAACGGACGGCCGCATTTTTTACATAATTTAATAGAGTTAATTGGTTTCGCATTAATATGATTTTCTTTAAACTTTTGTTTTTCTTCTTTCTTTAAATCCCCAGATTGAATAATTCCATACTTTTTTTTAATATCATTTACTCTAATCCAATTTGCTCCACCTTGCGCACAGCCGATTAATTTGGTTGCTTGATTTACATTTTCAGTTTGTTGTAATGCTTTAATAGCTTCTTCTACTGTAAAATTAACAACTTCTTTTTTAGTTTTATTTTTCCCAGTAAAAGTATCAGTTTGAGAATGACAATTCGGGCATAGCCAACGAAGATTTTCTTTTCTATTATCATCTCTTATACCATTAATATGGTCTATTTGTAATGTTAAAGAAACTCCATTCCATTCTCCTCTGTTATCGCATATTGCACATTTATATTCTAAAACATTATATTTTGCTAAATAATCTTTTAAAACTTTTCTAGTAACAGGAGAATTTTCTGTTAATACTTCTTCTAATTTATATTTTAGTGGCATATTAACCACCTCCTTACATTAGATAAGTAATAACATCGAATTCAAATTATTATAATTCGCACTCGAAATATAAATTTTGGTGAGTTTGGTGGGAGTCGAACCCACAAAACCTTGGGTTTGAGCCAAGTACCTATGCCAATTCGGTTACAAACTCATATGGTCCACGCGACTGGATTTGAACCAGCAATGTATCTTGCGTCGCGGATTTTGGTCGTAGGAAGGAGTGTTGCTCTCCAACAAGCCACTGGGCCTACGTAAGTCCGCTGTGTCTCGCCATTTGCACCACGCGTGGATACAACCGCAATCCGATACCAAGATTAACGCGGCGAAAACCCTTTAAGTAAGTATCTGGGCTACTAGCGATTTTTATCGTTGTTCGCCGCAACGACAGGATTATGGCTGCGTTTTCTATATATTATAAAAGAGATTGCTTCTATAATATATAGTTATCAGTCCTGCTGACCTAGGTGGTTTATTTTAAGTCCAACCGCCAAAGAGACTGCTTGAAAGGGGTTTATCGTCTCCCATCCGACCGTAGGTTAACCTATTATAAAGGATTTTTCTGTTGCGCATTATAGCAACTCTTGCGTGTGCTTATTCCAAGCTAGTATATATCTTTCAACATAACTTACGAAACCCGTCGTGGGGCATTCCTTTATAGCGGTGGCGCTTCTCACCATTGGCCGCGATTTGTTTACGAGCCCAGTAGGGTGGACCCGGCGCCAAGCATTGATTTAACCGGTTCAATTACTCAAAACCTTTGTACTTCCAAACTATAAGTAAGGAATGCGGTAACGCCATTAATATTGGCCGCAATTTGCTGAACTAATCTGGCGTTTAAATCTGCCACTCATCAAGCATCTCTGCCTGCTTGCGGCGACTCCAAGAAGAAGAAAACACAGTACGAGACTTGCGAGTCGTAAAGCGCACAATTATCATCCTTTCCTTGTTTCTATAAATATTATAACATAATTTTTATTACTTGTCAAGTATTAGTTTATCCAATCCTCGACATCTCCTGTCCCATTCTGGATCAGGAATTTCATTTTCATAATACCAATCATATTCATCGCTCTGCGGGCCAACAAGAAAATCATCCAGATAATTCATAAATAATTTATCTCCTTTCCCTTAACTATATATATTATACTATAATTTTTAGAAAAAGTCAATTATGTAATTTTAGCCATTTTTGATAATTATTGGGGTCTTCACGCATCTCTTTTTCTTTTTGGTTAAATGGGCAATCATTACAATTAGAAATATATTTTTCTAATCGTCCGCACCACATTTCACTATAATCGCCAAAATTATCTATACGATGATACGGAAAATCACATTTAAAATTATTCCAAGTTATCATTTAATTCCTCAACTTGACTTTCCATACTATTAATTTTCTTTTGATCTGAAATAGACCAATTTTTTGAAGGTTCCCATCCACGAGGCCCATTGCGCTTTTTGTTGTTGGTTTTAGCACTACACATTGGACAGGAACAATGAATTTTATTATCAGCATATTGATGGAGATTATTGTACATAGGCCACCATTTACCTGCGGAAATATCTCTATCAATGTGGTATTTACGAAGTGCCTTAGTCCAACTTTTTGTACGAGTATAAGCTCTATCGTGGATTGCCATATACAACAACTCCTATTTAATTTTATTTTAATATAATTTGTTTTCGATCAATTAATTTATATTTCCCATAAGTTATTTTTGCGTGACAATTAGGACATAAAATAATTAAATTGGTTAAAGAATTATTTTGTCTATTTTCATCTATATGATGAACTTGTAATATATCTTCATCTTCGTCCCAATTACAAACAGCGCACTTATGGGGATAATTTCTAAAAGCTAAAATACGATATGTCCCAATTGTTCCTGTATCATTTTTTATTGCATTATAATGAGGCGGGCGCATTATATCGAATTGTTCACCGCTATCTATTCTTTGAGCTAAATCTTTATGTTCTCTACAACAAAAATGTAATCCACTTTTAGAATTATTAGCTTTAGATTGAGACAAATAAAAAATTTTATGACAATAAGCACATTCACATTTTACAGAATTATTTTCTTGTCTTCGTTTTTCTGCAGTACATTCTGGACAACTTGAGCGAGTGTCATTAGCTTGTCTCATGAAACATTCAGCAGTAGCTGTAAAATCAATATTGTGTATATTACAATGTAAAGTTATAGGTTTTCTTTGACCTAAATATTCACTTACTACAGAATATTTATCTCCAAATGTCTTATATACTCTTTCTTCAAATTGTTGTTGGCTTAATTTTCTACTCATAATATCACCCTAATAATATTTATTAAAGAAAAGACTTGATGTTAGGGCATCATTATCTCATAAATTGATCAGATTTATGCTTCTCTTTTCTTTGCTTGGAAGCACCGGCGGGACTTGAACCCAGCATCACCGGCTTGTGGTGCGAGACGGCAGAGTTGAACTGCACTTTACCCTATCTCACAAAGGCCGGCGTGCTTACCTTTGCACTACGGTGCCATATTGCGGCATTATGCCAGCCGCACGGCTGATTCGATTATGGCGATTACTCCGAGAAGTTCATCTACGGACACTTCCTCCCGAATCAATAAAGCCCGCAAAGTATTCTGGCCGCGGAACGCCAGTTGATTAGGCTTGCACCGCAAGTCTATACTTAAACTATCTACATCTAATCTCAAACATTCCCACCGCACACGTCCTCGATAGTTCTAGCTTGATAAGCATCAAGTCATTAAATGAAGTGGACGATGTATGCATCCATCGCTTTAACGGCACCACTATGCACCGAATGGCTTCAACGGTCATCACTCGGACTGTTAGCCTTTCACCTTGGCACAGCCTTCAGTTCCCTCTTAGTTTCACGCTCAGTATTAAATAATACCTTTTGGTACTTATAGCGCCGCCGCGAAAAGGCTTGGGATAAAGCGCCATTAAAGCGTGTTTTCTTTCGGTTAATACCTATCCGCATTGTGGTTGACACGCTAAACCCACATAGGCTCCACTAAGCACCGCATCTGCGGCACGGCACTCGCTTCATAGCCAGAGATAAGCTCAAGTCTTATCTTCTAAAATAATTGGTGAGCCAGGGTAATTTAGCTACCTGTGCACGGGTATTACCGCATTGCTGCTCGATTTATGCCTACTCTGGACAACAAATTCCAGTACGCCAATTCAGTTCGCTACGCTGATTCTCCTTATTATTGGTAAGGTATGCTACTTTACACTAATTGGTTTTCGACATTACCATTTCATAGAATGGACTTGCTTATTAGTCAGGGTCTCTCCCTCTAGTCGCTTCTAACGACTTAATTGCGCAAATCAACCGGTTGCTTTAAATGAAGTGTCTTCTATCATAGGTCATGACTTCTATGGCAGTTATTACTTCATTTAAAATACTGTATTTAATTGGTTTTTCCTATTTATATAGCGCCGATAAGTTCACTCGGAGTAACAGCTTGCTCTCCTTTTGCGCTGAGTTGCGGAGAAGAGATTTGCACTCTTGATCTATTGGGTATGAGCCAATTGCCTTAACTACTTGGCCACTCCGCATTATTGGTGAGTTCCCTCACCTTGTATAAATATTATATCAAAATTTTTAGTGAAAGTCAAATAATGGACAATCCTTAAAATCGTCAAATTCTACGACATCATTATCATAAAATTCTCCAAACCAAAAGCTTATTTGTTCTACATTATCGTGACCATAATATTTCATAACCTTGTTCATAAGGTCACCTTCATCGTTACCCACAACAACACCAGACCATTCTTCGGGTTTTTCTCCATAATTATTAACTTTTACTTTATAAAATCCATTCATATTAAATAAGCTCCTTTATATCTTCCCACTTAATTTTTACAATAATACGATTACCACGACGGTCACGTAGCTCAACAGCGGGTCTACATACAATACCTTCCATTTCTCGTACATCTTCCGCAATTATCGAATTAGGGTGCTTCTTAACATAATTTACAGCGTCTTCAAGCGAACCGCCACCCACAATTGGGACGACCTTAATACCAAACATCTTGGCGGTGCTTTCAACCCATTCACGTTCTTGATAATTCTCACCAATTAGAACGTCAAATAGAATAAAATCAACGCCATCGGCAATATACTTGCCACCGCCCTTCTGAATTTTACGACCATAGCCCTCACCGAATAGAATAACTTCCTTATCGCCAAAAGCCTGCTCAAAAATTTGAGCATTAGTCTCACCGCTAAAAAGTTCATTTAGACGAGTGATAAGTTCTGCGGGAATAACTGCGTTATCGGTACGGCCACTAAAAGTAACCTTATGGCCATCCCAATACACGCGGATATTAGTGCCGTCTATCTTCTCAGTCCATACCCAATCACAATACTGAAGAAACTCAATAGTCGGGTCACGAAAAATACCCGGCATTAGCTTTTTAGTGCCTTCCATATCGCGGGCAAATAGAGTTTCAATTTTTTCGTACTTACGCATATTTAATCCTTTCTTACCAAATTACGGTGCCTTCATTCGCGCAAAGATAATCATATTCATTACGAGTTAGCCAACGAATAATAGGAGTGCGATGTTCAGTATAATGCTGATTAAAATCTATATGCTCATAATGAAGAGTTCCAATAAGAACTTCTACCACGTGAATAGGAGTTTCGTTTTCAGAAAAATCATGAATAGTTCGTTCGTCCAAAATTGCCCAATCGTGAATATCTCTATAAATAGGTCTGTACTTTTCCACTATGTTATTCTCCTTTCCTTTTACTATAATAATTATATCAGAATTTTTGGAGAAAGTCAAGAAATTATTTTCTAAAAATTGATTCTTTCAAAAGTTCATTTATTTCAGAATTAGTTCTTTGCAGATTTTTAATTTGTTCTATTAGAAAATCAATAATTTTATAAAGCTTTTCTTTATCATTATTTTCATCTAAAAGCATATTAAATCTCCTTATAGCCATAGTGAGTAAGAAGTTGTCGCATATTCGCAGAACCACTAGCGTTCATGCTATGAATGTGAAAATAGCAGGCAGGGAAATGATTTTCTATCATCCACTTACAAACATCATATCCTGTGTGCGCGAGTTCATTGTAACCATCTTCAGTTTCGCCAAGGTCGTGATCAAGGTCGAGAATAAGCACTTCATCCTTGTCCATATAATCTTGCATATGGTCAAGAATATGAATTACTTCCTCATAAGAACGAACAACACAAGGAATCCAATGCTCGGTATTCAAATGCTGTCGAAACCAAGTATCATCTTCGCGCACATCATCCAAATAAATGTAATAGTTCATTTTCCTCATCCTTTCTATAAATATTATATCAAAATTTTTATAATAAGTCAAATAAAAAAGAGATGGATTTCTCCATCTCAAATTTATACTTAACCTTAGTAGATGTCTTTGTAGCGAGGAGCGTTAAGCTTGTCTAGCATAAGGTCAATAGACGTCTTACCAGACAGAATCTGCTCAAACAGTACAGGACTGCAGCCAGACACGTAAGTAATGCCACTCTTAGGATCGTCTAGGAAAGTATCGTTGCGAGCAGACACATTCCAGAACACTACGTCAGGGAACTCATAGCGGTTGCCGCACTTCTGAGCCCACTTACGACGCATAGACTCCATAAAGGTTTCCTTATGACTGGAAATACCCGCAGAACGATCTACTTCCATATCGGACACGACTACAAGAGTCTTAGGCATAGCGTTACGAGGTAGGCGATACTGCATAGCAGTATTTAGCACTAGGTCGAAAACACTTTCAAGATTGGTATTCTCGCACACATTGGAGCGGATGATACGAGATACCTTGTCGCAGAAGTCCGCACCAAAAACCTCTACCAGACGAGCCTGACGGCTGAAACTGATATAATGGTTCTTGAAAGGACCGTTGGCACGCTCTGCGGCATACATTGCCAGAGATACCGCAACCTGCATAGGAGAAGCAGTATTGCTTGCTCCATTTAGCATAGAGCTAGAAGTATCGCAAACAACCATAGCGTTAAAGTTTTCACCCGCAGGGAAAACATTACGTAGGTTATCCCAATACTTATTAACCATTAGACGCTGGGTGTCGTCTAGGCGAGGTTCGCGAGAACCATAATTCCAGTAGGAATCACAGTGCATAACCTTCTGTGCCTCACGCACAACGTCGTAAGGATATAGCTTACCAGCATTTACCTTGGTAGAAGTATCCTTCGCGAACTCACGATACTTCTGCTGAATCATATCGCGACGCTCGAAAGCCTTGCGATAGATCAGGCCAGCACGAGAAGGTAGATGAGAGAAATCAATCTCGTCCCAACGGTTCTGGGACATAAGACGCTCTACAACGTGGATACGCTCACGCAGAGCAGATAGAGTCTTACGATACTCACGAGGAGATACGTGAAGAGCAGCAATAATGCGACGAGCATTATGCTTAGTCTTGGCAGAAGAGGAGTTCTCGGAAGGAATCCACTTGCCAAGTAGAGATACTGCGGCACCGGCCTGATACGCCTTTAGGTCGCTAACTAGCTGATTTTCAATCAGCTTCATAACAGCATCCTCGCAAGGAGTGTCAAATAGGACAAACAGATCATCCCAGCGGCCGAAACCATCACGGGCAATGGTATCAAGGTTGCGTAGTACAGCCTGCTTGTCGTAGGTAGCAAGCCACTTTAAGCAAACACGGAAGAAACGACGCTCACCCTGACCCTCAAGAATATCACGAAGATACCATAGGCACTTTAGAGCATAGGCAGGGTTCTCCTGATATGCGTTCTTAAAAAGAACGATACAATCGCTCTCGGTGCGAGAACGATAGGAGCCGCCAAGTGCAAATAGGTCGTATAGCTTGGACATAGTAGACTTCTTGGCTACCGCACCATTTTCGGTATACTTGAAGTTATCCTCTTGCTTCATCGCATTGATAAAGGAAGAAGCGTGAGCCTTGCTAATATTCTTACGAACAGGGTAAGAATTCTGAGAAGCAACAAAATTAGAAACTACCTGATTGAAATTAGTCATAATTTTAAATCTCCTTTTCATTTGGTCAGCCCTGGACTAGGGCTTTTCTTTTTTACAATATTATTATAGCAGAATTTTAATTAAAAGTCAAATGATTAAAAGTAAAATCTTCTCTATAAGTATCTTCAGGATTACAATGATATGTAATTTTATCTTTTAAATCATTAATAATTATATGTAATTCATCATTTTCTTTATTTAATTCTTTAATTTCTTTTTCTAATTGATGAACTAATTTTTTAAAATGTTCGGCTTGTTCTTTATAGGTATATTTATATTCATCCCCCATAATTACCTCCTACTATTTTTCCATATAATCTTTTTTAAATGTTTGTAATGCTTTTCTGCATTAAATAAAGGGATTATAAATTCTACGTCATCATTTGGGTGCGGCCAAAGCAATCTAGGTGCTGAATCTAGTAAATTTTTTATTTTTTCCTCTTTTTCTGGTGGGAGAAGGTAGTTTTGTGCGTTTCTTTTTTTAAAAATATTCATTATCCAAAATCTCCAAATTCAATATATCCGTTATTATTTTTTAAATGTTCCCACCATTTTTCACCAGCTTCACGGATGGCTTTACTTTTACAAATACCACAGATACAATAACCAATCGTGCCTAAACCAGTAGGGTGAAAAGAGTATTCATAACCTCCACCAGAAACACCATGATAATGATTAGGATTATTATGAATTTCTTCATCGTGCTTTAAAATCCAATTATTAATTTTCTTTTCTTCCGCTTCAGTAATAGGAAAACCACGATACATATTTTGCTTTACTTGTTCTAACTCTTTCTTCATATTTTGAAGTGTAGTATCGGCCCATTTTTCTTCATATAGTTCATTAAATTGACGCTGTAATCTATCATTATTGTGAGTTAAAGAAAGTAGAACTTGCTTCAAATCTTCAATCTTATTTTCTACAAGTTTAATATCTCTGTCAAGAAAAAAACTTCTAGCAATTTCTTCTGGGGTTTCTAAATCTGGAATTACTTCAATAATTTCCCCGTTATTCGTAATCATATTTTCTCCTTACTCATGCTCTTCCATAATTTTTGCTGTATTAATTTTATACTGTTTTACCAGTTGATTTAAAATGTTTTCTATATTATCAAATTCCCAATAAGGAATTTCAATTAAATTTATATGAAAAGTTTTGCATAAATTACGTTTTTCTTCGTCATATTTTTGTCTTTTTTCCAGAGCTTCTGGAGTATTCCAGCCACTTTTATGAGAGATATAATGAATATCGCCTTGATACTCAATTAAAAATTGTAATTTATTTTTCTCATTAAAAATAGCAAAATCAAAACGTGGATAACTACCATTATTATATTTCATTTCTTTATTAATATATTGAGCTTTAAAAATAATATTATTTTTTAATAACCATTGTTTAATACGGCTTTCACCTTTAGAATTTAAACAACCACAAGATTGAGTATTTCCGCTTTTTAAAGCTTGCGTTATTACACTAATAGTATTACCACAGTCACATTGACAAACCCATCGAGATAAAGCATTCCCACCAGATGTATAATGAGAAGAATCGGGCTTAATGGCTATTAGTTTACCAAAACGTTGGCCAGTTAAATCTTCTCGTCTAAGATCGGCATTTTTACAACCACAACTATGAGCTCGACCACTTCGTAAGCTTTCTGTTTGAATTGTTATTATCTTACCACAATCACATTTGCAAATCCAAGTTGATTTAGAGCGTCCATCATTTCTTTTAATACTTTCTCCAGGTTTTAAGCATAATAAATAATCAAATTTTTTACCCGTTAAATCTATTTTATGTTTATATTTTAAACAACCGCAATTTGTAGATTCTCCCTGTTTTAAAGACCGCCCACAAATTTCCTTGATAGTTCTTTTTTCACATTGGCATTCACATATCCAATATTGTCCATAAGAAGTTTTTTTACTAGATTTCTCTTTTACTAACCATCTTCCAAATTGCTGTCCAGTTAAATCAATAAATTTTGACATGTTATCACTCCTTAATAATGATATTTATATGAATAAGAGCTCAATGATTAAGGCATCGTTATCTCAATAAATGGCCAATTTATTGCTCCCTCTTATTTTATTTATTAATTAGTAGTTTAGCAGTATTTATTAATATCTGCTTTAATTGATTATCTATATTAAAGCGTTTAGCATTAATTTCAATAGATTCAAAAATGTCTCCATTTTGAGTTCTTTCTGTACTTGCCATCCAATCAGCGAGCATTTCAAGAATATCTGTCAAATCCATTCCATTAATTCCGTTTTCACCAAAATATTCTGGATGATGGCGATTATATTTATAATGATGTTCTAAAGCTACTTTTAATTGTTTTAGTTCTTCATTATATTCAGAAGAGCCAAATTTTATATTACTTAAATTTTCAGTATGTTTTGCAAAAATAGGTGCTTCAATATCACCTAATTTACTTTCATCATGATGAGTTCCTTTATCAGTTAATCTATCTATAAAAAAACGTAAATAGAATTGAACACGATTAATATGTTCAATAGTTTTTAACTTACATTCATCAAGTGTCATTTTATCTTCCTCCTTTCTAAAATTATTATATCATAAATTTTCTATTAAGTCAAATAGAAAAACGCACGGTTTCCCGTGCGTTAGAGGTAGGTATTTTAAAATTGAATTACTATAATTTATAATAAATGGAGCGTTCGGCCAGAATTGAACTGGCATATGAAGTTTTGCAGACTTCCGGATAAACCATTCTCCCACGAACGCATTAATACTCAGTAAACCATTCTCTCAACCCTTCTGTAATACTTTTGTTTGGAATAAAACAATACATAATAAGAATTGGAAGAGCCCATATTGTAAATAAAATATCTAAGTATAAATAAATTTTTAAAAACATTATACGTTCCTCTCAGTGGCTTTAACAATGGCACATAAACTAGATAATAAACAACATGCTAAATTTAATCCACGAATATATATTAAATTATCTTGGCAAACATAGAAACAAAAAAGATTTAGTGCGGCTAAAAATATATTAAAATAAATCATCCGTTAAAATCCTCCAAATAGGTCATAAAAACCATCATCCAAGCAGAAATATAAACTACCCAAAATTGCCAAGTATTAATTCCAAAACCGTTACTAAACATTACTACTGTAAGAATAGTCCCAAAAGTAATGCGACCAAATTTGTATTTATTCATTGTATTCTCCTTTAAATGGTGGAGCCTCGCGGTACTGCCCTTTGTTTTCTCGGCCCTTGCTTTCCGAGCGTGTTCTTTACACTACGGCCCCATATGGTTGGAAGGGCGGGAATCGAACCCGCGGCAACTGGTTTATAAGACCAGCCCAATAACCGCTTTGGTACCTTCCATTAAATCTCGCGGTTTCTTCTCGTATTGGCATCTTCCGGGCCTCAATCCATCCGAGCCGCCATTTGATTTCGCCGCGAGAATAACATAAAAAGTTCGCACTCGCGTTGTGCGTTCTCCAAAATATTTGTGCCTCTTTCTACTATTGGTTGACACGCCTATCGGGCACCTCACCGCCTATTATTCACGCACGGATTCGTGGCCCACATTAACGAAGCGGACTTCCGCCTAATTTATCTTATTGACTTACGGTTGGTTAGGAAACCGAGCGAATCTTATGTGTATTCCGGACTACCTTATGGGGTAAGAGAACTCCCAGCGTTCTTTAATGGCGAACACGCAATATAAGTTCTACTTTACTTATATTGTTAGCCCCAGCCACTCCTTTTTCTTGTCGCGAACAAGAGGATTTTTACAGGAGGAACCAAATGGCAGGAGAACCTGGCTTTGCTCCAGGACTAGCAGTTTTGGAGACTGCCCGACTACTAATTATCTTATTCTCTTTTATTTCCAATTAAATCCATAAGCAGATTGACGTAAACCATTTTTTACTCTGCCTATTGATGCAGAAATATTATCCCAATTTTGAGATTGAGTATAACCATTTTCAAAAAGCCATTGTCCTACTTCTTTATGAGAAGAAAATTCTTGGACTAATTGATGATTTTTTATATCATACGCACTTATTTTAATTTGTTTAGATTTAATTTCATTTATATGAGTATCTATTCCAGAATTTTTAATAGCTTTTTTAATTACACTAGGATCGCAATCAAAATCTTCTGCTAATGTTTTTATAAGTTTTCCTTGTTTATATTGTTCTACAATAGAATTGTAATCATATAATGATTTACCTTCTCCACCTTGTGTTGCATTATAACCATAATGATAACTATTATAATATTTTATCCAATAAATTTCTCGTTCTGATAATATTTCTACTGGAGCTATTTCTACTAATTCTATTGAAAAATTTTCTGCGCCATATTTTTTTATAGCTTTATATAGTGGTCTATCTTGATATTCTGTTCTGTTGCTATCTTTTAAATGCTCTTTAAATCTTTTTTCAATAGAATATAAAGTTTTACCAATATATATTTTTTGATTGGTTTTATTAATTATTTTATAAATATATCCATTCATAAGACCACCTTTATAAGAATTAAATTGGGCCGATATAAAATATCTTCATCTCGTTATTTAACGCTACCCCTTTTTTATTTCCTTACCTTACATAAATATTATAACAAAATTTTTATAAAAAGTCAAGGATTACGTTTCTTTGAAATTATATAAACAACTATACACATTAGTCCTATTAAAATTGAAATTGGAATATATAGAGGAATATCGTCTCCTGTCTGTAATAAATCTCCATATAAAGGCGTATTATAATCAAACAACTCAATTAAATCTTCTAATTCCGTTTCTGTCATTTGACTAACTTTTTGATAAAATGAAGATTGTGGAGTCGTAGGAGTTATATTTTTTATAATTTCTTCTATATATTCTGGTGAATAAGTAATTAATGGAGTAGGACTTGGAGTAGGTATTAAATTTTCTGTTGATTGTGGGATTCGTGTTGGTCTTGGAGTAATAGAGACAGGTGTGTCAGCGGGAAGTATTTCCGTTGGCATAGGAGTTCTTGTAGAGTCAATAGTTAGTGTGATACTTGGAGTTGTTGTAGGCTTAACTGTTGATATGGGTATAATTGTAGGTTCATTTGTCTGTTTCTCCGTAGATTTAGGTTCCAATGTAGGTATATTAGTAATTTGTGGAGTTGAAGTAGGTTTTATTGTTTCGGTAGGTGCGGGAGTAGGTCTTGGAGACTTACTAGGTTTTTCAGGGGTAACTGTGACAACTGGTGTATCAGTTGGTTGTATGGTAGGAACTGTGGTGGGCTCAACTGTTGGAGTGATGGTAATAGTTGGCGTGGAACTGGGTTCTGTTGTTGGAGTTGGGTTTGCTGGAACTGGAGTGGGTGTTGATGTTGCTGTAGGCTTTTCTGTTGGTTCACGCGTAGGTTCCTCCGTTGGTTTTTCTGTTGGAATTGGAGTTAAAGTAGGCGTTGATGTTGGAGAAATTGTTAGAGTAGGTGTAGGTGTTATAATTGGTATAGGGCTTGGAGTAAGAGTAGGTTTTATAGTTGGTGTTAGCGTAGGACTTGCTGTTATTATTGGAGTAGGAGTAATTATTGGCGTTGGACTTGGAGTAATTACAACAGTAGGAGTAGCAGTAGGTATACTTGTTGAAGTAGGTGTTGGTATAGGTGTTGCAGTAGGTTCTTCTGTTGGAACAGGAGTTTTAGTAGGTATTAAAGTTGGAATAGGAGTGGGAGTTTTAGTTGGCGTAACAGTCAAAGTAGGAGTTGGTTCTACTGTTGGCTTATCAGTAGGTTTCTCTGTAATTATTACGGTGGGGGTTATAGTTACATTTGGAGTAATTGTAGGTTTAATAGTTACTGTTGGCGTAGGAGTTATAGTTGGCGTAGAGGTTACAATTATTGTTGGGGTAGGAGTAGCTGTTGGAGTAACTGTAGGAACTATAACTGGGGTTGAACTTGGTGTAACTGTTGGAGTAACAATAATTATTGGAGTAACAGTAACTGTTGGAGTAACAGTAACAGTAGGCGTCACAGTAGGAGTAATTGTAGGTGTGACTGTCGGCGTAAGAGTAGGTGTTATAGTTGGAGTAGGTGTAGGTGTTGGCGTTTCAGTAGGTTTAATTGTAGGAGTTGAGGTTGGCGTTAACATTGGAGTTGATGTTGGAGTTGATGTTGGCATTGGAGTTGATGTTGGCGTTGGTGATGGCGATAGAGTTGGCGTTGATGATGGAGTTGGTGATATGAATGGCGTTGGCGATAACGATGGAGTTGGTGATAAAGTTGGTGATGGAGTTGGTGATGGTGATGGAGTTGGTGATGGAGTTGGTGTTGGCGATGGAGTTGGACTAGGACTTGGGGTAGGTGTGGCCACGATTTTCGCTTTATAATTTACTAAAACACTAAAAGGCTCACTTTCAAATATATTATTAAGTGAAGTAGATAATTTTATTTTATAAATTAAATTTAACACCTGGTCTTTAATATAATTACCTAAAGAAACTTTTCCTTCAATCATTTCACTAGATGTTACATCTGTGTAATCTTGATTATCTACAGACAAGAAAACTTGAAAGTTTTCTACAATAGAATTAAAAAGTTGCGTCATTTCAATACCGAAATTAATTTTTTGAATTATATCATACACATACCCTTCTTCCCCATTTATCTTCAATTCAGTAGATAAATTCAATTCATCTCCAGGAAGAATATATCTATTAGTATTCTCTTCATCATTTTCGTTAGTAACCGCGGCTGAAATATCTGCGAAACCTTCACCTTGTAAAACTTTTAAATCAAAACTACTTTTGTTCTCAACTTGGTCTTTTTCACGGGCTTCAATATCTATATTGTTCCAAGGGTCATCAGTAGAAAAATCAGGATAAAAGTTTTCACCTTGGACAGCATCAGAACTAGGAGTAGTTCCTACATAAGAACTACTATATAATTCTTGATAATTAGCAAAACGACCATAGTAACTTATGTAAAGAGTATAGTCTTTTGGAAGTATTTTAGTATAATATAAGTAATCACCTATAATTACATAATCAGAAATACCTTCAGCAACTAAATTACCTTCACTATCTAAAATACCAACATCTGCTAAATCCCAACTAATTTCCGCGCGCTCACCTGTTGAACGCACGGTTCTATAGGCATCTAATTTAACTCGTACCCAAGAATCTATACCATTTTGGGTGACTTCAGTTTGCATTGGAACGCTATATTTTTTAGTAGCTCTATCATAAAAATAATTATAAACAGAAACAGTTTGAGAAATATCAACAATACCTAAAGTTTTTGACATTTCTACTTCTGCTTCAAATACAACATCCTTTTCATAATTGCAATCTATACAAATGCCCTCATCATTGAAATTATGTGGTTCAAGTTCTGAAGTCGATAAATCCTCTCTTGGTTTGCCGGAGCTTAAAGTTCCGTCTGGTTGAACATAATATTCCCACACTTCGGTATATACTAAATGGTTTTCATCATCTTCAGGAGAAATATTTGTATAGCTTTCTAATTGAGTTTCCGCGAAACTTACCGAAGAAATAAAGATTATTAGTATCATAAGTAATGCAAATATTTTGTTTTTCATAATTTCCTCCTTATAAAAAAATAAGTATGCGGTTGTGGAGCCGCATACTTGATTTGAACAAGCATCTAGATTACGAATCTATTATTCTACCGTTGAACTAATACGGCAATTTGGTAGACCGAGTGGGATTTGAACCCACACTTAACCTGGTACCTTAAACCAGTGCATATGCCAATTCTGCTATCGGTCCATATTGGTGGGTGAGGTAGGAGTTGAACCCACGGTGTTTCTAACGTGTCTGGTCTACAGCCAGATGCCCTCGCCACTAGGCATACTCACCCATAAAGTCCGCAGTATTTTATTTCACCTAGGACACCCCTGCGGCGGGCGACTCTTTTTCCTGAGTAAGGCGCGACATTTTTATAACTATTCTAGTTATTATGTCTTGTTTTAGTCTTTCTTAACTAACAATTAACTAAAACAAAGCCATAGCCCTATCTTTACAAGACCAAAATTGTTAGTGGTGGCACCCCGTGTAGGAATTGGACCCACATCTCACGGGCCGTAGCCGTATGCTCTATCCGTTAAGCTAACGGGGCAAATACTAGTCGCTTTAATAGAAGGATGTTTGTTAGACATCTGCCTAAACCATTTGGCTAACTACGCGATTTGGTGCGTGGTATGGGATTCGAACCCATATGTTCTATAAAGAACGATTGCTGTGAGCGACTATATAAATGGCGCGGGCTAAGGGATTTGAACCCTTGCGACTTTTACATCCTATCTGATTTCGAATCAGACCTCTTAACCCAGACTTGAGTAAACCCGCGTGGCGCCGGTAGAAGGATTCTAACCTTCGACCCTCAAATTAGAAGTTTGATGCTCTATACTCTGCGCTATACCGGCATAACATTAGTCAAATAAAAGAAACCGATTAAGTATCAACTTTATTTCTAGGCACTCGTTTTGCTTAATAGCTATGGTTTCTAATATTTGACCGTTCAACATACTACAATTTCTCAATACTTAAATAAAGAAAATTGCTGTTTGTGCCTATCAGTTCTTTCGGCCGCTATCCTCGCAGGTTTTAGAAGCCAAGGTTAGGAACTGTAGCCTTGCATAGTGCGACTATGCGTATTGGTGGCTTGGGATAGAGTCGAACTATCACCCTCTGGTTTTTCAGACCAGCACTACAGACCGCATAAGTTACCAAGCCATATGGCTGGGGACGATAGAATTGAACTATCACACTTCGGGTCAGAGCCGAATACCCTACCATTAGGTTAGTCCCCATTATATTTGTCGGATAGAAAGGGATTGCACCAATATCAATCTTCCCCGTTTTCAGACCTTCACTCAATAATGCTGCATCTCTTGAATGTGGTTTCCGAGCGTATGTCCGAATGCTCACGTCTGTTACGCTACCCGTCGCGACTAGCCACCAATATTTATCGAGCTGAAGGCTAGTTATACACTCGGGAAAGAGATGAGGTCATGACTCCTCTTAATGCCGTCTCCCAGTCATCCTCGCGGCTTCTGGTCGAGCAGGAAAGATTTGAACTTTCGATCTTGGCGTTATCAGCACCCTGCACTAGACCAACTGTGCTACTGCTCGATATGGAGCCGCCATTCAGACTTGAACTGAAAACCTGCACATTACTAATGTGCTACTCTACCAATTGAGTTATGACGGCGAATTTGGTAGGGTTCACGTACCTACCTACGTAAGTCGATGCACCGGCTTACGTTTCAACGACGCTGTTGCTCGTGCCCAGCGGGAATTGATATAAGGTTTAAGGCCCCACTTTCCTTATAGAGCAGAGAGTTTTATGTTCGAACTTTATTATCTCTCCCTCAACCTTACATAAATATTATACCAGAATTTTTACTTAAAGTCAATTAAAAGATACTGAAGAAATTATCGAATAGAGTTGGAATTAGACCCTTCGCATCTTCGCCATTTAGAGAAAGATGGTAAGTCTTGTAATCGCGCACGAAGGCTTCAAGCACTTCACGATACTTTGACTGAGCCGCGACCATAGCCTTACGAGCCTCTTCAACCTCATTCGCGCGAACCTTACGCTCAGCCGCGAGCTTCTCTTGCTTTTCCTTAGCTTCACGCTCAGCCTTTTCCCTTAGAATCTTTTGACGATTCTGTTCTTCCTTTACCTTAAATTCGGCTTCTAGACAAGCCTTTTCTGTGTCATAAAAACGCTGTGTTACATCACTATAAAACTTCATATAAGTTCCTCTCCTTATAATTTTAATATGTCAAGAGAGATTCCTCTCTCCCTCTTGACATATTTATTATAACATAAAATTATATAGAAGTCAAATATTTATTTCTTTCCATCCTGCGGGATACGCCGATGGAGACCAAACATTATTGGCAATTTGACATTCATATACTTTACCTTCAAACATTACTTTATCACCAATTTGATAACCATTTGTGCTAGAAGGTTGCTCCCATTCAGGAATAACATTTTCATCTGGAATTAAAACTTTCGCCCAAAGACTGGCGGCCGCGAGTGGAGTCCAAGATTCTTGAGAATTGTGGGGTTGTAGACAACGATATAAGATATTTTCATATCTTACTCTATCGTCTTTCTCATATTGAATATTGGGCTCCCATTTAGGAAACAATTGAACTGCTTCAAGCGCGTCTGTATCATCTAAATTTGCGGCAGCTTTTTCAATATATGGACGAAGTTTAATTGCTAAATCAACTAAATTCCCCATATTACTCTACCCCCAATAAGATTTTTGCGGCCTGAAGTTCTTCCTGCAACGCGGCAATATCAGTTTGCTGCTTGAATAGTATATCAAGATATTCATCTTTATCATATTCAGCAAGAGTGTAAGAAAAACAATTTATATTTTTTTCTTCTACTTCAAGAGTTACTTCTTCAATATTAGAAGCAACAAATACTTTTTTTGAAGTGGTCTCAATTTCTTGTGGTCTATTCATAGAATAGGTATGTTCATAAATTTTCATTTAAACCACCCCGTACCATAAGTTATAGTTATTATTATCAACTACAGAATTTGGAGTTGGAATATACATTACACGAGCGGTATCGTGCTGATAGTGGAAAGTATCTTTTTCAATATTGAAAGCATAATAGAAAATACCAGCATTAGTTCCTGAAGCGGAATAACCACCGACAATACCTGTGTAAGCAACATTTGCAGAAATTGGTGGGTAATAGTAATCTCCTACTGGGAAATTACTATTGGCATTAGAACTAACTTCAATTGGTAAATATACCCAATCGTGATTTCTATCAAAGCCAAAAGTGTTTATCCAATTTTCGGTCGTAGCAATTTTGAAATCAATTATTTCATCTTTATAGGTAACAATATTATTTACAACTGAAACATCGTCAATAAAACGCCACATATTTCCATATGGATTTTCAAAACCTCGATAAGAAATAGCACATTGGCCAGCAGCAGTATAAGTGTTGGTTTTATTTTCACGAATATTAGTTGTAGATAGCGCTTGGCCAGAGGCATTATTTAATACTAAAGTAGAGCCAGTATTACAAGAAAAATTGATGTTTGCTGTGCTAGAAAGTTGAGTAATACCCACATTAAAAGCATTTTGTAGATTTGGGCTGCCATACTCAACCATCATTAACATCTGATTTGCAGATTCAAATGCTAGATTTGTCATCTTCCAACCTTCACCGTTATTTTCACACATATGTTTTGCGGCGTTAGCTGTAAACTCTTGAGTTACTCCACTAATTGGTTTTGTATTTATAACCGAAACTAAGCAGTCATTTTCTAAATCTACATTTTGTGCATCATCTAAGTTATAAGTTCCAGAATTTACTCTATAGGTGCCACTTTCAAAAGCTGGTATTAAAATATAGCGCAAAGCATTACCATTTTCATCTCTGAATAATGGATGAAGTGTAAAACCAGCATATTTTTGCGCGGACAAATATAAATGTTCTTTGTTAATTTTATAACCATTTCCAGTATTAGAAACAGATAGTGGCACGCGCAAATAATAGAAAGCAGGTTGATAAACCATTATTCGTTTATTTCCTAAAGTAGAGGAATCTTCCTCACCAGTTAAGAAATATTCAATATTACCACTAGCATCTACGGCACAACGTCTGCGGCCGCCATAGAAAATAAATTTATCAAAGTCTGCGCCCGCAGTTAAACCAGCGGCCGCCTGTAAACGAGTATAAGTTTTATTAGCATAATCTAATTCTAACCCAACAATATTATCATTTCTATAAGTCCCAGTAACAATTTGAGTAAGAATTACGTCTGCTTCTGTAATAGAACTTGGTTGGATGTTACCATTTTCATCAATAGATACAATAGAACCTTCGTCCGCGGCAGAAATATTACCAGAAATATTACCAGAGCCACTTCCACTTGGCTTAATGTTTTTAATCTTATTTTCTAATTCAGTTTTCTGGCTATTCAGGGCATTGGTAATGGCTTTTTGAGTCATTGCCCCATCTTCATTAGAACCAGTTGAGGTATAATTTTTCATAATCTTAAATGAACTTAATATACCCTTTTTACGAACTTTTGCGTTCTTACTTTTATAAGAAGAATTATTATCATCTTCTACAGTAACTTCTGTAACGGCTTCATCAATAGCAGATTGAAGTTCTGCTGTAGCAGTAGCAAGTTTTTCATCTACAACTTCATTCGCAGCGGAAGTTACTTCTTCTTTCATATTCTCTAAATCAGTAGCAATTTCTTGCGCACGAATATTTACGGCTTCGGCCGCGTCTTGCGCTTCTTGCGCTGCCGCAAGTGCGTCTGAGGCATCGTCTACTTTAGCGGCAATTTCATTAGCTTTTGCCATAGCTTCATTAGCTTGACGAACCAATTTTTCCGTTTCTCCTGTAAAGGATTTCTTTTTGGCTATTATAATATCTAAAATATCCATAAGTTTCCTCCTTTAGATTTCTTTCCATTCTTTATTGCTATTAGCAATATAAACTTCAAGTTCTCCGCTTTCTCCTTCCACTACAATACAAACAGAACCTAGAGTAATTTCATTTGGATTTATATTTTCACGGTCTGCAATAGTATCGCAATAATGCTCATAAGTAATAATATTATCTTGAGAACCGCGTTTTGTCATTATGTGTGCCATTTATATCACCTTCTTATACTACTGTACCAGTATAGTTATAAACGTTACCAACGGAAAAAGTTTTTCCATTAGAAAGATTATCAACAGTCCAAGCAAATCTTTGCGAACCACTATTTGTGACAATATCAAAATAAAAATTACCATTTTGGAATGAAGAACCTCTCATAACAGTTCCATACCCAGAAATATTAACCTTTTGACTAGTAAGTATTTTACAAGAATAAGCATCTATATAAATATTTGCTACTTCTCCCATAGTTAAAGTTTGAAGTTGTTCCATTATTCCATCTGCGGTTATATTTTCCCCAACAAGTCTAATATAAGATACTGCATCAAAAGTACTCCATGGATACCATCTATTATTTATATAAGAACGTATATATAAATGTCTTGGACCTTGGTCGTGAATATTTCCATTAACATCAGAAGCTGAGGCTCCATAGGGATAAGCAATTTGGATAGGACCAAGACCAAGAAGACCAAACGTACTAGTATTATTTGGAAGATTCGATACAGAAGCTCCTCCATAATAACCAAAAGTATAAAGTACGGTATCATTAACATCTGTAATATTTAATTTTTTGGAAGTAAGTATTTGATAGTCTACTGAACCAGTATGCGCATCTGGTATAGGTAAGGAGTATATTTCAGCCTGGCTACCATCTTTTCTTATAGCAACAGACAATTTATTACCTCCATTTGCATCTGCGGTACTATAAAATGATGCCACATAAGAAGCTTGGTCTGATTTATAAAGACTAATATGTGGATTATCAACTTTAATCTTTAAATTGCCGCTCATAGTGTTTGTCCCGTCTAAAGCTAGGGCACCAATATTCGCGGGAGTAATATTTAAATTAGTTCTTGCTTCTGAAGCACTTGTAGCTCCAGTACCACCAACAGAAACTGGAATTACTCCGTTAATTAGTGGGACATAAAGATGGAAATCTCCTATTAAAGCAAGATTAAAACCAGAAGAAGTTAACCCTGTAATTCGCCAAGCTCCAATTCTATTACCTGCGCCAAAATTACCGAAGAAATCATAATCTCCTTCAGAAATTTTATATATAATTCCTTCAAAAGATTGCGCTGTCATATTATTAACAGTTAATATTTTAGAAACATCCGGGTCTGCGCTCCATTCAATTATAGCTGTTTCTCCAATGTCCATATAATGAAATTCATTATATATAGTTGATTTAGAAGCCTGGTCAATCTGAATAAATCTTGCCGCATTTCGCACTCCTGTGCGGACCCAAGGATACCATTTAGAATTTGAATAATATCTTTCATATACTTTTCTTACTCCAACGTCTCCAAAGACTTCCGCACGCTGTAAATTACCCATAAAAGTAGTTAAAAAATATTTTGAGTCTATTGAGCTATTATTTGGCAAATTTGCTACATCATCTGCATTTAAGAATGATGCTCCATATGTAAAAATATCAGCATCTGTTGAAACTTTAGATGAACTAGCTCCAAATGCGTCTAGATTTTGCAGAGCTTGAGAAGCTGTTGTAGCTCCAGTGCCTCCTTGTGCTATAGTTACGGGGTTTTTAGTAGTTAAAATATTATAACCTTTAGCAGTAGTTATTATATCTGATGGTGGTAAATAATATACTTCGTTTGCCTCTGACTCTTCATTTCTAACTGAAAATACTATTCTATTATCACCATTGCTATCAATTGTTTTAGAAATTCCTCCTGCAACTGTCTCAGAATCTTTGTTATAAAACCATAATGAAGCTTGAGTAGCATTTCTTTTTATATTTAAATTTCCAGTTAAAGTTCCACCAGTTAATGGTAAAGCATTAAGATTTTCCGCAGTAATTCCTAAATTTATTCTTGCTGCCGCCGCACTACTAGCTCCAGTTCCACCACTTTCTATTGGAATAATATTGTCTACTCCAATATCTCCAATTGCTCTCCAAGGATACCAAGTATTTGAATTAGTATTAAAGCGTATATACATACGAGGTGAACCATTTGAATTATACGGTATTGCCATTTGAATATTTTTTGAGAATATTACAAAAATAAAAGTATTAGCATCTTCTGCATCAGGTAAATTCGCACAATTTTTCTTTTGTACGAAAGCATACCCAATTAAATCCTTATCATTCACATCAGTGATAGAACTACCAAGATAATCACCATAAGCCCCAATATTTACAGGCGTAATTTCTAAATTAGCCCTCGCAACCGCGGCAGTAGTCGCGCCAGTACCACCTTGTGGTATGGTTACTGTAGTTCCTACGTGCAAAGCTTCTGCATCTTGTAGGTTATAGGTCTTGTCTACTAATTTTATTTTATTTATAATACCACCATTTGCCATATCCATTTCCTCCTTTATTAAGAAACTGTAACTGTTTCTGTACCAGAAGTAATAGTTGCAGTATATGTATCTGGAACTGCAATATTACCAGTTACTAAACGAACTCCTGTTCCAGAAAATGTTCCTTGATTTGTAATACTTCCATTTGGAGTACCCGTTACAGATACATTCCCCTCAGTACCAGCAAAAGCTCCGGTTGGTTCTTTAATTGTAGCTGTAGTTAACATAGTACCTGTTCCAGTGAAAGTTGGTGCAGAAGCTGAATAAGCCGCATCACCAGTTTTAACTGTAACATTACTTGTGGTAATAGAAGCACCAGTTGTATATCCTAATTGATATAAACTTAAAGTTTCATTGGCTACAGAATAATAAGTAATTGCGTTTGCGGGCGCAGTTGCATCTGGAGCTGCAGCAACAACTGTTTTTACTACGGTACTACTTGTAGGATTTTTAATAGTTGTTGTCGAACCCGCAGTTGCGACTGAAATTGTTGGGGCGCTAACGCTACCAGCAGGAGTATAATTTGCGGTTCCACTTGCTGGTACTGCTGAGCCAGTGACAGAAAAGGTTTTATTTGAAGTAGTTACTGTTCCAGCCGGAGTAAACTTACCCGTGGATGTAGTAGAGGAACCTGCCCAAGTAATTCCAGAAATAGAACCATCTGGAGTATAAGTTGCTGTACCAGAAGCTGCTGGCGCGACCGTTGCTGTTTTATTTGCAGTTGTTTTGGTTGTTACCGAAACTGCACTAACAGTATTATAAGTACCTGATGCACTATTTTTATAAGCTAAATCGCCCAAAGTATCTAAAGAACCTAATGCGTGCCATTTATTATCTGGCCCATAAATGAACTCTTGAGTGCCGTAGAAAAATAACTGTCCAGCCGCGGGAGTTTTATTTTCTCCATTAACTTTGGGAGTTTCATTTCCACCGTCTGTTAATTCTACAGAAGAAACTCCAATAAAGATAACAGCGTCACCGCCAGTTAGGGCTTCAATTTGACTACGAGCTACTGCGTCTTTTATGTCATAAGTAGTACCAGAAGGTAAAGTTATTTTACTAATATCTGCCATAATAATCCCTTCCTTTTTTAATTACGGTTTAAAAATAAAGTTTCTTCCGTAATGAAGTCTTCACAGTTTATTTTATTATTCCAAAATTGTCTTTCTTTTTCAGTAATGTGAATAGTGGTATTAGTTAAATGTTCATAAAAAGACTCTTCCATTTCTCCTAGAAATGGTAAATCAATTAAATAACTACTCCCATCACCAATTTTTAATCCTGCTACTCCAACTTCAGTTTCTTCATCTTTTTTAATTGTTCTATAATTTAAATAAACCATTAGTTGTCCCGCGGCAGGAATGTAATTTTTCTTACTATTCCATTCTTCTAAAGTTTTTGCTTGTATATTAATTCCATTAACAGAATTTGAATCAATAAAGGGTAAATCAATTACAGGAGTCGTACCATCACCAACTTTTAAACGAGAAAAAGGGTGAGTACTATCAGCTGTATAAATGATAGTCTCACCCTTTAGCGGAATAAAATTTATAGCTTTATTCCAATTAGCCTCAGTATCATTTTTCAACTGAATTCTCGTTTTTATGGTATTCGTCGCCATAAAATCACCTACTTGGCATCATTTCAGCCAATTATCTCATTGGTTAAAAACCATTTTAAATCTCTATTTTCTTTCATAGTAATATTCATATCTACATTGCCATTAATTCCGGAAATCTTGCCTGTGCTGGTATATTGCCATAAATCACATTCGTAAGATGGTTTTTTTGAACCAGCTATTGTTCCGTTATTAGAGCCATAACAAGGTATCCAAGTAATGTCAAATAAATCTCGTAGAGTAGAATATTTATATTGATTATATCTATGATGGGCTACATAACACCCAATTTTCTTATTTGTATTCGCGCGAAGTTCTTGCGCAAAAGCTTTAATAGCTTCAGTAGTAATTTTTTGTTCTTCAGCGTCCATTATATAAAATAAAGGATAATTTCCAGAATAAACTACTAATTTCTTAGCTTCGTCCTTCGCTTTTTCTATTGTGCCTGCATAAGAATAACAATATACTCCAAAAGGAATTCTATTTTTAATCATTGCTTGCGCGTATTCATCAAATTTAATATCTTTATCGGAACCACAAGAAGCGCGGACAATTACTAATCCAACTTCTTTTTTTAATTTCTCAAAGTTAATGTTTCCTTGCCACTTAGAAATATCAATAATTTTACCCTCTGGATTTATATCAAACCAGTTTTCATTTTTAGTTACTGTGGTAGGTTCATTTTTAATTGGGGTTGGCTCATTTTTTTTTATAATTGGCCAGAAAATAAAAGCTTGCTTCATACAAGACTGGAATTTATTCGCGGCCTGTTTACGTGGAGTTTCACTCTTATTTGGGTCATTAGCGTAAATATAAGTGTCATCGCATCCACGTGCGACAATAAAATGCTTAATCCGTCTGCTTTCGCAGCGGCCAGACTATCTCTTCATTTATTTTTTGTTCAATATCTTCATTATATTTAATTTCAAGAAGTTTATAATTATTATTCTTACAAAACTGCCTTTTTAATTCATCATGTTGTTGTCTTTTCTTTAACCCTTCTTCTCCTCCCCAGAAAGAAACTGCTTTGAAATGCTGTTCTCCTTGCATCTCTATTAAGAGATTTAATTGAGGAATATAAAAATCAAATCGCAAAGCATTAATATCTTTACAATTATCAAAAGTTTTTTCTTTTTCAAAAGCAATTTTATTTTTAGTAAGAATATTTTTAATTAAAATTTCATAAGAAGACTTTAAACAACCACAACTTTTTATAGAGCCATATGTCAAATATCTCCCGTCTACAATACAAGTTTTCCCACATTTACAATTACACAAATATTTAGTTCCATTTTTAAGTTCGTATATTCGTTCTTTTACATATAATAGACCAAAAGTTTGTCCAGATAAATCATTAAAACCATATCTATTTCGACAATCTTTACAAGAATATAAAATTTTATCTTTAATATGATTAGATTGGGCAGAAAATTCTTTTTTACAATAAGGGCAAATACAAATCCATCTCTTATGTTTTCCTGCTCCACCGCTATTTTGGTCTACTTCTTTAATGTAAACATTATTTATTATTTTCCCCGTATAATCTATATATTTTCTTCCCATATTTTTTTTCTCCTTAAAAGTTGTGTTAAAATAAAGCACGGCACTTCCACGCTGGAATTTCACCAGTCGTGTACTTCCTTACGGAATAGTCTTTACACCTTCCTTGTAATTAAGGCTTGGCACGGTATTGCCATATCTTTTCAGACTTAGGTTTCACCGTTAGCCGCTTATGCGACACCCTGCATTTACAGGTTCACCGTGTGTTTTATAGTAGAGGCCATTTTATACACAACCACTACTTGTCCAAAAATGATTATCGTTTGAATTCATACTACAAACCGCAAGAGCCCCTTCTCGCAATGCGGCGGTAAGAGTGGAAACACTACTTGTTTCAACATATTTTGAAAAACATTCGTGATTTTTGAAAACATATTTAAAATAACCCCAAGCTGTTCCACTGTTATAAGTTCTATAACCATTTTTAAGGGCTTCTTCACAGCATTCAACAGGAGTAATTTTACTATTTTCCCAAGTAGCAAGTATCATTGCCATAGAAGTTGGGCCGCATCCTGAATTACCAATAGTTTGAGAAGAAGTATGAGTAGAATATTTAACATTTTTCCACTTACTATCCCATTGTAAGAATTTTACGCAATTATTTAATATCTTACCATTAGTAGTTTGGCTTGCGCCCACGGGAGTAGCATTAGAATTTCCAGTAATTAAAGCCGCCCAAGTTTTTGGGCCGCAAATACCGTCCGCTTTTAAGCCAGAAGCACTTTGGAATGCGGCAATTGCCTTTTTAGTGTTTGTACCATAAACACCATCTACTGTAAGACCACCTATTAATAATTGAATAGCACATGTATAAGCACTTGTTCTGTTTTTACTAGTAGAACAAGTTGGTGTTTCGGCCGCGAGAATTTCCCAACTTTTTGCCCCAATAATACCATCAGTAACTAAACTATGTCGAGATTGCCATTCTACAACAGCATTAGCAAAGAGTTGGTCATAAATACTTGTTGCTTGTTTTCTTTCGGCATATCCAATTAAATATTGAGCGACTTTAACTAAATCTCCTTTGCTCTCTAATTTAATAGTAGCTAACATATTTATTCCTCCTCTATATCATCAGGTATTAAAAGTTCTATAATATTTCCTTTTCCGTCTCTTTCTAAAATTGTATTTGAAACCCAATCTTCGGGAATTTCTAACTCTTCTTCGTAAATAATAATTTCTTCCATAAAATCACCTTATTCCTCTGCATTTCCATTGTCAAGAATAGTATTTTCAATTAACAAAGCGTTAATTGGATAGTAGTCTTGGTCCCAGTAATATAAGATTTTTTCTTCTAAATCAAAATACAATTTATCTAATTCTCCTACTACTGGGAAATCAATGTAATTGGCATAGATAATTTGTTTATTTTGTAAGAAAGTTCCAAAACTTTCTTCAAAATCTTTCTCTGTTCCACTAAAACCACTTTTTTCGGCTATGGTGTATAATTGCCGTGTTAATACTGATATAGGTAAATTTTCCCAAGGATATATAATTGAAACATCTTTTTGATGTGGGATTGGAAAATCTAAAGTATCTGCATCTGATGGAATTGTAGAGCCCCAACTATATATATTACTAAGGCCAGCCACGCGAGGGCGTGGCGGCATAATTGCTTTATCGTACTCGAGAAGTAAATCCCGAGTACGATAACGTTCATAATTCCAATCAAGCTTCTGGTTCATCTTCAATCACTTCTTGCTCTGGTTCAGGAGTAGCAATTGTGTGTTTATAGCATTGGTTCATAATTACGCGGCCATCTGCGGTTAAGAGAGTGGCGGCGTGGGATTGAAGTTCAGAAATAGCGGCTGCCGCGAGAACTTCGTGGTATTTGGATTCGGCTTTAAGGCGAGCCTTAGAAGCGTCTTCATCATAAGCGAAGTGGACTTGATGGCCATATTCGCCATTTGCGTATTGTTGGATTTCTATGATATAATATTGATTCATAATGATTTCCTCCTTTTTTATAGCCTTTAAAAAGACTATATTGATTCTTTATAGAGGTGGGTTTATAATAGAAAAAATATTTATATTTGTAAGAGAAGAAAAAATTTATATACTCTTCGAGTGAGTGTTAGAGGCTACGATTTGAAAAGCAGTAACAATATAAATCTGTCTAAACATAGTATTATTCTTTTTATATTGTGTATCCGCTTATATTATTTGGATTAAACACCTCAGTCATCAATCGGATAGCTGGTATAATGTAAATATTCGATTTTCCATAAGATCGATAAGATATGCGGCAATACCCATCGCTGTAAGTTAGAGTAAAAGGATTGAATATCGTATATCCATTTTCGCCAATTTGAATATTTAATACTGCCGATGGCCCGGTTCGATTTCTAAATACTTTTGCATCATCATACGTACCAATTCCCATCCAACCACCAGTAGATACCCCTGTGGTGTTCCCGACATATTCGACAACAGTAATATATCTTTCATCCGTTAAAAAACGATTTTCGATGTAATCAGAAACAACTTCTTTGTTTGTGCCCGAAGCAGGACTTATATTACCGTTGCTGGCAACATAACCTGGTTCAAACGTCAAATTATAAGCTATATTTAATCTGCGTAGTGCGTTTGCAATATTTTCACCCATTCCCATCATCAATCTTCTTCTAATGTCCATCAATTCCATATTCCAGCCACCCCCAGACCATCCATTATGTTGATTTCATATGTTGTATCGGCCTCCAAGCTCGTCGAGTCAAACCCATTCGCCCACTTGACCGTCTGCCCTGTCGGCGGGGTGACGGTCAGCACAGTCGGGGTACTACCAGACTCAAACACTACATCTACAATACCACTATCGGGAAGTGTAATATTTAAACTCAAAACTTCCCCACAAATATATCTATGGTTATCTTCACACACAATAGTTGGTGTGCTACCTTCTACTTGAACTGTGATTGCTGCACCGCTATCACCTTTAATGGCGGTGGCGCTTTCAAAAGTGCCGTTGGTTGTTTTATATTTTAAAGTTGTTGGGTAAATTGTTACTGGCATTTATGCCACCTCCTTTTAGTGTGACCAGTATTTTACTTGGATGTCTCCGCTTGCTGATGACCAGATGTTGTTGGTGCCGCGGAGGGTTTTGAGTTGGGTGGGAGTGAGAGTAGTAATAAGAATCGGCGTAGCAAGTTTATAAGCACATATAATTCCATTCATTGCTTCTTTAAATTCTGCAGGAGTAGAATTAGTATAATTAGTGTCACGAATTGCAACATTACCCAAATTTAATTGTTGCGAATCATTTATAGTTTTATCATTCGTGGCTGTAACATATTTTTGTTGCTCATATGGATAAGCTGTACATAATACAGTATATTGGTCAGAATGTTCTTTTAAATTATTTAAATTACGTGTATAAAATATAGAAGGATTATTATTATATTGTACCCAAGTACAAGTCCCAAGATCAATAATGTCCCAAGCTTTCCAAACTTCCCCCGTCACCAAATCAACATACCCACCATAAATCGTTCCTGCTTCGGTTGTCCAGTCGATTGGGAGGGTTGTGCCTGAGTAGGGTTCGTAATCGGTGGCGGTAGTGCCAAGTTCAAGTTGCATGTTGTTAAATGTTGCGCCGTAACTATCAAAACCTAAATAATTATGAGAAATTGTAAATGCACCATCGGCATCCGGTTTATTGGTTACGGTGTGAACTCCGAGAGGCGTTGCAGTATTTATGAACTTGCCACTGATTAAAGCGCCATTCATATAAAGTCTGCAATTTGATATATTTTGTCCCAAATCTTTCGTAACATTGGCTTGTAACGTAAAATCAAGATTTGTTGGAAGTTTCTCGATACTCTTTTGATATGCTGGTCTTACCAGAGGCCAGTTTTCAATGATTTCGTCACTCGTAGCCGTATCCAACATATTCTTTCCAGTCCTATATATTTCCACTCCCGTCCATCCACTAATCGCCCTGACATTCTCCGGACTCGGGTCACCTTCTCCTTCCTGCACCGGACTAAAATACACCTTACATTCCTTCAACGGCGCCACCACATCCGTTACGAAGTTTTGTAAAGGCGCGGCCGCGGGTTTAATAATGTGGGGTTGGTTTGCAATAATGAATTGCTTACGTGCGAGAATATCTTGCGTTTCGTGCAAGTCGTATTCGACTTCAACATAATCGGCGTTAGACCAGACGTTGTTTTGGCCTAGGAAGGTTTGGAGTTGGGTGGGTGCGAGATTATATATAATTGGCTCTGACAACTTATAAACCATCTTATCGCTAGGCAAAGTTTTTCCGTCATAATAACAGATAAATCCTCCGCTACCCAAAGCTATAGCTGATGGATAATTAGTCAAATTTGTAGAATATGATGCAGCGTAATATTTTTCCGCTATAAAATCAGGTGCAACAGTATAACTGGGAATTTCCAAGTCTATAGAATTAGAAGCCCTGGCCCTAGTGCTGCTTCCACTCCAATTTAAAGATTCTAATGCAATAGATTTCCATTCTTCACAAACTTCCCCCGTAATCAAATCAACCCACCCACCATACACCGTATGATTTGGGTCATAGGATTCGTATTCTGTTGCGGTTGAGCCGAGTTCGAGTTGGATGTTTCCGAATGATAAGCCGCCAACTGTAGTCGGATCGTTTCCAGTTACATCCATACTTATGGTATACGTTTGTCCGACAACGAGGTCTACTGGAATTCTAATACCAATGTCGCGTGTAATTCCATTATGCTTGATGTATATTAAATTCATATTTTCATATGTGTTTGATAGTACAAAGGTATTAGAATAAGCACCGGTTGGTATATTGATTTGTCCGAACAATTGCCCCAACCTGGTTGAACCATTATAGCCATCCACGGACAATTGAAAATTATCACGAGTATCTGTATTAGTATTTGTTAAATAATTATTGTTAAGTGAAACAGAATGAAGCTGAGTATAACCATTAACATTAAGCTTATTCTTCCCCAACACCCCAAACTCATAATTTGTTGTGGAACCTTGGTAGGGCTCATAATAGGGTGCAGAAGAAGCGAGTTCTAATTGAATATCAGATACTATAAAAGCTGATGTGGGATTTGTATTCTGATGGAAACAGCCCCATAAATAACCGTTGTTGCTTGGCGTAAAAGTATACGGAAAACTATTATATGTTTTCCAACCCGTAGAAAAACTTCTCCCGTCTCCTTCTGTTGTCGCCGTTTCATTGAAACTATCATTATCTCTAACTTCTATACGTATTCTACTAAAATCAAAAGTGGAATTAAATGATATAGTATAAGTTATTCCAGCAAATACATATCCAAATAAAGCATAAACACCAGTAGATTGACTCGGAGGCTGCGCGCGAAAACCGTTTTGAAGATTTTCAAATGTTCCATTGGGTCTATCACTATATATAGACGTTCCTGTTTCAAATCCATGAGCAGGAATAGGTAAAACCGCTATATTTTTTCCTGCTGTCTTGACTTCCACCTCATCCCATCCAACAATCGGTCTTACATTCTCCGGACTAGGATCTCCGCTACCTAACTGCTTCGGGCTAAAATGAACCTTCAAACTTCTAATTTCCGCATTAGTAGGGCAATGGAATGATGCCATAGGCCCTGTATATTTTACAGTGCCCATGACATCACCGCCCCGAACGTACCGTCCGTAACGCAAATTTCATATATCGTATTAGTTTCAAGCGCGGTTGGATCAAACCACTCTGGGAACTTTACTGTACTCGGAATTGTAAGTACTGTTACTGTACTGCCAGATGTAAAGCGAACAATACTGATGCCGCTTGAAGGAGGAGTAAAGGATAGCGATGTTACTTCGCCGCAGACGTAACGTGTATTTTCAACTGCGTTAATTGTAGGTGTCGCGCCGGTAATGTCTACGGTGCCAGTTGAGCCATCTTGAATACCGAGCATGGATTTAATGGATGCTTTAGCATTGTCGGTGTAGACGCCAACTGCATTGGAAGATGCGGATTGGGTAATATCACCAGCAGCCTTAGCTAAGCCGTAGAAGGTGGATTCGTGCTGTCGTGTAGCTACGATTGGTCGAAACCCATTAGTGCCTGTTTTAATCTGTTCGCTATTAGACGGCACAACCATAAGTGTGCCGTTATTATTATAACTAGCTATTCCATAATTTGTATCTATTCTGACAGCTCCATAATTACCGTTTGATGTCGCCACAGGAACATTCGCCACACCCTGCGCATCCAACACGGAGACGCCGTTGACCTGTACATCCTGCACGGGCACGTCAGGTATATCGTCATTGGACGGCACATCCAGCATCTGCTGAATGGCCGCCTTGGCATCGTCCGTATAAGTTCCGACAGGGTTTGAGGACGCAGACTGTGTGGTGTCGCCAGCGGCCTTGGCAAGTGCATAAAATACTGCATGATGTGCAGCGTTAAGAATAATTGCTTTCTTATTTGACAATGCCTTATAATCACTTGATGATGGCGTGGAAATCTTTAAAACACCAGACGCATCTATAACTATGCCTTCAGTGGCACTTGATTTAACAACACCTAAATTTATAACTGTTGCCACTGGCACATTTGCCACCCCATTACTTACCACACTAACCCCATTAACTTGCACATCATCAACCTTCTCACTCAATGCCGTATTCATTTCTTCAACAGTAGGCACTTGAACAGGTGTTTCCGCAGTTTCAGGCAACCAAATTTTTGTATCAGTATCAGTTGGTTGAGTATCCTGAACTGCAATTACATTAGTACTGGCCGCACCTATCATTGAACGAATTGCGGTTTTAGATGTTTCAGGGTAGGTGCCAAGAGTAACTGTCTCGTTTGCTAGGTCTACGCCTGCGACTTTAGATAGGCCGTAGAAGGTGGATTCGTGCTGTTTTTTCGGAGAAATTGGATTATAGTCATCAGTACCTGCCTTGACCAAAGGGCTTGTCGAGCTTGTAACAAAAAGTAAACCGTTTTCAGGATTATTAGCTATACCATATTGATTAGACGTTTTAACCACGCCGACGTTATTATTGCTCGCCACCGGCACATTCGCTACTCCATCACTCAGTACGCTCACACCAGCAACTTGAACATCAGTAACAGGCACTTCTGGTATATCCTCAATTGTGGCTAACTTTGTACCGCCACTAGAATCTGTGTTTGCGTGAACATAGACGTCGCCAGCATAGTGTCCATTACCGTCCCAATCGAGAGCGTAGGCATTGGAACGTTGAGTGCTGGTAAAACCATTACCAACAATATGCGCATAATTTATATCTGCGTAATTATTTTTTCCCTCAACATGTTGCATTGGTCCAATAGCAATTGAATTCGAACCTTCGGTGTGAGAATAGGTTTCTAATGCACCACCAATATAAACTGTTCTTCTTTGCTCTATTAATGCACTTTCTGAATTTAGTGTATTATCTAATGTTACATACCATAAATCATCTATTTGTTCTACGCGCATCACAAGTGAACATGTCCCATTAGGAGCAGATGGATTCGAGACAATTGAACCAACTGGAATAAATGAATTGATACTATATATGATTGCGTTGGCTTCACCTGTAAATTTTATGGTTTTGGTACTTGCGCCACCTTCTGCATGAGAGGAAGCAGCAAGTGCGTGTATATATGATCCTTCTGCTGATGAATTATTTCCTAAGGCTTTAGCATAAGTGCCTCTTGCATATGACGATTCTCCTTTTGCTGTCGCATAGTTTCCAATAGCAAATGAATTAGCACCACTGGCTTCAACATTACTACCAAACGCGAAGCTACCCTCACCAATTGTTGTATCTTTTTTTCTCCCCCTACTCAATGTAGTATCAAGTACAGTATCTGCTTTTGTAGCATAAATACTTGTATCCGGTATCTCACTCTTAGTCGCATAATTACTCAAATCAATCTGCGTATTACCAACCATTTCCCATTTATTATCAATATACACATATTCGTCATATACATCATTAGTTTCCCCAGTTTTAGGAACTAAATAAATAGTATGTGTGCTAATATCTTGCGTTGGCAATGTTTGAACAACTGCCATATCAAAAGAATTAATTTGGCCAATAGCAGTTCCAATTGCAGTATTCATTTCTGCAACAGTAGGCGCGCCAACTTCCGCCGCTGTGTATGAAGGCTTTTGTGCGGCCTTAGCCCACGCGGGAACAGTTGGGTCGGTTTCTGCTGTTAGATAGCCTGCATCATTTGTTAGCTCGCTAACTTGTGTTGGAATGTCTGCATTGGAAGGGACATCTAACATTGTTTGAATTGCGGCTTTGGCTTCATTTGTATAAGTACCGACTGCGTTAGAGCTTTGGCTTTGAGTTGTATCGCCGGCTGCTTTGGCTAAACCGTAAAATGTAGCATTAGGGGTTCTTCTTGATGAAATTATTCTATATCTATCTGTTCCTTCTTTAATATTATTGGCAGTCGCTTCCATAACTGCTGTATATATTACTGATTCACCAGTAATTACGTCTTGTTTAGAAACATTCGTAAGGCCATAATTACTATTTACACGTATTAAACCAGCATTAATATCATCTGCATAATCCGTCTTCTGTACATAATCACTCAAATCCTGATGCTCTGTCAAATACCCACTATCATTCTCCAACTCACTTACTCTCGTAGGCACATTCGCGTTCGGTAACGTCAAATTCAATACGGGATTTTCCGCAGTTCCAGTAATACTCGCGGCGGCAACTGCACCATCCTGCACTGTGCCAATACTAAATTGTGGAGTAGCACCAACTGAGCCTCTAATAGATGGAGTTGTATAACTATCTCCATCAGTATAAGTAATAGTTAAAGTAAAATCATTATTTAAAACGATGTCCTCAATTCCATTACCTCTCTGGCCTCGAATACTTGGAGAAGTAAAAGAAGTGCCATCAGTAAAATTCAAAGTTAAAGTATAATCATTATTTAAAACCGCGGAAGCAATACCATTACCAACAATACCATTTGCCCGCACATTAGTGCTAACATAATCGCCTAATTCCGCGTCCCAAACATACCAAACTTCATTTCTAATTTCAGGATAATGTTCAACATTTTCTTGAGTTTTTCTAATTGCTTCATTTAGGCTATGTATCGCGCCAGTAACTATCTCTAACTGCTGTGGAGATAAAGTTGCTGTTGGGGCTTCCGGCGAAACCAAATAATTATCCGCAGTTTCTCTAATTTCACAAACCGGTAGTGAAAATCCCGCATAATAAGAATCTATTTCTTCTCCATTTACAAGTTCATCATCTATATATTCAGGATTACTATAATATTTAATATCCCAAACATATTTACCCGGTTTTAAATTAACGGTATCGCTATGCGTGAAGGCGATGTTAATTACATCGCCTTCACTTGGAACCATTTTTTGAAACATTTTTGTATGAGTTACTTCATCAAAAATAGTAAAAACTGCGATATTATCGGTGCTATTTTTTAAAACTGGTATGGAAAAAGAACCAGTATCTCCGCGTGGAATGATTAGACGACGTTGAATTAATCTAATCATTTTCATCACCTACTTTTTAACGATAATATCTGCGATAATAGCGAGGATAGTCGTGGCCATAACGTGCGAACTCTTCTTCATCCTCATCATCATAATCACTTAAATTATAATTGGCATAATTGCCTTCGCCGCGACGGCGGAATTGTAGATTCTTATCATTCATTGTACGAATCTTTTCAGCATAGTGTTCTTGTAGAGGTTTCTGCTGCTGTAGAATATAAGACATATCATATCCAGTGCTTTCTAAATCCATCATCTTATTTTCCGCAGTTTGAATTTCCTTCTCAACATGCTCAATTAGATGGTCTAGTTTGCGTGCGGCCTCACGCTCATTCATTTGCTCTAAACGCTGGGCCATTTGAGATAGATACTGACGAGTTTCTTTCTCATATTCTAGCCACTTCTTAAATCCATCTTTAACCGCAGAACGCTTGGTTCCTGCATCAACATCATAGCGAGTATAATTATACCAATTTGTAGGAATAACATTATTCGCATAATTCTTACCAGAATTAGCCATACTTGTCATTCCATTGTTGTTCATATTATTTGTATTCATCTGATTAGGAGTATTATTGTTATTATTGCCGCTATTGTTATTATTTGCCATATTGGTCATATTGGAAAGCATACCGCTTACCATATATGTAGGCTGAACTAACTGATTATACTCCTTCATATACATATCTTTTGCTTTACGATAAGTTAATAACTCACAAAGCATCTGATATTCGTGGCATTTCTGATAACCAGGGAGATTTAGAAAAGCATAATAATCAGCGAGCTGTTCGTGCATTTCTACTCCCTGCTTCATTCTATTGATTAACTCTGAATAAAGAGTTTGTAGTTCTTGGTTTGCTTGTGCCATAACTCATCCCTCCTTAGCAAAGTTTAGTAACAATCATATTAACATGACCTTCAGTTACGTCACCTGCTCCTTCAGGATTTATAATGCTCAAATTGGTCGCAGAAGTAGTCCAATTACAAGGACAATCACTTTGAGAAACAGTAACTAAAGTAGTAAAACTACCAGAACCAATACTATTTGCGGCCGCGGTTGTAGTGCTCACAGCTTGTGGTACTGGAACTCCATTTACAGCTAACTGAATAGAGTAAACTCCGTCCGCGGCAACAGTGCCGAAACCATCAACTTGTACAACATAAACGCCTTTTCTATCTAATGCGACAGAACCAACTGCGTTTTGAACCGCGGTTTGACCTTTATAAAAAGTAACATTATTTAATGGATAAGTGCTACCAGCAGCAACCGTAACACCATTACTATAAACTTGAATCATTTTAATTCCTCCTATAATAAAAAAAAGAGGCACTTGCCCGAAAACAAGTGCCTCTCATATTAAACTAGACACACTGAATGTGTTCGGTGTTTAATTACATGTTGCAACCGCAGCCACCATTACAGAAGGGATTTGTACCAGCGTTATAAGTCCATCCTTGTGGATAACGCATTACACCTTGTAATTGATTAGCTAGTTGTAATTGTCCAACTTGGTCGCGTAAGTCTTGAATAGTATTGCCGGTCATAAGGTCAATAATACGTTGAGTTTGTGCTGTAGTATTAGCATTAATTGCGGAAGTATTCATAGCATTCTCATAACGAGCCTGTGCTAGTTCAGACATAATGTTGTTGCCAACTTCGTTAATTAGCATCTTGGTAGAGCAGCAACAGTCGTTCTGATTCGCGAGTAATTGCATCTGATTGGTTTTTACATCACCAATTTGAGCTGTAAGTGCTGTTTGAATGTCTTTCATAACATTAATATTGTCGTACTTAGCTTGATTGGTTGTTGCGACAGCTTGAGCAACTCCATTGTTAATAGCTGTCATAATGTCGCGGTTCTGAGATTGTAAGTCATTAAAGTTGAAACCATTCTGTACGAAATCTTGGGTTGCATACTGTGGATGATAGCCATTGCCACCAAAACCACCGTTGCCCCAGCCGCCCATTAGAGCGATAATTGCGAATAGCCAAATCATGCTACCCCAACCTCCATCCATGCCCCAGCCGTTATTGCCATTACCAGTTAATAGAGCAACATCAGAAGCAGATAGTCCTTCATTACCATTCATAGGGGACACCTCTTTATATATAATAAAAAATCCGCATAGCGGACTTTTTAGCATAATAAAAGAGTCAGTAATTAAATTACTGACTCAATAATTCATTCATAAAAGCTTGTGGGTCAACACCCTTTTGCTTTGCTAGCGCGACGAATGCTGCCGCAGGATTATTCCCTGATTGTTTTATAAAATTCATTGCTTGTTGAACATTAGGATTGTTCATTAGCATTTGATTCATCATTGCTTGTGGATTTTTCAAACTCATCGCTTGTCGTAAGGCTTGTTTAGCTGGCTGGATTTGTTGATTCAACTGCGTCATCGGCCCTATTGCTGGCCTGCTTCCGCTGTTTATTTGCTCCATTATAGGATTTGGCATTTATCTTTTCCTCCAATGCTGAAAGTCTTTGTTCAATAGAATTTAAATCTACAGGAGGCGCGGGTTGGTATGGAGAAATAGTGTATGGAGTTACAGTTTTATAACCCGCTCCATCGGTTTGAACAAACCAAATTAAGGGGTCTGTTTCGTCAAGAAGTAATACTTTACTGTTTGGTGCCATTTGTAGTGCTTCGGCACCATTCTGGCCGCGAACTTGAATTATACTATAACGAGGGAAATTGTTCGCATTCATCCCTCCAAAATAATTTGGAGTTTGATTAGGGTAACCGTTAAAGTTGCCTGTATTCCAATTCATCCCATTATTAGGCATTTGATTAAGACTATTCATAACAACCTCCGAGATTTAGAAAATATCTTTCATAAGAAAAGTATGGAAATAAATTGAATAATTTTCTATTTTCTTCTACTCTATAAAAAAAGAAAGAGTAAGATTGAATCTTACTCTTCTTCATACTTGCGACCGCAAGAAGGGCAATAATTACATAACCTCATATTGTTTGCGGCATCTAAAAAGAATAGTTCCTTAGACTTCTTTCTTTTCTTATCCCAGCAGAAACCACAACCAAATTCGGCTTCTATTACTGGTGTTTCAGGTTCTTGAGAAGCTAGATAAGATTCTTCGTCGTAATACTTCATATATTTCCTCGTTTTCTTTATTTTAAGATAAGTTTCCTTATCTTTATTACACTATATCATAAAATGTCTTAAAAGTCAAGTAATTGGTTATCATTCGTCAAACCATAATCAATTATTCGTAAGCCTAATACTGGATGATAACCAATATTAGATGGGTTTAGAAGAATATCATCTTCACGCAGATTAAATTCTTCACATAAATTAACTACACCGTCAACAAACTTCTTATAATCAAAGAAAGAAACTCCAAGTTGTTGAAGCCGCGAACCAAGTTTAACACTTAAATCGCGTTCATTTAAAGACCAAACTTCTTTTTCATCCATTAGCGGATAGAACTTTGGATAATAAATGTCGGGAAGATTGAATAAAGAATATACAACTTTAACTTGTGGGGCCAGAATTTCTCTTTCTTCTGGTGTTGCTTCATTATAAATATATAACTCATTATACTGTTGCATAATTGCCTGTTGAGTTATACTATTCATATTACATTCTTCAAAAATTTTATAAATCTCATTTGGGTTTCCATCTTTTGGGAAATTACGATTTACTTTTGTTTGCCAAGGGAGGTCGTCTAAATTGATTTCTTTTATAATATAGCCTTCATTGGCGTATCTATCATTAATTTTCCGACACGCCATTTTCAGTATCTCCAAGTAGCTCATTAAGCTTAGCATATCTATGCTTAGTATTAGCAGTAAGCTTATCTCCAAGAGTATTTAGAATATCAACAGCATCATTAATACTCTTATCAAATGTGTTAATATATAGATTCGCGCGCTTAAAGAAACTCTTGTTTAACTTATCCTTGGCCTTTGTAAAAGCAAGTAGCTTACCTTTCTCCTCATCCCACTCATCATCTTCTGCGCAAGTAGCAATGCCCCAAAAACGATTGGGCATACGAAGCTTTTCATGCAGATGCTTTGGAGTTGCGTTGCTCCAAAGAGAATCCATACAATCATAGGGGATATCAAAATTATTGCTTGCAAATGCAGTGAACATATTCTCAGTATTCTCAATTAGACAAATAATCTTACGCTTATCTTCATTTACAATATAACGGCAATCTTCTGGATGAATATTAAACTTATACTTCATTTTAGTTATTCTCCTTTTCATTTTCAATGACTCTTGCTTCACGGATTAGTGCATTAATTAGATGTTCATTCATCTGCTCACCACGAGCACGAAGCAGATTGATACGATAGTTAATTAGTGCCAAAGTTGTTTCCTTATTATATAGCATATATTTATATCTCCTTTAATTAAAGTAGTTGTAGAACTACTAAGTCTTTCATTTTATTGAACAAATCCTTTTTCCTTGTCTCAAAAGCGTTTACTTGTTCATAAGTTAATTTATGATTAGCTTCTGCCGCAGCATCCAAAGACATTTGTTCCAAACAATCAAAACGAACATCAAATTGCACTCTGGTAGGAAGTGGAATAGTTTTGTCAAAACGCATTCCGCGCGCGGAAGTTGTTACAATTTCATTTCTCCAACTATCCCAACTAATTTTAAAATTATTTGCTACAATATACTCTACAAAATTACCAAAGTAAAGAGCGCGCGAAGCAGTTTTTCTATTAACACCATAACGGTCAAAAGAATTGAATACAAGACCGTTCATAGTCATAAAGAAATGCGGGAAAACAGTTACAAGATAGCCATCTTGATATAGCTTTTGTGTATATGTCATCCACCGGAACAAACTAGCATTAAGGTCTGCTTGTCCAGTAGAAAAAAGCATTTCCAAAGCATTAACATTGCCATCAAGGACATTTTGGTTAAAGGTGCGAATGTCCATTACGCTATAATGCTCACTATTAGTTTTATATTCCTCTGGAAGATTACCTTTTTCTGCTCGTCTGCGGAAATAAAGGTCATCTAAATCAGGGCACATAAGAATTTTATAATCCCTGTCGCTATTGGGGCCGTCCAAATTATAATTTTGGGAGCCTACTAACACATGACCTACATCAAACATTTTCTGTATCCTTTAACTTTCTGCCGCAAATGGGGCAATAATTTATAGCTGTTGATACACAATAAAAAATAGAATTTTTTTTCATAATTTAAATTTTTCTTCACAAAAACCATCTGGAGTAGTATAAAAAATTCTTTTAATACCAAATTCTTCTTTCAACATATGCAAGCAACTACAACAAGGACGACACATTGCGAGTCTACCATCTTTATATTCCCTATAAAGATAAATATCAATTTTTGACCAATCTAAATTATCTCCAAATTTCCATCTCAATCTTTGACAAAGAACTGTCTCACAATGAGATTTATCCTTTAGAGAAGGATTATAATACCGATACTTATTATACTTTGCTTGAAGAGGAGAGGTTTTATTGGTGTTCCAAGCTTCTGCTACAATAGAGCCTTTCAAAACTGCAACGCCGCCTATCGCGGGTGCATGGCCTTTTCCATTATCACCACAATAATCCGCTTTCTTGGACGCTTCACGCGCGAATTTAAAAAACCTCTCATTCACTTCAAAATATCCCCTTTCCTTGCTTACATATTTATTATACTATAATTTGGGGAGTTAGTCAAATATTTATTAACGGGGTTTAATATTAAATCTATCCGCGGCTTCTTCTGTTAAATGCTCATCATAAATAGTATTAAGATTCGTTTTTGGAGGAATGTTCATTAGCCGACAAATTTCTTCTACTACTTCTCCAATAGTTGGATAAATTGGTGGGTGTTCGCGCGCCCATTTCATAATTATTTGTTCTGCTTTTTCTGCTTCTTTATATAAAAATTCATCACATCCAGAATAGTATCTTAAATCTGGATTATTTTTCCCGCTTAAAGGGCATTCAAGCGAGCATTCTTCATCAATACCATAATTTTTGCAATAATAATCGCACATCCGATTATACTCTTCCATTACTTTATTATATTCAGCCATATTTACTCCTTAAAAATAACCCACTTATTAATAAAGTCAGGATTTTGAGAAACCATTGGCATTTCTAGGTCAATAGTCCACTTATCTCGCACTACGCACGCGGCGGAACCATCTTCATTTGCGTAAGAAATTTCTCGTGGCTGCTTGTAAATAGCGACACCATTCTTAAACCAAGTAGGATACTTAGACCAATTTACTTGGTGCTCTTGCCAAAGCATTTCCTGAATCTGGTCGCAATTCTTATTTTGAAGTTGCTTGTGCGAGAAGTAAGTCTGGCCCGCAAGTTGAATACTATTTCGCACGCAGTCTAGTTGCCGCCAGTAAATATAATTAGAAACTTCTTCTCGTGGAAGAATAAACGCACGAGCATCAAATACAGCCATTTTTTCTCCATAAGCTTTAAAATGAGCGTTTTGCTCTTCTGGAGAAAGATGGTCATGCTTTACAATAGAGTTTATAAAATTCTGCCTAAAAAAGAAAGTAGCCATACTCGCGCTGATACTTACAATTTTTTGTAGATTATTGCCAAACCAAGGCTCGGTGTTAATATTCTTATAATCTACCAGAACAAGGGAAATTTCGTCGCTTTGTGTATAACCAAACACACAACCACCAATATTTTCACAAAGCTGCTTTGCGGTTTCCCACATAGCCTTTGCGAATACAGTATCATATGGTCGGTTAAAACCCTTTGTAAAGCTGTGGAACGCCTTGCCATCAATACGGACAATAACGGCCTGGCGCTTCGGTAGATATAGTCTATAACAATTTTCGTATGCCTTCATACGGGCACCAATATCAGAATGGTCCATTATTATTTTTAATCTCCTTTCTTCCAATCTTCATCTTCGTCATCATAATAAGGGTCGTGGTATCCAGAGTAATCAATTATACAAAAATGTCCGTCAATTTCCCCAACATTATTACAATGAAGGTCGTTAATATCCCATTCAAGACCAAATTCAGAAAAAGCCTTATATTCATCCATACCAAATTCGCGGATGAAAGCAGTTGCAACCGCAATATTGCGAGAATAAAGCGGACTAGCAATCTTCTTCGCGCGAGCACGACTATCTGCATCAACAGGCCCGCAATCATAAGCAGTAGCCTTACGATAGGCATAAAGCGGCACAGAAATTACAATAGGACGAATAGGCCCAAACTTTTCCTCATTCTCCATAAAAGCCTGTTCAAAATACTTCGGGTCATAATCAAACAAATCACACCAACGCTCAATGTCGCAGATGTCATAGAAGTTAATTTCGCGCGTATAGCGACCAAGATACACTACTTCCGCAAAATAGCGGTCAAGAGCATAAGCCTTCGCCGCGTCATAAATACGTTCTTCGCGCTCACAAGCGCTACCATAAGCATCTTCTTCAACATCAAACTTAACAACCCAATCGTAGTCTTCATCGACAAGGCAAGTACGAGTCGCACCGCTACACACTAAAATGTGCGCAGGCATTTCGTCATAATCGCTTCCGTCTATGGTATCACCAAAACCATAGGGACGCTGCCAATAGGTAGACCAAAAAAGAGAATTGTTAATCATTTCGTCAATTATTGTAGAAAAATGATTGAAGATTTCTTGCTTATTCATACTCTTCTCCTTTTCACTTTCTATAATAATTATAGCAGAAATTTTGAAAAAAGTCAAGAATTTTTCGCGGCTTGCCGCCATATTTTTATTTTATTTTTATTTTTATTTATATAATTATTTATATATTATTTATATTACTCCTATAATTTTTACCATAATCTCTGGTAAAAATTACCGTATGCTCTAGTAAAAATTACCAAAGGTAATGGTAATTTTGATTGTTAGACTCTAGTAATTTTTACCGTATTGAATGCGGTAAAAATTACAGGATTGCGTCAGGAGTAAAAATATAAATATTATTTTTTCCTTCTTCTAATTTTAAACAATTAAAACGTTCTAATTCTTGTCTAGCAAGACGAATTCCTTTATCGCTAATTCCAATTTCATCTGTAATTTTCTTTGGTGAAAAATCAAAAGAATTAGCACCTGCCCAAGAATATAAATAATCCCAAAGTTTATAACCATTGCCGGTTAATTTTTTCATTGCGGCTTTTTTATATTTCCAATATACTTTTTTCGTATACATTTCGCCGCGATTATCACCGCCTTGATATAATGTTTTATCAAGCTCTAATTTTATAGTTAATTGATTAGCATAATTAGCCATAATAATCAACTCCGTTGTATATGTGTTAAATAGTGTCAGAGAATTATTTTCTCTGGATAAGTTTTTGAACAGCATTTCTTAATTCTACTGTCTCTTCAAAATAATAAACTTTAAAACCAGGTAATTTTCTATTAGGGGCAATATTAACCACTTGGAAACCTAATTTTTCTAATTCAGACACAATTCGTCTTGAAAAAACTGGAAATAATGTCATATTATCACCTTAAATTTCAATATTTTCCCAAAGTTGTTTAATTCTTTTTATCTCTTGAATTAGTTTTTCTTGCGTTTCTGTCGCAAGATATTTACTTGTTCCTCGCATCCACTTATGAAGAGTAGATGGGTCTTTTCCTATATTTTTAGCTATAAAAGCAATTGGTGTTCCAGTTTCATTTACTTGTTGTAAAAGTTTTTGAGTATCCAATACTCTCACCTCCATTATAATTGTGGGTTCGCTAGCCCAAGAACAAGGGGTTTTCTACTTAAAAAAATAATTTTATAGAGAAAGTTAAAAACTTTCTCTATAAATTACTCAATCCTCGTTAAATCAATCTTATCTAAACCCTCAATAGATTCAGGATTAAAAATACCTACCCAAAAATCATTGTGCGAGCGCTCTTGTGCAGCAAAATCTTCATTCCACTTTTGGACTTCTTCAATTAAATCTTCACGATCCCAAGGATAATACATATGATTTTCAATTCTAGTATTTAAAGAGGCATAACGTTCTTGCCATTGTGCTTCCGTTTTTGGACAACCGGTATAAGTAATTAATAGAACAAACAACATTATTATAGTCGCTGCAGCGGTAGGAAGAGCGACAATACCAGCGATTAAACTGGCTATATCACAATCCTTTTTATTAAACATAAAAGCTAGAAAAATAGAAATAACAGTAACGATTAAACAAATAATAAATAACATAATATATTTTCTCCTTTACCAAAGCATTTCGCTAAATAATTCAGTTGGTTCTTTACATTTAGGAATTTGATTTGCTATTTGCGCGCGTTTAAAAGCTTCCACGCGCGAAACAAATTCTTCTTTTCGTTCTAATTCATTCCAGTCTATAAAACCTTGTTCTACGCTTGCCTTATCATACTGACAGTGTAATACTTTCATAATTTCGAAGAAATCGCAATGGCGGTGGCAAGGTATGATAACTTTTTCGCCATTCACAGTTGCTCTCACGGCCGCGGAAATAATCATATTTACCTCCAATAACACTCATTCCACTCATACTCTTCGCCGCAATAAGGACAATAACAATAATATACGACTATATCATTTTCATCATAAGCCTGCTCTTCAACTTGCCTTCTATACCATTTGCCGCAATATTTACATTTGACATATGGACGATTTGTAATTGAAGCCAAATACCTCATTCCTAAAAACAAAGCATCTGCTTCTTCTTGTTTATTATCTAATAAAGATTGAACTCTAATGTTGGCTAAAATCTCAATAGCTTTTTCATTCTTCATTATTAAATACCTCAAACCATTCTTGTAAAGTAGAAGGATAATGAATTTCGGGAACAGGGCCTTTCCACATAATAGAACCATCTTTACCAACTTCAATGTGGCCAGTTCCCATATTATTCCAAGTTATTGTCTTGGCATTTGGGTCTATATTTGTAGTAGAGGTTGTAGTAGAAGGATTATCATCAACTGGTTTTCCAGTTTGAGATTGTTTTAGATACTCTTCCCACCATTTACTATCATTGATGCCAGTTCCCGTAGATAGAACAGTTCCTTCTTTATTACTACAATAAAAACACATTGGGGTTGTAGGACTATACACGCGGCCGCACTCTGGGCAACGCCATCCTTCTGGCCCCCAACTATAATAATTTGGATTATACAACATCTTTTTTCTCCTCTATAATTCCATTATAATTTTTATCATAATCAATAGGAATTTTTTGCTTACAGATTAAGCAGTATAAATCTTTACCATAAATATCACTATCTTTTATATCACCAAAAAGCGCCCCACAACTAGGACAAATAGCAATTCGGCCAGGAAAAGTTGAACTAATTACTTTCATCTTTATCTTCATCATCACAAAAGATAATCCCAGAACACCCAATAGTAAGCAAAATAATCCCAACAAACATCATATAAATCATACAAAACCTCCATGATTATCATTTTGGTCTAGTAATATAAATAATAGAACAAAAATAATAAAAAGCAACATACTCATTGTTTACCCTTTCTTATTATAATACTTCATCTTTAATACGACTTTCTCGGCAAAAATCTTCCGTAGTTACGCGAATATAATGTGGAAGTTCCTCATCAGAAAGACGAGCACACCAGCCGTGAATAATTGGCTTCTCCGTTTGAATACCATCAGGCTGGAACAGTGGGCAACTGCGGCAAAGACGCACTTCAATTGCTACTCCTTGCTCATTAGCAGTTGCGATTTCATCATAAGATACAAAATTTTCTGGGATAAACTTCATATTAGTGGGCCTCCAAATCTAGTTTATGTAATTTTAGAACATCATTCCAAAGTTTTTCACCAAAACGAACACGCCAAACTTCCTGTTCGCGCGCGGAAGCATAGGGATACATATGTGCTCCAACTAATTGTGCGACATATAGGGAATAACCCATATTCAAAGCGAGATAACCTCCAACCTGTGCATGATTAGGATAATGAAGGTCATCATCCTTATCGGGCCAGCGCACAGCAGTATGGATTTTACCATAATCGTGAATATACGCGGCCTGCTGCAAAGTATCCCCATATCCCATATCTTCAGCAAGGCGGCCGCACTTAGTGCAATGGTCAAATAAACTTAAAGAATGATGTTTATTCTGTTGGGAGCCAAACTTCATAACCTTCATTACAGTATCTTCACGATATTCTTCTTTTTTATCAAAGTTATCAACAACCTCAATCCGCGACCATCCTTCTGCTTCGCACGGAATTTGAAAAGACTGAAGCTGGCGTCCGATTACATAATCAGGAACGGTGCGAGAACGGCTATCGTTTCGCGCATAACAAGTTTCAATAGGAGTGTTAATAATGTAGCAGATACATTCCAGGCCAGGAAAACGCTTACGGATATTTTTTAGAAAGGAAATACGACGCTTCGCAGATAGATTAGTAGCAACATAGCAAACAGAAACTCCGCGAGAAAGACACTCACAGGTTTCACGATACATATGTTCAAAAACACGGGCGTTCATAGACTGGTCAGTAGCGCCACCAGGACAAATTCGTGCACGAACATTATCTGAATCTATAATAACAGAATTTTTACCAAACATTTCATAGGCCTTAGTCGTTTTCCCACTCGCACTAATGCCCACAAAAAAATGAAGCTTAATATCACTCATATTTATTTTCCTTTCTCCTTTTTATACATTTATTATACTATAATTTTTAAAAAAAATCAAGTGATTAAAAATGTATTATCCATTATATTTTCTATTGTTATACTATCTAATTCCCAATAAGGAATTCTTTTTAATGGTATATTATTTTCACAACACCATTGATTTTTTATATTATCATGCAACTTAGTATAATTTAAATGTTGTTCATTATTCCATCCGCTTGATGTTTGATAATGCTGAACACCATCATACTCTAACAAGAAAGAATCATTAATATAAAAATCAAAAATTAATTGAGCGTTGGTTTCTGGATTTCTACACGTAGCAAATCTTTTTTGGGTGACAAAAGAAACATTATTTTGTATTAATAAATTAGTAATAATTTGTTCTCCCTTAGATTCAACACAACCACAACTTCTATTTTTTCTATAACGTAAATCGGTGCCACGAGTTTCAATAATATTTCCACATTCACATTGACAACGCCACATAGTACGATTATTTTTCTTTCCTGTTAATTCTAATACTTTTAATTTTCCAAAAGTTTGACCAGTTAAATCAATAAAATTATTATTATGAACAATTTCTTTTTGTAAGCATCCACAACTTTTAGTATGCCCACTTGTTAAATTACCAGTAGAAACAAAAACTTCTTTTCCACAATTACACAAACATCTCCATTTAGTTTTATTATTAATAATAATTTTTTCTTTTACAAGTAATTTCCCAAATTGTTGATTTATTAAATCTATGTTATTATTTTCTCTTATTCGTTCTTTCCATAAACATCCGCAAGATTGAATTGCCCCATTTTTTAAACTATCTGAACGAATAGATTTTAAATTTCCACATTGACATTTACAAATCCAATATACTCTTTCTTTAGAAAAATCTCGTTCTAAAACTGTCAAACGGCCAAATTTTTTTCCTGTTAAATCAATAAGATTTCCCATTGTTCTCACTCCAATATTAACGAAAAATCTTTCGCTATTTCTTTTAGAGTGGAATAAAGTAATTCTTCATTTTTGTGTGTAATACCCTTTTGACCATTTAACCATTTTGTAAGCGTCGGCGGCGAAATATTCATTTTTTTCGCTATGTATGTAACTGACATACCGTGGTCAGAAAAGTATTGCAATTTTTCTTTTATACTCATTCTCTATTCCCTCCATTAGAATAGTAGTGGTAAAATAATAAAATAAGTATATTTTCTTCTTAAAAAATTAACTTTGTAGTAAAATTACAAAGTTAATTTTATCCTTTCTAATGCATTATAAATTTTGCGTTATCCTTAAAATCATGTCGCAATCGTCCGGGCAATTCTCCTCGATACCAAAGAGAATTAGTATTTATTATAACTCCATCATTAAATTGAATAGTCCAAGATTGTCCACCAAAACCTCGTGGTTCATCATTCTCACTACCAATTTGATAAACTTTTTGATTGATAATAGCATACTCATGATTTTTATTATCAACCATTTTAGTCGCTAAATTATCCCAGTAATAAAAGTTAAAACATTCATTATTTAGACAAGTATAACTATTCTCACCAATCTTATAATAGGGAGCATTATTTGGAATAATTTTCCCGCAAACATAACAATACTTAAACATATTAAAATCTTCTCTCTCTCTTTTCTATATTTATTATAACAAAATTTTAGAAAAAAGTCAACTATTAAATTAAGTTCCCGTTATTCCTATATTTAAAGTTTGATTTTCCGCATTAACTGAAAAACCCAAGTTAGTAATCATTTCTCCAACTTTTTCATTTATAAAGTCTTTATTCTCGATAATACTAGCAATTTGTTCCGTGGCTTTAGAGTCAGCATTAGCTATACCTTCCTCAATATGATTTAATTTAGCTTCAGTAATTAGTTCATTAGAACTCCAAACGTGTCTTGAATAAGCTTGTGCCATAATTATACCTCCTTTATATTAGTCCCAAAATACATTATTTTTCCCTCTTTTATAAAATCAGTCCCAGAGACAATCAAAAAATTTAAAGAAGGACTTTCCAAAATCTTCTAATACTTGTGGCCGTATTTTATGTATTTCTACACAACGTTCGTAATATTTCTTACGAATTTCTTCTTTGCTTAAAGAAGAATCATAAGTAGTTGTTATAAATGGCCCATTTGGATGCTTTTCTTTATAAAAATCATCTTCAAAGGTTTTTTCATAATCTTTACTATATTCGTTTAAATCTTCCATCCAATCGTCATAGTCTAAACGCTCAATTTTATTGGCCATTTCATGGAGCCAAGTTTCCCATTTTTCTTTTGTATCAAATGGTTCCCCACCAGGATAACCCATCCCATAATCTGCCATATGACGTAAAATAAGAGGAACAACCGCGCAAAAGTAACTATTAAAATTCCAACAATCAGAGTAACAATAGCCCTTAGTCGCGCGCATCCATGCCGCGCGAATATTATTGAATAATTCTTTTATCCATTTCCAAGGATGAGTTAAATAATAGCGGGGTCTAAAAGACCATTTGAATACATTTAAATCCATTAAAAACTAACTCCTTCAAATCTTTTTATTTTCTTAATATAATCTTCGGCCTCTTCAATAGTTTCATATAAACGAAATGGCATAGGACTTCCATCCTCAATTTTAGATAATTGAGGGATTCCCCATTCTAAATGTACTTCTTTTATAGCCCACCATCGGCCATTTATTCTATGTTTAGAAATAATGTGGTCAAGAGAAAATTTGTCATATAAATCTACAACAAAAACTGTTTGAGCCATTAGAATATAAACTTATAGAAAATATTACCATTCGTTTGATGGTCTACTTCCATATATACTTTATTTTTATTACACCATTTCTGCGCTAAATCGCGCTCATTATCATAAAGAGCATAATAAAAATGATGCTGCTCTTTTGTTTTCGCGCGAGAAAGTTCTTCACTAAGTAAAAGATGTAGCGCTGGTGTGGATTTTTTCTTAAATAATGACATAATTTTCTCCTATCTAAATTCTTTAACAACTTCAATTTTAGGGTTATTTGCGCGATAAATACTGTTTGTAGTATATATCTTTGTAATTAAATTTGGGACATCTAATAGTGATTGTCCGTTAATATGCGGCTGTAATACTGTATCTTCACAATGAGAAATCCACGCATAAATATTTTCCGCGCCCATCTCTTTTAGCTGCTTAGCAAGTAAATATAATGAACTGCCGCGCGAAACAATATCATCTACTATTAAAATATCATGGCCTGCAATCATGTGTTTGGCGCCTAAAATTTGCATTGACTTAATATTTTGGCTAGACCAATCACGGTCTTTAACACCAAAAATAAAATAATGGTCATCAATCATATCTTTATAGCGTTTATAACCGCCTTCATCCACAAAAGCAAGAGTAGCAGAAGGATAGGTATTTAAAAGAGAATGAATACACCAATAAGGCCCATGAATTTCTACTCTATCTAAAAGTGCGGTAGCGACATTAGAATGTGGGTCAAATACAATAACTTTTTCAAAATTTAAATCATTTATAAATTGACAGAAATATTTCAAAGTAAAGCATTCTTTTTCACTTTTAACTCTATCCATTCTAGCATTTGGAATATAAGCTAAATTTAAAATTATTCTAGGACTTTGATAACTTTGCCGAAAATGATTTACAAGAAAATAAAGTTGTGTCATTTCTTCATCATTATCATAAAGCCAAGTAATATCAATTACCCCATCAAAAGAATAAATTGGTGTAGCGTTTAAACGTAATGTGCCATCATTAAAATGTTTAAACTCTACAGGCTCTCCATGCACGTTAATCATAACAATCCTCCAGCGGCATAAAGCCATTTATATAATTATCATTTTTATCTTTAACCGCGATTTCTGTTAAAGATGCGCAAATAGCATTAAAATCATTCATGTTCCAAGGATATTGCTTCCAACGCCAATAATTATACCAGAAAGAAGAAGGATGTTTTAGATTTTCTAATAAGTCAGCAACTGCGTTAGAAAGTATTGTTTCTAATATTGAATTAGTATAATATTCAACAGGTGTGCCAGTATATTTAGACATAAAAGTAGCAATACTTTTATATCTGTTTCCTTCTGAATTTAATTTCACGGCATAAATAATGCCACAACTCATTTTATCCATTTAATTGCTCCTCTTCTTCTTTGCTAAAAACTTTAATAAGTTCTTCTTCATAATTAGAAAAAGTTGAACCGCAAAAGAAACAATATGGTTCTAAAATTTTAGATTGCTTCATTCTACATTCACTACAATAATAGCAATCATCTTTATAAATTAGTTTTGCTATCATATCTATTCTCCTTTCATAAATATTATAACAGAAATTAAAATAAAAGTCAAATAAAAATGCGGCAATGCCGCATTAGTAATTATCATTTAATATATCAAATAACATTCCAATTAAAGCAACAAATGGAAAAAGTATAATACAAATTAAAATTATTGGAATTGAAATAATTATTAGTAAAGCAACTCCAAAAGCTCTTCCTAATTCAGCTAAAAAACTATTCATCTAAAATTTCACCGCCTTTAGCTCGATAACTAAAAATATTATTACAATTTAAACATTCACATACAGTTGTAGTTATATTTCTATCTGGGTTAATATTTATTCCATTTTTATAAACAGGAGGAAAATACATCGCGGTTATAGTAGAATAGCGCTCTATATAATAGCTTTCGCCGCATTTGGGACATTTTATATTATGCATAAGAACCTCCTAAACCAGCCATAGACATTTGCCAAGCATATTCTTCATTCTTATTTTCAGAAATTTCTTTCCAAGGGCACCACTTTGGTTTAGACCAATTCATCCAAACATCGGGAATACTTTCAGAAGTATCCCATTCAATAACAACCATTTCTTGCTTCGCGGCCGCACAATAACGAATTAGATATTGAACATTTTGAATATTTTCTTTATCTATACATAAAGTTTGCATACAAGGGCACTCAAAACAAGTTTGCGGCATTTTTCTATTTAGAGCAATCATTTTTATCAATCCTCTTATATTTAAATTGCCAACATTTTTCAAACATTTCAGGGTCTTCTGCTAAACAATAATGACAAGAACCCACTGTTCCGTCACAACCTCCAAAATCAAGACAACCAGTTAATCTATATAAACGCTCTTGCAAATCTTTAATAGTATAATCTTGATTTTTAATTATATTTTCAAGTTCTTCACGCGAAAAATCATTCAGAAATTTGTTCATATGTTTCCTCAAATACATCCTGTCGGCAAGGATAATATTCACCCTTCGGGCCGCGAATAATCCAACTTCCAACAGGAGCTTTCATTTCTCCTTCCAAAGTTTGAATAGTTATTCTATTCCAATAGTCAAATATGGGAGGGTTATCTTCCATAAAATTCATAATTTCATCTACATTATTGCCCGTCCATTGGACAGCTTCAATAGCAATTGGCTTTTTAATAAACCTCATATTAAAGCTCCTTTGTAATGTAAATTGGGGTGCTTGGCTCTTCTTTTATAGGTAGAGCCTGCCACAGTTTAATACCAAAATCTAGGAGTTTAGAAAGATAAAATACAATTAGAAATAGAATTAGAATGTTTAAAATCTCCATATTAAAACATCTCCGTCATTAAAATATCAAGATAATCAGGTTCAAGACCTAAATAAGATGCTAAAATATCTTCTGCTTCTTGCCAATTCCCACGTATAACTGCGTCTTCCATTTCTTCCATGCACTCATTCACAATATTCATTGCTTCAAGATATGAAATATTGTCGCGGCGAGAAATTAGGTTAATAATGTCTTCAACTGTATTCATTAAGTGAAGTCCTCCAGATAATGAGTAATAGTCTTGTTTCGCGCGAGTAGGGTTCCTGCACACATAACAATGGCGTCAGTAACAAAAGCAACTATGCTCTTTGGGACTTTAACCGCGAGAGGAATACTATATAAGCTACACTCAACAATTGTCTTAACGCCTAAAATACCAAGAGCAACTGCCGCAATAGTAACGACAATATTACTAATAATAGCATAATTAGTGTTTTCGTGCTTATAAAGCCAGCCGCAAAATATTCCAATTAGAATATTACCAAGTAGCCATCCAGGAGGAAACCAACCAGAAGTTAGTAAAGATACTAAAATACAGCCTATTCCACCAACCATTACTCCGGGGAGAATGCCAAAATGATAGCAATAAACTGCGAAAACAATATAACCAAGGTCAAGACCAATATGCCCAATTAGCGGGATTTTCATTGTCATACTTAATAGAACGTATAATGCAATACCAAGTGCCGTAAAAGTTAATTTCTTTGTATTTTTATTCATCTACATTTCCTTCCTTAAAATAATGAGTTAGAAAACAATTACAATAGCCGCAATAACAACAATTTTGTTCAATTCTACAAACATCTTCATTAATTAAAGTCACATAAGTATCATTCCAATGATATTTATGATTACCAAAATGACAATTAATTTTATTCCAAAGTTTCATAATTTTCTCCTTATGGTTCCCTCACATAAATTGTTCCAGTTAATTTCTTTTTTCCGAAATCATCAGACATTTTAAAATCAATTAACTTACTTTCCATTAACGTATGAAATAATTGTTCGCCTATATACTGTTTCGCGCGCTCAATAATTTCATCTTCTGGATGAAATTCATAGGCTTCTTCAAGAATAATATTTTCTGTTTTAATAGTATGGATAGGCTTTTCAGTTCTAACCACATTTATCCTGCCAGTCATACGACTATCTTCTATTGCCCATTCAAGAGCATTTAAGTTTCTTTGAAGCCGTTCTTCTTTTTCATTTAGTTTAGCTAAAATAACTTCATGTGCCTTAGTTAAAGAATTAACATCTTCATTGTGCTCATCTTGGGTTAAGCCGCCAAGAAAGTGAATTAACTTTTCTTTAATCTTCATTCTCTTCACCAAAAATATAATTATAGTCAGCTAATGAATCTTCATCCCAATCTTCGCTACTCGATAGCAATTCTTTAATACTATTCTTCAGCATATTTAAGTAAGCATCAAGTTTTTCGCCCATCTTAGGATTTTTATCCTTCTCTGACTCAACTTGAAGTTTCATAGCTTCCCATTGCATTTTTAGTTGAAGAAGTTCTGCTTTATGTTCTTGTTCTAATTCTTTAAGATAATCATACATACTTTAATCGTCCTCCATAATCCCAATTTCTTTATGAGTTAAAATGGTTTGAAGGTGCGCGGAAAGACTCTTCGCGCGCATCTCCTTATAAAATTCGGTAGCATTTGCAACCTTGTTATCCAGTCGTGCGAACAAGAAAGACTTTAACGGTCCGATATAAGTGCAAGCATACTGTGCGAAATCCGCACGAGTAGCGGGAGAATGTGACATTATAGCAGAAAAAGCAATATCAGCAATATCAATTAAATGTCGCAGTTGTCCAATAACTTCATCTACGAAAGACTTAAACTCGGGGTAGTAGGCGATAAAGTCATCAAGAGAATCATTCTGATACATTTCTATTACTTGGGTGATATTTAGCGGCCCATTGCCACGCATTTTATGCAGGCGTAAATACTCATCACCTTTAATTTTAATACGGTTGAAGTTCGCATCACACACTACATATCCCTCTTCATCATCGCCCATTTCGTGTGCGGCCGCAATACATTCAGAAAGAGAGTGATGGAGGTATATTTCGGGATGAAGTATGCCGCTAATCATCAAGGGTTCATTGTCTTCAATATGATTTGAAATGTTGCGTCGACCAAGATACCACAAATTAACCCCTTCATAATGTATAACAATACGATTAAAAGGAGAAGTTAGTTCAAACATATAAGTATAGTCGCGGTCTAACATCTTGAAAAAATTAGGAATACGGTCAATAACCTGCTCTACCAACGCGCCATAGGTGGTATCGCCGCACTCTGCTTTGTAAGCATCTATTGTTCCATTTGTAGAGACCACCCAACCATCATTGCCATACCAAAATTTGATAAGACTTCCATCCACCTTCTGCTGAACAGAAGCAGTAGACCAATCAATGCGATTAACCGCAGACTGGGATTCTCCATAGTTGAAGAACTTGTCAAACGGATGGCATACGCATATCCAATAGCCATCTTCGTTCTTGCGAAAGATGGAACCACGAGCTTCTTGAACCTCAGGCAAGCTCATATCAGACATAATCATATTATATTTCAAAATATAATATTCAACGCCTTCAATAATATCAGAATGAATTTCCAGAAAATACGGAGCAGCTACGAGCTTAGTCTGCCAATCGAGATTTTCATTCATAAATTTAGTTAAATACATAACCAATAACTCCTTTTCTTTTCTATATTTATTATAATATAATTTTAATATAAAGTCAAGGGGTTGGTTTATAGGATTTTATAAAATTAAAATTTTCGCGCGAAAATAGTTTTAAAATGAAAATGAAATTGCAAACTGGGGTTATGTTAAGGGATATTTTCGCGCGAAAATTTAAAATGAAATTTCAAATTGAAATGAAAATGAAATTGCAAATATAAGAGGGGTTGGTTTAAAGGCCATATACCTATAAAATAAAATCAAAATAAAATTGTAGAGATGAAAATGAAATTGCACTTATTTAATCTTAATAAGCCCAACTACAATACCACAATCCCGCAATTTTATCATAAGCAACTTCATACCCATTAACTTGTAACGAAGTTGTTAAATTTAAATAATTTGGATTTGTTAAATAAAGAAAGTCAAAACCGCGAATTGCGCGTTCTCTAATTTCTTGCTGTAATTTAAACCAACTGTTCAACTGATTATTTTTTGCCTTATTCATAAGCGAATTGGCTTTCGCCGCATTAAACATATTCTCAATCCTCCCAACTTACTTCTGTTTGACCTTGATAATAAACTTTAAAACCCAATTCAGTTAACCATTTCGTAGTATCAGAATGACATCTAGGTAAAATTGTGCGAAAACAACCACTTTTCGCCGCAAACAAAATCAGTTCTCTAACAGTTTCTTTTTCGTGTGCAGCAATAATTTCGTGAGTCTTCTCATTACAATAATCTGCATCAAATTTTTCATCTTTCTTATTAAAAAAGTTATTTAATTCTTCACCATTATTCATACTAAACCTCCCATTTTTTTGAACTGTGCGAATTTCTTGCACGCACATTACCCATTTAAAATTTGGATAGTCTTCCGCAGCAAATTTTACATCAATCACTCGCTCGTTATCTTTTAATTGATAGTTTTCGCATTCTTCTCTATTTTCAAAATAATAATTATACCAAACAATTTGATAATTATCATATTGATTAACAATATATTCCTTACCCTTTTTCATCTACTTTCACTTCCTTTATTTATATTATACATCAAATTTTACCAAAAGTCAAAAATCTCGCTCCCTGGGGAGCGGTTTGTTAAAAGGTGCGAAGCACCTTTTAACAAACGTAGAGGGGGACGCAAGGTTTTCTTGTGGCCGCGAGAAAAGGGAAAAATATAGCATTTTAAATATTTAATAACAGGTACATCTGATGTGTAAAGAAAGGAGAAGATAAGTAATTTTAAATAAAGGAAGTTGGAGTATAGGGAGAAGGTAAGGGAGTAAATTTTTGGGAGGGGAGGTAGGGTTTTCTGGTAGGTAGAGAAATTTGGTATATAGTGGGTAGTAGTGCGCCTAAATTCCAGGCAAAGTCAAGTATTTATTTCTATTAAAAATTATATTTCTGGAATTTAGAAAAAGTCAAGTTTTTAACTGGTAGTAATTTTTACCGACAAAATTTTTATCCGGGGGTGTAATATAGACACCCCCGGATAAATTTTTTTTCTATTTTCCTATGTTATCACTCATAACTTGGTAATAATATGCCCATAATAAATACCAGTTCCAGTTTGTTCTATTCTATAGTTTTGTGCTAAATCCTTTTTTAATGAAGTCCACTTCTTTGGATAATTCATTGCTTTTAATAAATCTTCTTTCTCTTGTTTTCCTAACTTCCTATTTAAATATTCATCTGGCACAATCCAATTTTGATTGCTAATACGTTCTCTTGCTTTTGTATAACGTTCTTGTCGCTTATCATTTAATGCTAGCTGACTATTATAATTATATTGTATTTGCCAATCTCCACGTTTTCTTCCAGGAAATTGAATTTGAATATCTTTATTTCCGCTATGAACAATTACAATTTGAACGTTATCATCAATAAGGTTCCAGCCTGTGGCGTATGCTTCTGTTAATATAATGTCATCAATATGGTCTGGATAGCAATGTTTATTCTTTAAATATTCAACCGTGTCTAACTGGCCCGCGGACATAGTTCTGGTTGAGTTGCGAGACCATAGGTTTATTACATTACGTCCTGTATTTTCTTGAATTTCGCGCGCAAATTGCTCTCCTTGTTCTATTGTAGGGACAAAAATTAAACGTTTAACTTCTGGGTTCGCTCGCAGTAGCACATGAACGTCTGAGTATTCATATTTTTGGAATACTTCATACGCCATTAATTGCTCTTGAATTTGGATCTCATTTATATAGTTTTTAAGACGAGGCCATTTTTCTAGGTTGTCCGCGGTCGCGGTTAAACCAAACCACCAAACTCCTTGTAGCTCAGCCCAATGAAACAAAGTGTCTATGGCTACATACGAAAGCGATTCGTGCGAAAGTAATAAACAAATTACTTCTCTGTCACTTTCTGGGTTTCTTTTCCATATATTCGCTTCATCTATTCTGACATATTTAATTAAATTATGAATTTCATCGCACGCAACATAATCAAACATTGCGGCCGAAATTTCACCGCGTTTTACCATTGCTCCAAATTTTTGATAATTTAATATATAGGGTTTATCCAGCTTCTCACCCCACATTTGACATTCGTCAAGTGCTATTTTTTCTTCTTCTCCCATTGTTGTGTCTATTAGAATTAAGCAACGTTGCGGCTCAATACCCAATTGTTCTGGGATTGTATGAATTGCGGCGGTTGTCTTTCCCTGGCCCGTTTGTGCGTTTATTAAATTTAAACGGCCTCTTTCGTATCGTGGTTGTTCCAGCTCCAATGCATCTGATAAATGTAACCCTTCTTTCATTTTCTCAAACTCCTTTTATTTTTATTTTCTCAAATAAAAAGTATTTTTATTATTTTAAAATTATTTTAATTTATTTTTTAAATTAAAAAAAATAATTATTTATTTGACAAAATAAATAATTTATAGTATAATAAAATGGGATATTTTTATATATATAAAAAATTTGTCTAACTGATATAATTTGGCCAGACGCCCAACTTCTCCAGCTCCTGCTTCAACTGATCAGATTTCCAACTTGTCAAATATTTGACATCACTCGCTAACAAAATTAAATTTATCTTGTTTAATACTTGATATCCAGCTAACTGGAATTTCACTTGTCAAATACTTGACATTTCCAGCTCGTTGTCTGATTAGAAGTTCCAGCTTTTCCAGCTTCTATAAAATTCCAGCTCCTACGGTCCAGCTTATCTGTCTAATAATATACTGAGGAGGGCTCCTCCTCTCCCTCTCTAATAATAGTATAACATAATTTTATAGTAAAGTCAAATAGTAGGTTTTCTATAGTAGTATAGTAAAGTGCTACCACTTTAGCATAGTAAAGTGATAATATACTGCTATGGTAGCATAGTAGCATGGTAAAGTGATTTCTAATTGTTGACTTTTTGTAAAATAAAGTGCCCGGACAGTTTGATTTACAATGATTTAACTTGACATAACATGATTTATGTATTATAATTGAGGTATCAAAAGAAAGGAAATAAAAAATATGGCATTGAAAGTTTTAAGTAACAATAATATTACATGTGATAATCATGATAGTGGTATATATTTTTTCGGAGAGCGTGGTCTTACTCCGGATGGAGAATTGTTATGTTCTGTTAAAATTGGCTGGGGCGGAGATTTGTCAAGACGTATTAAACAATATAAAACCCATAGTTGCCAACTATTTCATCAAGAGCATCATATCTTAACTAAAAAATTACCTATTCCCAAAGGTTATGACATGGAAACTTATGCTCATTTAATGTTGGAGTTGCTTGCAATAGGGCTTCCTTCTTATAGCCGCGAATGGTATTATGTTAGTGAACCTATATATTTTGAATTGTGTAAAAATCCTTGGCAAATTTTTGATGTTAATAGAATGGATGAACTTATTAAATTAGCTCAAAATACAAAAAATGATAATCGTTTTTATATAAATAAAAATGAATATGATAAAATATATAAGCATGATAAAACAATGACTGAACAAGTTATTAATTATGCAACTATTAATAAAAAACAAGAAAAGGAAATTGAAGAATTAAAAAAGATAAATCAATCTTATTTGCAACTTGTTCAAAGCTATGAAGAGGAAAAGAAACTTATACAACAGCATTATAATTATAGTGTGCGTTTTCATTTAGCACCTTTGTGGAAAAAAATATTAATGGCATTAAATATTATTTAAAGAGGAGTTTTCCTCTTTAATTTTAATTATATGTAAATTAAAATATCCGGGCATTATAGTTTACATATGTTTAATAAAAAAGAGAACGGTTAAACCGTTCTCTTAACGTCCATCCAACAATTCCGTCTTATTCCTTTGCCATACGGGAAAGCCTTATGCGCGGCGATACAACGGGCAAAAATGTAAGTTTCAATTTTTACATCATCAATGCCTTTGTGTTCCTCTTCATATTCGGCATTGAGTATCAAATACCTATAAACCGTTTCCGCACTTGTGCTATAATTGCGGGCATCGGGCGCGCCTTTGCGATTGCTTGTAAAGTTGTTAGCTTCACAAAACTCTTTATAAGTTTTGCGCTGGCAAAGGGTTTGGCAAGCCATATTCCAAATACAGATAAAGTTAGTATTGCGCGGGAAGAAATACCTATACTTGGACTTGGTGAGCCATCTTTGAGTTGTGTTTAGCGCGTTCCTGTCAAAGTTGACATTATATGCGCAAACATCTGTAATGTTGTATTCGTGCATCAACGCGAGAACATATTGCCGGGCATCGTAAAAACTTACCATCTTGCGCGTGCCCTCATGGTGTTCCTTCACATAAGAAGGAATTTTATCCGCATAGTAGGCGGTACGCATCATTTCGCGCTCATAGACAAAAATGTCGCGAATAGTGAAAGAAAATTGTGCATAGATTATGCCGGACTTATCAACGACACAACCGCCCAAATCATATACAAGAGCATCGTCTAAACCGTTCGCGGTTTCGGTGTCAAGAACCAAATAATAATGCTTGCGTTTGTCAATCATAGAAGTGTTACCTCTCTTTCATTTGATGTATATAGTATAGCATATCAATAAAGAAAAAGCAAGTTAATTGTGTGTTAATTAGGGTGCCCGGATATTTTAATTTATAATTATTTAACTTGACTTTGGGTTGGGTTTATGATATTATATATGTAGAAAAGCAAGGGAGATATGAGTTATGCGTGAAATTATTACTTATGTTGCTTATGATGATACCGAGTTTGATAATTTGGAAGAATGTGAAGAATATGAGAGCAAAGCCTTTGATTTGTTGAACGAATTTTTTAATGCTTATGATTTTTTTGGGAAAAATGGTGCGTATATTTGGATTTTCTTGAATGAAGTAGAACAGGGTCTATACGCTATTAAATATGCTTTCGAGAGATGCGAAAAGATTCGTGTAAAGAAAATTGTTTCTCACGAAGTTAGAAAACTGATTTATTCTTATTTTGGCTATGAATTGCCGTGGGATGAAGTGGGCTTGTATGAATATGATTGGAAAGAAATGGAATGGGTTAAAGTGGGCGAATAGCCCACTTTAATTTTATGTTATTTAAACTACCCGGTCTTTCTAATTCACATATGTTTAACTTGACTTTTCTTGGATTTGGATGTATAATTAAATCAATCCAAGGGGCAAGAGTGGCAAGGACGGATAAGCAAGACTTAACAAAGTTTTAACTTGACATTCCGCTGAAACTCTGCTATAATGGATACATCAAGAGGAGAACGAAACTCCTAAAAACGAGAAAGGGTTTACACTATGTCTATGAATGCTAACGAAATCAAGTCCACCGCTCGCCAGATGACTATTGCCGCGATCATGCCTTCTCTGATGGAGAATGAGGCCGTGAAGTTCGCGGACGGTTCCTTTGCTATCCTACAAGTCGTTGACGGTCAGGAAGTTTGGACGGAAGTTTCTGTTAAGTCCAAGGCTTACAAGGACACCAAGGTATCCAAGGCGTTTGACCCCTTTGAGGCCGCGCAGGAGTGGGAAGCCGAGAAGAGGGTCAAGGCTGATAACAAGGCGGCCAAGGAAGCTGAGAAGGCTGCTAAGGTAGCCAAGGCCAAGGAGAAGAAGGCGTAAGCCTTCTTTTTTTTAATTGTATGTTAATTAAAATGCCCGGGTAATTTAATTTATTATTATTTAACTTGACAATCGCGCGCGGATAGTATATAATTAGAGTATCAAATGAAGGGAGTAAATAAAATATGTTTAATATTGGCGATAAGGTATCTTTTATTAGTAATGTAGATGGAAAACCGATTTATGGTTATATCGTCAAAATTGAGATTGACCCACTTGAAGAAGTTGATGTTAGGTTTGAAAAAACTAATTATGTATTCTATACAGTTAGAGTATATAAAAGTTTTTATATGAATGGATATGCTGATTTTCAACGTTCACAAAATGATTTAACGAGGTATGAAGAATGAAAAAGTTTTTCAGTATCACCACGCCTTATCAGTTTGAGCGAATGGATTTAGTGGCAATTTTTGCCATACTTAACACAATCGCAATAATCGCATGGAATCGTGGCGCGTGGGTTGGCTTGCCTGTTAATGTGGTGGGCTTGATATGGGATTTGCACACAAAGCCGCATATTAATAATGTGGTTATGCGGTTGGCTTTAATAGTAATGAATATTTATTTCCTAACTCTTTGAGTTAGGATTTTATTTTAAAGTTGTGTAAATTAAAGTACACGTATTATGTAGTTTACATAATTTTAACTTGACAAAATAGCGGATTATCTGTATAATTATATTAGAAAAACGAAAGGGGTTAATCAATATGAAGTCTGATTATCGTATTCGCGCCGCAAAGTTTTTGAAGGACATTTTCCCTTATATTTGTAATTGTTTGACTGATAAATACGATGCGCAAGAGGCGGTTTGGCGTTATAATGCTTATAAGCATAGGAAAGTTCTTTTTAATTATGGTGTTGCGTGAATCGCGTTGATTACCTCTGATTATGTTATTAAGTGGGATTATGATAAAGAATGCGCTTATGAATGTGGTGGTTGCGCAGATGAACACAAGGCTTTTATGAAAGCCAAAGAAGCGGGCTATGATTACTTATTGGCTGAACCTACGCTTATTGAATATCAGGGTTATTATTTTATGATTATGCCGCGAATTAAGCATGTAGGTGGTAGGTTGCATAAGGGGCATTATATTGATTATTATCTGACCGAAGATGAATTTAATTGGGTGACAGAATTTAATAAAGATATTCATTCTTATAATTGGGGAATCCGTGACGGAAAGGCTTGCTTGATTGATTATGCTATGTCTGAGGAAGTTACGGAAAGATGGTGAATAAGCGCTTAGGCGCTTATTTTTTTATAGTTGTGTAAATTAAATTGTCCGGGAATTGTAGTTAATATAAAATTAACGACCATCAAAGATGGTCGTTATTAGGCAAGGGCGGCATCTCTTCGATGTCAATATCTTTAGAATAAGTGAAAACCTCACTCCATCCCCAATCTTTATGACACTTTGAACACGTGCCATAACCAATATCAATGTGTGTACCAGTATAATATTCGGTGTCTACTACTTCATCAAAGAAAACGTCATTTCCGCAATTCGGACACTTCATAATTTATTCTTCTCCTTCCATTTCTTCTGGTGGGGTGATTTCCGAAAGTGTGAAAATCTCCATCCATTCAAACCACTTGCGGCACCAAGGGCAATAGGCACTTATGTAGTTGGTATAAGAATCGCCATCCTGTTCAGTGCTATAACAATCAGGACCGGCAAAGGTATGACCACATTTAAGACAATTCATAAATTATTAACCCTCCTTACAAACTCCCTCAACAAATTCGGCATCAAGAACATCAAAGTCAATTTCCGCACCGAAGGTTTCACCGATCTTGGTAGTGAACTGGTAGGAATAGCCGCCGAGATCCTCAAAAGCCACAATGTCCTCATCTTCCGCGAGGAAGTGCTCAAACGCAATGCGGGCACGCTTGACGCTGGAATAGGTGCCGAAAACACCGCTGTTAAAGTAGTTGGAAAAGACAACGTAAATTGCCATACTGTGAAATCCCCTTTCGTTTCTTTCTGTATATATTATAATCCTGTTCGCTGGAAAAGTCAAGTTAAGATTCGGTTAATTATTCTTCTGGCAAATGGAATCAATAATTTCATTCCAATTATTTATGTATTGGAAAATGTTCGCGCGCTCAACCTCATATATAATCTCATACATATTATTTTCAATAATGTTTCTTGCATCTTCAGAAGTATTTTCAGAAAAAATTTCCTTAATCCAAGTGTCATCAATTTCAATGGTGTGTGTTTCAGTCCAAGTAATTCTCATATTATTTAGTCTCCCTTCACTTGATGGTATTATTATATCATGTAAAATAATAGAAGTCAAGTTAAGATTTAATTAACTAAAATTACCGGGCGATATAGTTTACAGAAATTTAAAAGAACGAATAATCGTTCTTTTAAGTGGTGATTTTCAAAATGAAAAGTTTGCGCGAAGAATTGTAAAGATAACAAGTAACTTCTTTGTTAAGAAATTGAGCGGGAATAGTATTGATAGGCCCGAAGTAAAGCAAAGTTTTCATATTTGCATTTCTAATCAATACGTTTTTAATGGAAATATGCTGTTGCGCGCGAGCGACAATATCTTTTACTTTCATTGACAATTCCCCTTTCTTTAGATATAGTATAACAGAAATATAGAAAAATGTCAAGTTAAAAGCGTGTTATTTAAATTGTCCGGTTATTTTAATTAACTTTTCTTTTAAAAAGAAAAGGCTTACGCCTCTTCCTCAAAAATATATTGCCAAGGATTTTCACACAGAGCAAAATAAGTTTCTTTATCAACATAAAACCATTCCATGGCATGAGCAGCGCGAGCAATCGCAAGGTCGGCAAGCGCACGGTGTGCCTGTTTTTCTGCTTCTCTCAAATCAATATTAGGGCAATAAATAATATTATTATGATAAATCATAGGGTTGTAAGATCTATATTGATTTACACGTTCTTTAATGTTTTTAGCGCAACCGATTTTCACAAGATAAAAATCTTCACCATTAGGATTGCGGCCAATCATGCCAAGGAAATAAAGGCCGGGACAATCGGCTTCGCCATTAGCAAAATCAAATTCCTTAACAGGAAGCGACGCGGCAGGGAAAAGACTTTCAATAGAAAAGAGATTGGACTCTTTTACACGAACATAACCTTCGCCTTCAACAAAGTCATAATACTTTTTAATGGCTATACGTGCGTTAGACGAAAGACTTCCCTTTTCGTTTTCATATCCTTCAATAATGCACTCTCCATCACCAAATGCGATAAAACGACACATTGCTTCATCTTCGGAATAAATAAAATCTTCCTCTCCAAGCATGTCTTTGCAAGCATCCTTGCAAATCTGATACTGCTCCTGATAAATCTTGTTAGCCTGCTGAATCTCCTGCTCATACTTAAACATTCTTCTTTTTCCTTTCTGGTTTGTAAGTGTTTTCCTTCACTTCATGTATATAGTATATACTATATAGGCAAATTTGTCAAGTTAAAAGAGTGTAAATAAAAATAGCCGGGCGATATAATTAACATATAATTAAAAAGGAAGGGTTAATCCCCTTCCTTTTCTTTCTTGGCGGCTTCACGCTTCGCCCTATCCTTGGCGGCCTTTTCCGCACGAGCGGCGGCACGCTCGGCCTTCTTTGCCTGCTTGTCCTCATAGTCCGCGATTTCGGACGCCATCAGTTCGTCCGCGGTAACATCCTCCCGCTGCTCTGCGACGATAACACCGACGCGAGCGTAACGGCGTTCGCCGTTTACATCCTCGACGATGCAACCATACTGACGGTCGTTAATCTTGTGGAAGCCTTCGATGTTAGCGACGTTCAGAGCGGAAAAGATAGCGGTGCGGATGTTGGAATCGACGATAGCCTTGGAAATCTTCATAGTGTTTTTCCCTTTCTGGTTTGTAAGTGTTTTCCTTCACTTGATGTATATAGTATAGCAGAAATTTGGGATTTTGTCAATACTTTTTTCTGTTAATTGTGAGTAAATTAAAATGACCGGATGCTATAGTTAACGAGGTATTAACCTCGTTAAGTTCGTTCAATCGTCATTAGGACTTCACCAGTTTCAGCGGAGCACACATCCGCGTAAGAAAAATTATGCTTAACCAGAACTTCACATACCTGCTCGGCAATGTCGTCCATAGAGCCACAATCATCATAGCGTAGAGAAATTCCTGCATCGTCATCGTAGAAAACAACAGTGACATGGGTGGCGTAGGTGTGACGAATGTTGATAGCCATAATCGGTATCCCCTTTCTTTTTTCTATATATATTATAACATAGAAATTGAATAAAGTCAAGTAAATATTTGGTTAATTAAAAATGCCGGGTACTGTAATTAACATTTAATTAAATTAAAAGAGGGCTTTCGCCCTCTTTATTAACCCTTCATCGTGTAGACGTTGGGCTTGCCCTTGGCTTCGGTCTTTACAACCTCGCCCGCCATCTCATGGAGCAGAATATACTGTACCTTGGCGACGGTGAAGTCCTCGGGCAGAGCGTTAGCACAGCGCTCGTAAATTTCCTTGGCGGTACCGCCATCAGCAACGGCTTCGCGGATGATGGGCAGAACCTGCTCCATCAGAGCGGTGCGAGCCTTGGCACGCTTGTCCTTGGCCTTCGCCTTGGCTTCGTCGCTGGTCTTGCGGGGCTTCGCAATCTGGTCGCGAATCTTGGTCAGCACGTCCACGATTTCATCGGGATTAGTCAGCACTTCGGTGGAGTTGGTCACGGCGGCAATAGCGTAGTTCAGAGCGTCAACGCGAGTCAGAGTGTTCTTCATAGTATTTCCCTTTCTGGTTTTGTTGAGGTTTTCCTTCCTCTGTTGTGTATTCATTATATCACGTTTGTGATGTAATGTCAAGTTAAGATTTTGTTGCGATTGGGAGGGATTCCGCCGCCACGGGACGCGCACGACGCGGTTTCCCTTTCCCCTTTCGACAAGAATAGTATATCAGAATTTCCGTATTTTGTCAATACTTTTTTGTGTTAAACGTAAGTAAAATACACTGTCCGGGATTTTTAATTAACGTTGGTTTAATAAAAAGAAAGGGCTTAGCGCCCTTCCATATACTCCAAAAGCATTTCCATTTTCTTTAACAATCCCTTAATATATCGGGATTCTTCATCTTTAGAATCAACGTAAGTTTTCATAGCGTTAAAAACCGTTTCGCATTCCTCAATGTTAGGGACTTTGCGCCGCATACAATGGTCATAAGTATAACCAAGTTCACGGAAAGGAAAATATTTAATTCCATTAGACACGGCATGTTTTTGCGCAATCTTGTGCAGAATATAGGATTCAATTTCTGCATCATCCAATGCGGTATGACTTTCCATAAAATCGTACTTATCGCACAAATAGCGGTAACTGGTTTCAGCACTGGTTTTAAAATAAACGCCACTATTAGTCAGCATTCCATATTTTAAACAGTTATTCTTATAAGTAACATTATTCAAAAGATAAGTGGTTGCAAGTCCCCACAAATCAAAGAGGTCATACAGACGACCACGGAACAAAAAATGTTCGGCATCAAAATCGGGATTCTTATCGTTAGAAGGCTTTTCAAAAGCAATTCGACGGCAAGAGTTACGCTGGATTTCTTCCCACTTGAAATAATCGGGGGAATAGAGCATATTAACATACAATTCAGTAAAGGGAATTGCTTTCTTAAAATCAAACATAGCATTAAAAGCCCCGACAGAATCAACTTTTTCAAGGTCAGCCATAAAAATTTCCATGACTTCATTCCAAGGTTTAATAGTGGTTTCGCCCTTTTTCAACATCTCAAGATAAATAGGGCGCTTTTCTGCATAATAGGCGGTATTAAACACAGCAGGAACTGAAAAAGTTTCGGCAATCAAAAACTGCTTGCGGTCGTGGATAACTCCGGCACGGTCACAGATAGTCCAACCAATGTCATATACAAGAGGCTTTGCAATCGCAATCTTCTTTTTGCGCTCGGGGTCACCCTGCGCAATTTCATCAGCATAAGGCAAGGTTGCGGTTTCGGTGTCAACAACGCAATACATCTTTTTATTCGCCATAGTTCAAAGTTCCTTTCTGGTTTGTCTGGTGTTTCCCTTCACCTTGTGGGTATATTATAACATGGGGTTAGGGTTTTTGTCAATAGGTTTTTATGTTAAGTATGCGTAAATTAGACTGCCCGGAAAATGAAATTAATATAAAATTAAAGTAGCGGCGAACCACTACTTTAATTTCTGTTAAGATTAAAAGTAATTTCAGTCCAGTCATCATAGGGTCCGACTTCTTTGGTAAAGCCTTCAAGCTGGAATTTGTCGATCAGATATTCCCGAATTTTCCCGCCGAAGAAGCCGGTGTGAATTTGCCAAAAGCGGCGGTCTTTTCGCTTCAAATACCTTTTAGCAAGTGCCAAATTCCATCCCATACCATTATCAAAGAAGTAGAGACATTTTTCTTCATCGTGCCAGTGAGACACACGCGGAATGTAGTAATTGAGAATTTCATCCGCGCGTTTTTCGTCCCATGCCTGTCGATTATCCAACCACTCGGAGATTTTTTCCTTCATTTTCACGCAAGCCCAAATTGGAAACAATATTACACGCCAAATCTTATAACCATTCTTGCGCCACCACTTGTGCATCTTGTGGCCCCTCTTGCCCCGCATAGCTTTAATAACTTCATTATTCATTAGTGTAAGCCCCTTTCTTTTGTTATATTTAGTATATCATTAATAAAACTATTTGTCAAGTTAAATGATTATTAATTAAATTGACCGGGCATTTTAATTAACTTATCCTTAATAAAAAAAGAAAAGCCCCGAAGGGCTTTTCTTACTTACGCGTGTAGGTGTTCGCGCTCTTGCCGTTGTCAACCTTGCGAACCTCGTCCGCCCACATAGCCCGCAGGGCGTAATTGAGCTTGCCCTGCGTGAAGCCATCGGGCCACTCATTCCTCTCAAACAGTTCCTTGGATGTCTGTTCCTTATCCGTCAGAGCATTCATCAGAACATCATGCGCGGTGGCGTAAACATCCTGATTAGCCTGCCGCTTGGCATTCATGCGCTCATACTCGGCATTGATTTCATTGCGCAGAGTATCCATATCGGCAACCTCACGGCCATTGACCATAGCGACAACCATCTCAAAAACGTTCTTCTTCATAGTGTTGTGTTCCTTTCTGGTTTGTTGGGTTTTCCTTCCCTTTGATGTATTTATTATAGCACCAATCGGCTATAATGTCAAGTTAAGAGTTTGTTAAGAGTTATTCCTTTTCGTTTCTCTTAACAACACCTGCGTTTGCGCTTGGGAACAGGTGGTCGTAAGTTGCGGGGAGTTCTCACGCGGCGCCTGCGTGGTTGAAGCGGCTATCCCCTGTTTCTCTGCCCTTCAACATCCTTATTATATCACGATTTCCCAACCTTGTCAAGTTAAGATTTCGTGAAGTGGTGAGAGTGGCGGGGATCGAACCCGCGACACCCAGATTAAAAGTCTGGTGCTCTTCCAACTGAGCTACACTCCCATGTCCTTTCAACGTATTTATTATACCATGGATTTGATATAATGTCAAGTTAAAAGTTTGTCACAAGGATTTGGGTGGCCGATCAATTGTGACTGGTTTTGTCTTACCACAACGCTGCTATCTGCCGCGCGCTCTTGTTTCCCTCACCTTGTAGATATATTATAGCAGAACTCCCACAAAAAGTCAAGAGTTTTGCGTGTTAAGAGTTAGTAAAATACAAAACCCGGACAGTGTAATTTACATTAGCTTAAAAGAAAATGGGCTTTCGCCCATTTTCTTATGCTCACTTTACCTTATAGGTGAAAGGGCCCTTGCCATTGTCAATCTTGTCAACCTCGTCCATCCAGTAATGCAGGAGAGCATACTGAATCTTGTGGGGCGTGAAGCCCTCGGGCAGTTTGTCCTCGCAAGCGGTGAAGATGTCCTTCACAGTCAGAGGAGCATCCGCAATTGCGGCGAACACAATGGGCTTTGCCTGCTCGTAGGCGTCCATCTTCGCGCTGACCTTCGCAGCGGACTTCTCATACTCGGCGCGGATGTCCTCAACCACAACAGACAGGTCAATGGTGTCGTCGTTCTTCACAAAGTAGTTATACAGAGCGGTGATGGTGGTCTTCTTCATAATTATTACCCTTTCTGGTTTTTAAGAGTTTCCTTCTCTTTTTTGTATATTCATTATAGCACGTTGTGCTTATAATGTCAAGTTAATTCTTTGTGAAGTTTTGGGCAGTTTTAGGATTTTCTTTCCTCGCCCTCAACTGTATTTATTATATCAGAATTGAAATGAAATGTCAATACCCGGTTAGGTTAAAGGTTTGTAAATTGAAATTGACGGGTATTTTAGTTTACATTGATTTAAAATGAAATTGGGAGAACTAACTGTTCTCCCATTCTCTCCGCTGACGTTCCTGCCGCCGATGGAGAATGATTAAAAGTTCATCAACCATTTTAGAGAGTTTATCACGCTCAATCGCGTCAAGCCGATTAAAGTCAGGATAGCCACAATATTCCTCAATATTATTGAGATTACGAACATCCGCGGCGATAAGCTCGGCGGCGATTTCAAGATTAGTACGCATTATACTTCCTCCATAGGCACTTTATACCAAAAGATGTCATTGTTGTTAAAGTACCAATACCAACCATTATAGAGAACGCGAGTTCTTCCTTGAGATAAAAAGGTAATGGAATATCCTTTATGGAATCGATCAAGATAATTAAGGAATTGAGTTATTGTAAAACTATAGTTGGTAAACATCAATCCTTCTCTCCTTTCATAGCGTTGCGGCAAATCTGCTTGCCCTCTTTACGTTCGTGCTTCTTATTTTTCTTTTTCGTGGGCATCACGGAAGGACGATAGCCGCACCAAGTTTCACGATTCTGGTTTTTCTTTTCCATTTCGTTTCCCCTCACTTTCTGAAATTATTATATCATATTGGAGAGAAGAAGTCAAGTTAAGGTTTTATTAACTTATAAAGTTTATTGATAAAAGTTGCTTCTTGGTTATTTTTACAATGGAAAGTAATAAAAAGAAGGGCATTATAACGTTCAATATCATAATCAATTTTAGATGCAAATAGTTTGTCTACAAATTCTTTTGTAATATTAGAATTGATAGCAATTTTGCGGACGTCTTTCATATTTATAATCTCCCTTCATTTTCTATATATAGTATATACCATCTACACGTAGAAGTCAAGTTAAGATTATATTAAACCACAAAGTTTGGCAATAACTGGCAGAAAAGGTATGGTAATCCCAAAAATTAAAAGCTCCCAAATTATTCTTTCTTTTTTACAATTTATCAATCCGCAAATACCAAGAAAACCCCAAACAAAAAGAATAATACTAAAAATCAGCATAATGTTCTTCCTTTCTGTCTTTCTGCGTATATTATACACTATTCATACGCAGAAGTCAAGTTAAGATTGAGTAAAATAAAGTATCCGGTTAGTATAATTTACATATAATTAAAAAAGAGGGTGATTACTCACCCTCAATCGGCTGGGATACAAGCGCCTTAAATCCTACAGTGTTAAGGTCTTTTACAACCTTGCGCGCCGCGCGCTTGCGTTCCTTTTCCTTTTCGGCACGCTCTGCCTTTTCCTTACGCTTTGCCGCCTTATCTGCGCGCTCGGCAAGCACAAGTTTCCAATCTTCGGCGGCGGCGTAGCCATCAAAGGGGATATAACCGCCGTTACCGTCGCGCTCACCGCGAGGAATACTCACCTTGATAACGGCGAACTTTTCGTTGCCCTCACTATCCACAATGGGGAGGGCGAGTTCGCTGGCACTAATCGGGAGAATGTCGCTAATGGGATTCACCGCGTCGATGATGGTCTGGAGGACGTTGTTGCGGATTTCGGTTTCAAGAGATGCCTTACTCATAGGTGTTAGTCCTTTCTGGTTTAGTGTTTTCCTTCACTTTCTGGAATTATTATAGCAGATTTGGGAGGGAAAGTCAAGTTAAGTTTTTGTAAAGAAATTTTATATTAACCCAACACACAAAGAAAAAAGCGACAAATGGAGCAAAAATTACAAGCCACGGACTAAGTTTTATATTCATTGTGTAAGTAACTTTCATTTGACTTTCTCCCTTCACTTTCTATAAATATAATACCATAATTTCTATAAAAAGTCAAGTAAATTTTTTGTTAATTTGAATACCCGGGAATTTTAATTAACATAATTTCAAAAAAAGAAAAGGCGGTTAGCCCGCCTTAACCATTTCTATAAGAACGTTAAAAATTTCGTTAGGCTCATATGCTGTATTGCCCCATGCATCGCGGTTTTTTTCTTCATCATCAAACAAAATTCCCGCGCCGCATGTTTCCCATTTGTTAATCCCATATGAAGTAATTATGACTTCATCCCATTTGACGCTTGGCATATGATAAGAAAGCCAATACTTTTTAGCATCTGTCACAAGTTTGTCATATTCTGGGGTTGAATACTTGGAAAGCCATGAAATAATGCCGATTTCATGTCCCATTGCTTGCAATCGATTAAGATACCGCGCAAGTCTGGAAAGATTAACAAGAGGTTTAGCAATCTCATAAGGTGAAGGGTCATAGGCATTAAGCGCGGAAAGCCAACCATTAACACCATAAAGATTCGCAATCGTGCCGTCCATGTCAAACCAAATTTTCATTCTTTTATATCCCCTTTCCTTTTCTGAATATAGTATATCAAATTTTAGAGGATAAGTCAAGTTAAAAGTATGTAAAATACAATTACCGTGCATTTTATTTAACACAATTATAAAAAAAACGCGGTTAAACCGCGTTAGATGCTTCTTCTAAAATTGCTTGAATATCCTCTAATGCACAACGCAAACATGTTTTTGAATAGTCAGAAAATTGTTCTTCAATATCATTATTGATAGAAAGCAATGAATCTTGCACGCGGAAAAGTGTTTCAATAACTTCATTCATTTTCTTTGTTCTCCTTCCACCATTTATAAATTTCATGCGATTGAGAAAAAATTGCTTCACGTTCATTATAACTAAGAGCATAATTCTCTTCCAGAGCGTAAGAGAGAGCAATTTCAAAAATTTCTTCTTCTGTTTCCGTTCCTTCTGTTTCATCCAGAGCATATTCCCATTCATGGTTAATATGCTCAATTAACCATTCATCACAAGTAAACTTCATTTCGTATACAATGTTCAGCTTCTTCACAGCTCACAGCTCCTTTCTTTTGATTATATTATACCAGCTTCCCAGCTTCATGTCAAGTTAAAAGTATGTTAATTCCAGCTCCAGCTTCCAGCTTCCAGCTGGAATTAAAGAGTATGTTAAATAAACTTCAGCCATGGGACTCAAGCTTACATAGATTTTACGCACGCTTAATAGACCTGATACACAGGCCACTTTACACGATTTTAATACGCGCTTAACCATACTTTAATCGCTCCTTAACTGAATCATAACACTCACCTCCCTTACCTACTCTATACTATCTTAACATATAACGCGATAGAAGTCAAGTTAAATTTGAGTAAATTAGATTGTCCGGGTATTCTAATTTACATACGCTTAAAAAAAGAATAGGCCGTGGCCTATTCCCAGTCTTCATCAAAATTTAACATTTCCAAGTCTTCGTCAAAGAAAAGCTCCATAGCTTCCTTAACTTCCTTAACTCCATCTTCATCAAAGATGTGGTTAAACCTGTCCATGTCGCGCGTCATGTGGTAAATCATACACCACGCGGCCTTAACGTTCTTTTTACGTCCGTCCCTGAACCAATAGTCGTCGGCATCAAAATCCCACATGTTAATTTCAAACATGCCGTTGTTGTAGATGTAACCATAGACCAAAACGTGGCGAATCTGAATCTCAAAAAACCTCATTGTGAAAATCTCCTTTCATGTTGTCGTTGTCGTTGAACCGTTTTTTATTTTATTATACCACAAAAAATTGATTTGTCAATAGTTTTTCTATGTTAAAATTACGTATATTAGAATGTCCGTATATTCTAATTTACATATACTTAATAAAAAAGTGGAGGATTATTCCTCCACGTAAAAGCGCGGGTAGCGGCCGACCTCGCGGTTATTACAATTATAGTAGCAAAATTCGTTGTAAAAGTTGTTAAAATTGCGAAACATCCAACCGGGTTTCATGTGGACAGCGAATTGCGAATCAGGGCGCATATTCGCGGGTACAATGATGAACGGCTTTTTTTGTTCGTAGAGTTTACGGGCCTGCACTTTGTTAATCTGTTTCATGGGGTTGCCTCCTCTCAATTTCTGTATATATTATAATACATAGAAAGATAATTGTCAAGTTAACTATTGGTAAAATAGAATATCCGGATAGTTTAATTTACATATAATTAAAATAAGAAAATGGCTTAATGCCATTTTCTTTTTGTGCTTGTTTGATTAAATCTTTGATAAGCGCTTATTTGTCTGTATTCATGATATTCTTGTTCGGTTATTTCTTTTCCGTAAATTGCCAATCTTGTATGTTTAACGCTCGGCATTTTCCGTGCTTTATCACAAGCTTCTAAAAGATTATCCGCGCGAATTGCAAACTTAATTTCAGTGCTGTGACCTGTTCCACAATGCCCACGGTGGCACATTACCATGAAATACTTCATAAGATTGACCTCGCTTTCCTTTTTGTAAGTATATTATAGCATAGGAACTAAGAAAAAGCAAGTTAATTGTTCGTTATTTAGAAATTCCGGGTATTTTAATTAACATAAATATAAAAGGCCGATTACTCGGCCCACCATGTCGGGGTGTATTCCACATTCCAATAAAAGAAGTGGATGTAATCTACATCGTCATCAAACCAAATATTGATGTAACCTTCCATATCAATTTCGCGTGAGAAATACCGTTCAACCTCAGGGAAATTAAAGCGGCGATAGATTAAGCAATAGGGTTTGTTCATGTTGGTTACCTCCTTCATTTGATACCTTATTATAGCATGTGGCGCTAAAACTGTCAAGTTAAAAGATGGTAAATTAGAGTATCCGGGAATTATAATTAACATTAGTATAATAAAAGCCGCGCGGTTAGCTACTCCGCGCGGTTGGCTCGTTCGCGGTCAGTGCGCCACTCCTGCCGCGGGTCGGTTCCCTTTGTAAGTGGGGATGTCCTACGCCCGCCATGTCAGACATTACCCCTTGCATTAGTAGGGTGGCTCCATCTCTCAACACTCCTTTCTTCCTTTCGACAAGTCTATTATAGCATAGAGCATAAAAGAAGTCAAGTTAAATAATCGTAAACTATAAGTGCCGGGTAATTTAATTTACACAGATATAATAAAAAAGGCGCTTATGCGCCTTCGGGGACAATCATCAGAAACCAGAGACAAGTGGTTTCAATGCTCAGACGTTCTGCAAGGTCGCGGCCCTCGCGGCGAGTCGTGCAAATAATCTGCTCTTTGGTGGTCATGTTCACTACGATGTACTTCATTGTGGTGCCCTCCTTTGCTTTGTTGAGTATATTATAGCATATGCACAGACTTTTTGCAATAGGTATGTATGTTAAAGGTTTGGAAAATAGACTGGCCGGGTATTTTATTTAACATCTATTTAATAATAAAAGGTGTGCTATTCGCACACCTTATAAATCGCGATTTCTTGCGGGCTATTATCATCCGGGTCAAGGTAAATGATTGTGAAGGAATCTTCAATGTCGGAGAGGACATTATTAACATAAAGTCCTTCCGTAACGCAATGATTAATTGCGGCGGAAAAAGCTTCCTCTTTAGAGTAAAAAGTGGCGCGGTATTCATCCTTGCAATCATAGACAGTATACATATGATACACTCCTTTATGCTTTATTCCCTCAACTACAAGACTATTTTATCATATTTTTTAATAGTTGTCAATAGTAAAAAATATCTATGGAATGTAAAATATATATAAATTAAAAGACCCGGACATTGTAATTTACATTATATTAAAAAATTAAGCGCTTGCGCGCTTAATTGTCCCAAAGGGTAAAGTCGTTATCTTCAATATTGAAGGTGTAATCAGTTACTGGAATGTTATACTGTCGTTCACCGTTTGCATCGTGGCCAACTGTCACAATCGGCAGAGATGTGAACTTTTCGCCCCACAGTTTTTCATAGCACTCAAAAACTTCCATCAATTCTTTAACCGTCATTGTGTATTACCATCCTTTCTTTATCTTGTATATATTATAGCATAGAATTGGCATAAATGCAAGTTATATTTGTGTAAATTAGGTAGCCCGGACAATTTAATTAACATAACGATAAAAAAGAAATGCGGGTTAATCCCGCAAATCTTTTTCGCTGATTTCTGTCATAGAACCAAACAGATAAATAATTACATCATGAATTTTGTTACGATTATTCCAAAGAAAGTTGCGCGCGTCGTGAGTAGTATAAAAATACTGATAAGTGGCGGTATTGGTAGCGGTTACGATGTAATCAATGGAGTAAAGCGGCATGTTCATGATTGGAACCTCCTTGCTTTTGATGTATTTATTATAGCACATATAATATGTATTGTCAATAAGTTTGAGTGTTAAAAGTAAGGAAATTAGATTATCCGGGTTATGTAATTAACATAAAATTAAAAAGGTTAGTTACCTAACCTTTATTGCGGAAACATACCACGGCAATCCGGTGCAATTAGTACGGAAACGCGCGGCGTTAAGCGCCTCTTCATGGGTAGAATAATAGGAAGAGCCCTGCAAACCAGTGATACAAAAGATTGCGAACTTATACATTTTGAAATTGCCTCTCTTTCGGGATTGATTGTTGTTCTCTTTGGAACAATTATATTATACCAAAAGAAAATAAAATTGTCAATAAGAAATAGGAGATTTAATATGAAATTAACATTAGTTTTAGGATGTATAAAACAAAATGAAATTGACAAAAGTTAAAGGAAAGTAAAATAAAATTCCCGTTTAATCTAATTTACATAAAATTAAAATGAAATTGCGGTTACCCGCAATTTTACCATCTACAAGTAATTTCCATCATGCCATTTGGCCGCATGACTATATCAACTTTTAGTCCTAATGTTTCTAATTCTGTTTTTAGTCCAATTCTAAGATAGTTTTGCGATTCTTCTGTAGCAAGACCCATAACAAGCAAATTAAGTTTTTCATGGGAAAAACTCCGCCCGGCATTGGCTGCGGTGAAATTAGCTTCATTTATTTTGCAAAGTGCTTTTGGAACATAGTTATCTCTAACATAATTGAACTCGGCAAGACGAGCATCAGAAGAAACTTTGCGAAGAGTATCGGCATCATAAATAGGCATCATAGTGGTAATCTCCTCTCTTTATCTTATATATAGTATATCAAATATATTTTAATAAGTCAAGTTAAATAATAGTAAAATATAAATTCCGGATTATATAATTAATATAAAAATAACCGAGAAACCGTTAAGGCTTCTCGGTTGCGAGGATGGCGTTGGAGTAATGCGTCAGATAGGTAATACCATTAATAGTAATCTGGACTGCGTCAGATTCGTTAAAATCTCGCCACGAATCCACTGGGCCTTCAATTAGTTCACCATTTCCCATCTGAATGATGGCCCAATGGAAAGTCTGCGTAGTATCAAAACCGATTTTGCGGTTGCCGACCTGGCACGCGGTAAGAGTCAGGCACAGAGCGATAATCAGAGTGATAACAATAATCTTCTTCATTTTGGGATTTTCTCCTCTCTCTTTTTTCTATAATTATTATACCAAAATTATTTTAAAATGTCAAGTTAAAAAGAAGTAAAATAAAAAATACGGATATTATATTTTACAATTGTTTAACTTGACATTTCGGGATTGCTGTGCTATAATGATTACAGAAATTAAGAGAGCGAGGTAATTTGAAATGAAAAGAAAGTGCTATGCCGTTGAACTGAACTCCGCGCTGGACGGCCTGTTTGAACAGTTGGATGATTACGGTTTTGATTATGAGTGTGAAGAGCATTGGCCCGCGCCTGGCTATATGGAAATCTACGTGCTGTATTATCCTCATGAGATTCGGGATTTGGAAAATATTTTCGCGCCGTATGTTTAACATACGGTTTTATTTTGAAATTATGTTAATTACAGAAACCGGGTTATTTAATTTACATAGATTTAATTTTGGGATTTGAAAATTAAATTAAAAATTAGGAAAATAAAAGTAAAAGAAAAATGAAATTAAGGGATTTACTCAAAGTAAATCCCTTGCATCATTTCGTCAAATTCAGAAAATGAAATTTCTTCTCCTGAATTAGCATCGTATTCCCACCAAAGCCGAACCTGCTCCTCATCTGTCAATTCATTCCATTCGCGCATTTTAGGATTTCCTCCTCTGTTCTTTTTCTGGATATATTATATCAAAATTAAAATGAAATGTCAAGTTAAATGATTATTAATTAGATTATACGTGAGGTTTAATTAACAGGAATTTAAAATGAAATTGCGAAACTTTTTATGTTTCGCAATTTGAAATTGAAATTAAGGAATTAATATTTCCTTAACATCCCATTTCATTCCTGTGCAATACGTGCGCCAATTTGCCGCATTTTGCGCCTCTTCTCGCGTGCGATAATAGGAAGAACCTTGAAAACCATTACAATCAATAGCATAAACTGTCATTTTAGGAAAATCCCCTTTCGTTTGTTTCTGGAATTATTATAGCAAATTTAAAATGAAATGTCAAGTTATTTTTATGTAAAATAAAATATCCGTATGTTATAATTTACATAGATTTAAATTATATAAGTTTTGGGATTGTCTAAAAAATGTCATAATAAAAACTTTAAAAATGATTTGATTTTGAAATTAGTTTATAGTATAATATATGTATAAAAGGAGGGAGGTTTCGGGATGCGCTATCAAGATTATAAAAGAAGAAAAAGTTTTCAATATAAAATTAAAATGTGGTTTTATAGATTGACATTTCGGGATATTGAAAAGTTTATAAAAATTTGTGGTAAATGCATAATTGAAATTATAATTATGATTTTAAGTTTTATTTTAATTTTCATTATCCCTCATTTTTTCTATTAAAAAGGTAATATTAATGGAAGGTAAAATAAAATAGCCGGGAAATTAAATTAACAAAGGTAAAATAAGAAGAACGAGGACTAACAGTCCTCGTTTTCTTCCCATGGAGTTTTACCATTGTTCAAAGACCATAGATAGAACGTGAGTTCTTCCGCGGTATGGACGCTAACATCACCATAGTCCCAAGGGAAGCCAATAGTCTCCCAAGAGCCAGAGCGCGACCAGTCGTTGTCATACCCTTGACTAAGATAATTCGCCATGTAGCAAGGACTACCATAACTTCCATCATGACAGACAGCATCTGCGTGCGGATGTTCCGCGAAGGTTACATGCCAACCATTTTGGTAGTAGCGCACCTTGTCAATTTCGATGTGACGGTAACGGCAAGCATTCACAAGGTCAACAAGAGAGTTAATGTAAGCGGCATCAATCTGTTGAGGGGTGAAGGTCATTTTGTTGTTAGTCATAGCGCGTTCTCTCTCTTTCTTTTATTGTATATATTATAGCATAGATTATATGAGTAGTCAAGTTAATGATAAGTTAATTTGAATATCCGTATGCTATAAATAACATAGATTTAACGTCTACGTTTTGCTTTTTAAAGTGTTTATAAGCGCTAATCTGTCTATATTTGTTGTATTTCTAGTTATTAATTTTTATTAATTTCAGCTTCATTTAAATGTTAATTTTATGTTAAATTTGCAGCTCCAATGTTAATTTTATGTTAATTAAAATCCAGCTCCCATTTTTGTGTTTCAGCTCCCAGCTTCAGCTTTATTCAGCTCTCAGCTCCATCCAGCTCCCAGCTCCCACTCGCGGCCGAAGCCGAGGAACTTCCAGCTGCCCACCAACACTGGCTGACCGAAGCCGAGGCAGGCAGCGCAAAGGCAGACGTGTCCCAGAGATATTTTTACCTATTTTTAACATAAATTTCACCTTCTTCTTAACAAAATCTTAACATCCTCCCATCATCTTTATTGTATCATAAGTCAAGTTAAAAATCAACGTAGTTAAAATAAATTATTTGTTAATTTGATTTTGTTAAATGAAGGTAAATTAGACTGCCCGGATAGTCTAATTTACACAGTCTTAATGTTAGTGGCGACTAACTACTATGTTTAAAAAATTAACACGGCTTTCGCCGTGTTAATTTTATGTTAGTGATAAGCAAGCCCGCTGTGTTTTAATAAGGTTGCAATCCACTGGTCGTGGTTCTTGTCGATGTATTCGTCGCGCTTGACATGCCATTTGGCAAGGCGTATTGCATATCGCAAAGTTTGCCCGTTCATTGCTTCAACAATCTCACCGTTCTGCCCATCATAGTAGATGTGCGCTGAAGGTTGGCCGTTGTTATAGTCATATACGATAGTGGCGATGTGATGGGCGGTCAGGACGTAGATAACGCGTCCGCAGTTAATAACCTTCATTGTAAAATCCTCCTTTTCATTAGACCATGGAGCGGGCTTATGCCCGCTCCATTTTTTCAAGGTAGTTGGTGACCGTCTTGAGCGTAAACCGCTCAGCGGCGTGATACAAAGCGCTCAGATTGTAGCGGTGGAACGCCTCGAGCAACTCGCTGCCCGGACCGTCGAAGTCGTACAGGTCGAAGGTCTCAATGCTCGCGCTCAGGTCCTCGGGATGGCCGTAGAAGTACAGCGTCGCGCTGCGCTTCATGGGCTCAATGTCAAGGTGACCGAACTCGCCGTCCCAATTGTCAGGGTCAACATCAAAGTGCATGGAAAACTCGGCCATGCAGAAATTTTCGTCGAAAAACAGGGCTCCGGAATTTTCCTTGGTGACGTTGTAATTGCAGATATGCATCATTGTTAAAACCTCCTCAATTTTGCTGTCGGTGAGAGTGGGAGGGCTTGCGCCCTCCCGTTGTCGGTCAGATGTTCGTGTAGTGGTACTCAGCGTAGCAGTTCACTTTGCGGTCACCGCAACGCAAGAAGGTCATTGCCGTGCGGTAGTCCATGTGCTCCGGCACCTTGATAGCAATTCCGAACAATTTGAGCTCGCGCTCGCTGCCGTAGGGATTGCCAAAACCGTCGGTCGTTACTACTTCATAACCGGAGCCAAGGCGCTGGAAACCATAAAGGTTCCAGTTGTAGCGCAGTACGCGCTCGGCGTACTTGAGAATCTGCTCGGCGTCCTGTGCGAGCTGGGCATAGATGATGATGGTATTGAACATGGTTTTATCCTCCCTTATATTGATTGATTTGGTTGGCCGGGGCTTGCGCCCCGGCCCTGTTGGTTTAGTCATCCAGCGGGTTGATGATGATGTCAACCTGCACACCGCGCAACGCGCCGACCCAATGGCCATTGCAAGCATTCGCGCAAATCTTTTCCCATGCACGGGCTTTGGGCGCGTTCGGACAACCTGCATCGGGCTCGATGTCGTCCCACTTATGCAAGTCGGTTGCATAGATTGCAACCGGAGTGCCGAACGTTTGACGGATTTTGTCAAGCGCAATGTTCACAAGCTTGACCTGTCCTTCGACAACGCGCAACGCAGTAAGCGTGCCCGCTTCAAGCTTATCAAGCGCGGACATAACCGCGTTTTTCGTGTACATGTACACGAAAACCTGCCCGGCGTTTGTAGCCATGCCGCGCCCGCCCTTGCGAATAGCAGGAACGGCGACAAAGTCCGCGCGGCTAATTTCAGTCAAGTAATAGCGCGCGCCGTCAACAGGCAACATGTCCGGCATAGTCTTACCGAACGGGACAAAGCGACCTTTGAGGCCCTTAACCTCAATGCGAACATTCTCATTTAACATGGAAATAACCTCCTCTTAATATTCTGTCGGTCTTGTGTGCTTCCTCCAGTACTTACCATTCCCATGTCGGCCACGCGCCGTGTCCTTAATGCGCGTTGTTATCTACCCATCCGGGAGTGGTTTTCCTTGTGTAAAATTTTCAAGGTACATCCACGTTACCTTCATGCGTGGCCATGCCCTGCGGACTCTCGAACTCTTGCTTGCCCGGATGGGCTGTCCGCTTGCCCTCCCGACGTGAATATAATAGCACGTGGCGCGCAAAAACACAAGCCCTATTTCACAAGTTTACCGTTTCTTAACGCAACCGGGGGTTATATGCAGGATTTTTGCGCCCATTCGCCAACACAACTCCCTCCCCTCCCCAAATTCCACCAACCTTTTTATTTTATAACCCAAATTCCACCAACCGCCAAAAAATTAAATCAAATACTTGACTTTCCTTCCAAAATATGATAAAATACAAAATGAAGGGAGTTGTATCTTCAAACGGAGATGCAATATATGAAAAAGAAATACTCACTCGACTACTCTATTGAACGTGACTGGGACCGTCTTCACGCCGTTGAAGACATTTTAGACACATTGGATTCTAGACCAACCAATGCCGAATTGGAGCAAATGGCATCTTACATCCTATATGGGAAAGATGAAGATGGGAAAAACGCTATACAACGTGGCGAAACTACCGACTCTAATAAACGCTATAATAGCTTTCAGCGCGCGGCTGATAAGGTTCAATCGCTTGATGAAATTTTAGAAAATCCATTAAGTGACCAACAAGCTCTTCAATCACTGGAATCTAGATACATTTACACCAAAAAAAAGCCCACCATACATCGCCCTAAATATGACAAAAAAACTGGTGAACTTATAGACCCTGGTGATTCCGAAATACCTGGAATGCAAGACCTTTGGAACTGTATTGACCGATTAGACCACATTGTAGCGGTAAATGAAGGCAAATTGCCACCCGACGAAAATACCCAAATTTTCAATGACTCGTATCGTCTTTACCAACTAAAGCATTCCCTTATAGATATTCGCCGCCATCAATACTACCTTAAAGATGCCTACAAGCCCACCTTGCACTTTCTTGCCCTCACTCCACCAAAAGCCCAAACCTATAACTGGGACGAAGATTCTTTTTATTGGATGCCGCTAGATAAATGGCAAGAACGTGTAAATAATGCCCTCTTACACACCATTAGTAAAAATTTAGAAGACTATGAAACCCGTGAAAATCCAAACACGAAACAAATTGAAGTAAAATGGGTGGTAAGGCAACATACCTTTGATTGGGAAAACCCATCCCACATTAAGGCATTAATAAACAATTATTCAGCAATTTATATGGAGCTAGGTGAAAAATTGGATAGTTGGGGCCGCACCCTTATCTACGATTTTGACCGCTACTTTGATATGGCCGGCTTTACCCCAGTGCGCGAATACATTTTAACTCGAAAAATTGACCGTGCTTCCTATACCGAAATTCGAGAAGAACTACAAGAAAAATATGGTTTAAAGTATAACGAGAACCATATATGCACCATTCTTGCCAAAGAAATACCTGAAAAGATGGCGGCGGCTGCAACCAAACATCGTATGCTTCTTACCACACCAATGGGCGAACGCAAACGTTGTTTCACTTGCAAAAAATGGTTGCCGCGAAACAACTATTTTTTCGCCACCAATAACAGCCGCAAAGATAAATTTGCTTCTAATTGTAAAGAATGCGAAAAACAAAAAAGAATAACAAGAGGAGGTCAGTCCGCATATGACAGACGAAATAAAGATGCGAAAATGCTTGAAGTGCAAGCAGGAGAAACCAATTCATGAGTTTCAATACACTCCATCCAATTTCTTTCCTTCTCATCGCTCTCAAATTTGTACATCTTGTTTAGAACTAATGGTTCATCAGGATAATATGGGTGAAGTTGATAGACTTTGCCGCTGGCTTGATGTGCCTTTTGACCTAAACAAATGGACGCAATTATACTCTATACACAAAGACCATACATTAACCGCTTACTTTAATACCCTACTTGACGAGCACTACCAAGCTCTTCAATGGGCCGATGAAAATGAACGATGGCGGCTTGCCCGAAACGAAGGTACCATTGACGAAGAAATTGAAGCCCTTTCCGAAGCGAAAGTTCGCAAATTGAAAAGAATTTGGTCGTCTTCATATTCCGCAGAAGAATTACTTTTTCTTGAAGATTACTATAATCAAATACTTGCTACTCAAAATGTTTCAACCCCAATTCTCCAACATTACGCCCGCGACTTATGTGAAATTGAATTGCGTATTAAAAAGGGACTCCGTGATGGAGGAGATATTAAAAAGGATATGGATGCCCGCGACAACATAATAAAAATCGCGCACTTTGAAGCAACTAATGCTAAGAACGCCGCAGACTTTGAAAGCGTAGGTGAATTAATGGTTTATTATGGCAAAAAAGGTTGGCATCCAAAATGGCATTCAGAGCCAAAAGATGACGTTGATTTCTGTATGCAAAACATTCAAAACTATTTAAAACGTTTAGTTGTGAATGAGGGGAATTTTGCAGAGCAAGTTGAAGATAGGCGAGAACGCTATAACTTAACTGAGCGGCTTGAAACCATTGAGAACGAAGCAGTTGAGTTTGACGAAACCGCTGATATTGAGTATGAGGATGAATCAGAATTGGTTCAAGATTTAATATGATTGATTTTGTTACTCAAGAAGTGGAAATGCGCGATGGCATCCCAATTGAGAAAGGAGTTGTTCTTACCAAGGAATATCTTGATGCGAATCAAGAATTGTTTACTAATTATTTAAATTATTGGCTATTGTATCCAGACCTATTTCTAGATGCTATTCAGCCGCGAGATGACGCAAAAAATTTTCACTTATTCTTTTATCAGCGAATTGCTTTGCGTGCTTCAATGCGCTATCGTTATCACTATTGGACTAATAAAAGTAATCCCTATATTCGTAAAGAGTATAGAAAAAGCATTTAACTGCTGGGAACCCCTAAAGCCAGACTGCCAAACTCCTTGGAACGAAAGTAGAAATAAGTGTCTGGATGAAGCAAGGTTAAATCCTAAACTTTACATAATGGGCAATCAGCAACTATTAGGAGGTTTATTTATATGAAAGCTATTTCACAATCAGAATTTGAAAAACGAATTAAAGAGCGTTACCCAAATGAAAATTTTAAAATTATTGAATATACTACTAGTAGTAAACCATTAAAAATTCAATGCCTTAATTGTAATAAAATTTTATTATATCCACAAGCGAAAAATTTTTTAGCTAAAAATAAAAAAGTTGGCTGTTCAGATTGTAATGGACTACGAGCAAAAAATACACATAATTTAATTTTATTACAAGAAAAATATGAAATTTTAGATAAAGATATAGATTCCACAGGAAAAATTTGGTATACCTGTAAATGCAAAAAATGCGCTAGAATTTCTAAACATTTATTAGTTTCTTTTTTAGAAAACACTTGCCGTTGTGAAGGAAATGGTAATCGTTGGACTGAAAAAGAATTCAAAGAAAAAATATTACAAGAATACGGTAATGAGTATACTTTATTAACACCGTTTAAAACTGTTAATGATAAATCATTATTTAAACATAGTTGCGGTTTTATTTGGAGTACTACTCCTGCACACATTCTTTATAATAAAACAGGTTGCCCAAAATGTTGTAAAAAGCAAAGCAAAGGTAGCAAAATTATTGAACAACAATTACAAAATTTAAATCTTCAATTTGAAAAAGAAAAATTCTTAAATAATTCTTTACAACGCTTTGATTTTTATCTAGAATTTAATAATAAAAAATATGCGATTGAATATAATGGAGAACAGCATTATCAATATAATCCTTTTTTTCACGGACGCGACATAGATATATTTAAAAAATACCAGGAACGAGATAAAAGAAAGATGCAATACTGCCAAAAAAATAATATTGAATTAATTATTATTCCTTATACTTTTTCTAATATAGAAATAAAAGCTTACATAAATAAACTTTTTAGTAGCTCAACGACTAGTTCTTTGAACGTAGATTCAAGTGAATCGAAATGATGCTCACTTATAAAAGTGAAGATATAGTCTTATCTATATGGAAACATATAGCCCAATGGCATTAGATTAACGACCTAATGTAAAAATTATGTGCTACACGTGCAACATCTAAATCTTTCACAGCTTATTTAAGTGCTGTTGTGCGGGCGGTCTTATTACCAGGCTCTAACATCTTCATTTCTTCTGATGTTAAGGGAACAGTTATTAAAATTGCCGAAGCCAAGTTTAACGAAATTTGGCGACATTGGCCTCTACTTAAAAATGAATTACAAACTCGTGAAAGTGGCGGCCAACAAGGTGAAAAGAAGAGCGGCAACTACTATGAATTAAGATTCCGCAATGGCAGTATGATTACTGTTGTTTCTAAGGATACAAGCCGTGGACTTCGTGCGACTGCAGGTATTTTAGAAGAATGTGCGACAATTGAGGAAGAGGATTACAACGAAGTTCTACTACCTCAAATGAACGTTGCTCGTCGTGAAGTTGATGGAACATTAAACCCAGAAGAACCAACTTCTGCTCAAATCTTTATAACCACCGCGCGAGAAAAAACGGTATTTATGTATGGTAAATTAATTGAATGCGCGGCAAACGCTGTTTTGCGGCCAAATGAATATTTTGTTTGGGGCCTCTCCTATGAAGTCCCCCTACATTACGGGCTTTTAGATAAAGCAACCCTAATGGACCAACGCTACTCTAATACTATGAGCGAAGATTCATTCGCCCGCGAATCATTATCAATTTGGACTGGTAATAGTAAAGAGGCTTGGCTTGATTCTAAGCGAATTAATAAAAGAAGAACATTATTAAAATGCGAGCGAAAAGCACAAGAAAATCCTAGTAATCCAAATACTTTTTATATGATAGGGGTGAAACATTTGCCCCGCCTGCTAGTAATAGTAGGGCAATAAACTCTTTAAAAGCTGGGAAACCCGAAAGTCTTATTTTACTTAATAAATAAAATCCTCATTTATTAAGTTACGAAAGTAGAAACAAAAAATAAGAAGGTATATGAAGTGATTCTAAGTACTATTAAAGGGCAATCAGCACCAATCTATTTGAGGTGATATTATGAAAATTATTTCTATTAAAGAAGTTAAACAACGAATTAATAATAGATTTCCAAATCAACCATTTGAAATTTTAAATTATACGCAAATGACAAAACCCTTTAGTATTCGTTGTTTAATGTGTGGAGAAGAAAAAACTTATTCTAGTTGTAAGAATTTTTTAAATGCCGGCTCTAATACTCGTAATTTTTTATGTCATTGTTATAATAGCAATAATAATTTAACTAAACATAAAGAAAATAAAGAAAAAGTTTTACAGTTATGTAACAATAATAATGAGATTGATTTTTTAAGTTTTGATTATCGAGAAAAAGTTAAAAAATATAGTGTTAATATCTTTTGTAAAAAATGCCAACAAGTTTTTAATAAAACTTTACAATCTTTCTTAAAAAATCAAACTTGCCCTTATTGCAATTCAAAGCATAATTTAAACACTTTAGGTTTTAAAGCTATTTTGCCAGATGAATACAAATTAATAAATGACTATACCGGCACAGAAAATAAAGTCTTAATTCAACATGAATGTGGTTTTATATGGAATATTAAACCTCATAATTTTATTCAAAAAATAAATAATGGATACTGTGGTTGCCCGCAATGTAACCATAAAAGAAGTAAGGGTGAATTAAAAATCGCTAATTGGTTAAAAAATAACAAGATAATTTTTATCGAAGAGCAGATTTTTTCTTGGTCTTCAAACTCAAAATTTAGATATGATTTTTATTTGCCAAAATATCAATTAATTATTGAGTATATGGGCGCGCAACATTACCAAGAAGTAACTTTTTTTCACGATACTTTACAAGAAAGACAAGAACATGATAAAATAAAAGAAAAAGAAGCAAAAGAACATGGATTAAATTATTTAATTATTCCTTACACAGAATTTAAAAATATAGAAATAATTTTGAAAGATTGGTTCAACGACTATCCTGATAAGGAGTAGGGAATAAGCGATTGATTCCCGAAAGAAGAGTTATCTCTATGAGATAAAAATATAGTCTCAACTATATGGAAACATATAGCAGTTTAATAAACGCATACAATCTAGCGAATTGTATGGAAGATAATTGTGATGTTGCCAGATATGAAGCCAACACGGCTATTATGGTAATTAAAGTAATTCCTAATTTGAATGGTTTTAGAAAGAAAGTTGTTTATACAGAAGTTATTCACGGTGCTAATTATATTTCAGACCAAGCACCCCGTTTAAAAAAGTTAATTGAATTGTATGAACCAAGAGAAATTGTTATTGACGGTAATGGTCCTGGTATCGGTTTATTAGATGCAATGGCTTTACCTTCTTTTGATGTAAAAACCGGAGAACAATTTCCAGCATACTTCGCCTTTAATAACGATCATCACTTACCTCCTGAAAAGAAAAGTGAATCAGAAGAACCTATTCCTGAATATCGTGCAATTATATATGATATAAAAGCAGGTTCTTCTAATGATGATGCAATTCATTCAAATTTTTTTGCCCAGCTTAATAACGGAACTTTATCCTTACTCGCGCATGAGCGCATTGTAAAAGATAAGTTACTACAAACTAAAAAAGGTAAGAAGATGTCGTTGTATGATAGACGTGTTTATTTACTTCCATATGAAATGACTTCTCGTTTAGTTGATGAATTAAATAACTTAAAATTAAAACCAACTGGTGTCCAAAATCAATTTAAAATAGAACAAATTAGTCGTTCGGTAAATAAAGACCGTTTCTCCGCGCTTGAATATGGCTTATACCGAGTTAAGTATTATGAAGATAAAGCAATTAAAAACGCGAAGAAAAAAAATTTTGGACAATATGCATTTTTTAGCCCTAGAAAAAGGGGATGATTACTTTGGACAATACAAAAAAGAAATATGATTTTTCTAAATTTAGGCTACAAGTAGCTAGAAGTGCTTCTCGTGCGCCAATAACTGATGGAGCATATTCCCGCTGGGGCTATCGTAATAATAGAAGTAGTGTTCGTGAAGATTTTACACTAGAAGAAATTAATGCGATTATTCGTTCTGGCGAATTAGAAGCCTACCGCGAATTATCTAATTACTATTATCGCACTAATGGCGATTATAGAAACAATATAGATTTTCTCGCGGTTTTACCACTATATGATACAGTTGTAATTCCAGTTCTCACTAGTAAAGGTTCCCAAGCTCAAATTTTAAAAGACTTTGACAAGGCTTGTTCCTTTGTAGAAAAATTAGATGTTCCTAATACCTTTACTCATATTACCAAAGAATGGTTAAAGACGGGAATATATAATGGTATTTTACGAACTAATGGGGAAGATGTAGTTATTCAAGATTTACCTCTTACCTATTGTAGAACTCGTTTTAAGGATTTTAATAATCTTCCTATATTAGAGTTTAACCTCCATTATTTTGAAAGTATCCCCGATAAAGAATTGCAGCTTGAAGCAGTTGAAAGTTTTCCAGAAATTGTTCAAGAAGCTTGGGCTGCTTGGGTAAAGGCTGAAAGAAAAATTGATCCTTGGGTGATGATACCCGCGGCGGCAGGCGGAGCTTGTTTCACCTTTATAGACGACCAAGCACCCCTTCTAATTGCAAGTATTCCGCAATTAAAGAAATTAGAAGACGCAGTTGGCCGCGAAGAAAAGCGTGATGAAAATGAGTTATATAAATTATTAATTCAAAAAATGCCAATTGATAGCAAGGGTGAATTAGTATTCCAATTAGATGAAGTTGCGGAAATTCACGCTTCTGTTGCTTCTATGTTAGGAGATATTGACACAGTTGATGTTCTTACTACTTTTGGAGATACTGATTTAGAGAGCTTACAAGAAAATTCAGCCGCTACTCAATCTAATGATAGAATTAAAAAATATAGAGATAATGCTTATGATTTCTTAGGCCGCAGTTCTTTATTATTTAATGCTGATGGTAGTTCTGCTTTGGCATACACAATTAAAAAGGACGAAGCTTTAATGATTTCATACCTAAACCAGTATGAAACTTGGATTAAATTCCATCTAAATGACCGTTTTTCCCGCACTGGTTTATCTTTTGATTTTGAGATTCTACCAACTACTGTATTTAATAGACAAGATATTCAACAAAACTATTTCCGCGCTGCTCAGTATGGTTATTCTAAAATGTTCGCGGGTGTCGTAATGGGTATTAAACAACGCGACCAAATTAGTTTAATGGACTTTGAAAATGATTTCTTAAAAATGTCAGAGAAAATGATTCCATTACAATCTTCATACACTACTCCTGGCGGTGAAGTAGCTAATGAAGAAAAAAATAATTCTTCGGGACAAAAAACTAGTATAACTAAAAAGAGCGATGACTTAAATAATAAGGGAGGTCGTCCAGAACTCCCTGACGAACAGAAATCTGAAAAAACTCAGGCCAATATCGCGGCCGCAGGATAAGGAGAATAATTATGGAAAAGCAAATACCTATTTACTTTGATAGCGTAATAGTTGATTCTCCCTTTCAAGGAATATCTGAAAGTAACCCAAATATCGGTCGCTTAAAGGTGCGTGTCTTTACCAAGTATGGTAATAGAAATGGCTCTTATATAACCGAAGCCGTAGCGAATCAGCTTATTGAATCTGCTACACAAGGCAACACACCTGTTGTTGGCTTTTTTGACCCAGAAACTCAAAGCTGGGCTTCCCATAGCGGCCCTACCCTCGCAAATGGTTATGGCTATGTAGAAAGTTTCCTTGGATGGGAGCCATTTGAAGATACAGATGGTGTAACAAGAGAATACGCAGTTTTTTCAGTCGTTCTCTTCACAGATTATTACGAAGAAGCCAAAAAGATTTTTGGTCAAAATCAGTCTATGGAACTTGACCCTGCCTCAATTGATGGCGATTGGACTATGATTGAGAATCAAGAATACTTTGTTTATACTAAAGCAAAGATGTTGGGCTTTTGCGTAATTGGAGAGCACGAACCTTGTTTTTCGGTATCCTCATTCTTTTCCAAGAATGATGACATATATAAATCACAATATGAAAAGTTCTCTTCACTTCTGTTTAACCTCAAAGCACAAGTTGAAGAGGCAGAAAAAAATAATGAAGGAGGAGAACAACCAATGAACGAGTTTGAAAACCAGGAAGTTGTAGAACAGGTTGAAAATCCTCAGGTACAGGAAGAAGTACAAGATACGTTTCAGCAAGCTGCTACTGAAGAAGAAGTTGTTGAGACTGAAGCAGTTGAGGAAGCTTCAGCCGCGGAAGCCAATTTTGAAGAGCAGCCCGCAGAATCTGAACCAGAAGTTCAAGAATCCGTATCAGAGGAACCTTCTGAATTTGAAGCCCTACAGACTCAATTCAATGAACTACAAGAATCCTACAATGAACTACAAACTAATTACGAAGCAGCCCAGGCTCGTATCACAGAACTTGAACAGTTCCAGACCTCAGCAAATACAGAGCTTGAAACTCTTCGCACTCAAAATGAAGAATTACAGACTTCTCTACAAGCTTACTCAACTCAAGCGCTAGAAGCCGAAAATAATCGTAAAAATGAGCTTGTAAAGAAATACGAAAAAGTAATGAAAGAAGAGGAAATTAGCGATATTAAAGAGAAGGCTAATGACTTTTCTTATGATGAATTAGAGAGCAAGTTAGCAATTGCTTATGCTAACAAACAAATGGCTGGTAATGACGTGAAGAAAGTACCACTACCAGAACCTCAAGAATCTCAATTCGCTTTACTTATGAAAAAGTATCGTAAAAATTAAGGAGGGAAATTATTATGGCTATGAAAAGATTTCCACTAACAAGTGCCAATAGCTATTCTAGCAAGTATCGCCCAGGCGAGAAGCTATATGCTACCCTAGAGCTAAATCAGGTAGCTTTCCCAAAGACTGGTATGGTAGTTTCTCAGACCCCACTAGATGAGTCTTTCACTCTAGAAGCTCCTTGCGAGAATGGTATGTGGGTCGTAGCTGACAAGGCCGCTAGCGTAATTAAGGCTCCAGCCGCTGCTACTGACAAGCCTATTGGTATTGTTTATACTACTGAAAAGGAATATGACATTTTCCACTATGGTCTACAGACCTTTGGTCGCAAGATTGCTGGCGATTATCCTCGTGTTGGTTTACTAGGTATTGGTGATACTGTAACTACTAATTGCTTACAGTATAATGACCAAACTTGGAGCACCGAAGCTGCTTTAATTGCTGATCTAGAAAAGGATCTAAGCGTTGCTGCTAATGCTCTTTATGTTGCTCCAGTAGCTGGTTCTGCTGTTCCACAGCTAACTAAGACAAAGCCAAACTCTGGCATTTATGCTAAGGTTGTAAAATTCTATACTGTACCTAACGGCGAACCTGGCGTTAAGTATCAGATTATCAGTCTATAATAGGAGGTGCGAACTATGAATACTCTAGAAATGTTAATGAATGGCGTTTTCGGCCGCAAGGTTCCTGCTGAGTTCGCTGCCGAGAATTATGACTATGAAGCTGCTCTACACGATGAGCTAGTTAAGTTACTATGCGACGATAAGGGTCGTTTTAGCCGCACTAAGTATCGTCGTAATAAGATTGAGCTATTTGAGCTACTTGAGAGAAACCTAGAAGAGGTTCTCCCACAGAATATCCAGAGCGCTCTAGATATGTTCTGCGAAGTTATCCGTGTACCACAGGGTTCTCGCTTAGAGTTCCGTGTAACTCGCGGCAAGCAGCGTGGTCGTCAATTTGTTACCCGTGCTACCGAGTCTGGTAACTATGAGACCTTCCGTCTAGACCATGATCGTTTTGACGTATATCCACAGGCTATTGGTGGAGCCGGTTATGTTGATTTCGAGCGTTATCTTGATGGCGTAGAGAATATGACTGACATTTATGAGATTATCCAGCAAGGTATTGTTGATCGTATCTTTGAAATGGTTCAGGAATGCTTACTAAGTGCTTGGAAGAACACTGGTTTCCCAGCTAATAATAAGGTTATTGCTTCTACTTTTGATCCAGCTGCTATGGTTAAGCTTTGCAACGTTGTTGCTGCTTATGGCTCTCCAGTAATTTACTGCACTCCAGAGTTCGCCGCTGAGATGGTAAATGCTATTGTTTATAATAGCACTACTAAGATTTCTGATCAGGATATGATTGAAGTTCGTGAGCGTGGCTATATTGGCCGCTTCCGTGGTTTCCCAGTAGTAGTAATGCCACAGTCTTACACTGATGAAAAGAATGAGAAGCTAGTTATGAATCCTTCTTTCGCTTATGTAATTCCTGCTGGTAAGGAAAAGCTAATCAAGCTAGGCTTTGAGGGCTCTCCTTATTTCCGTGAGTGGGATGACCACGAGGGCGACAATTCTATCGTCCTACAGGGCTATCTAAAGGTTGGTATTGGTATGATTGGTACTCCTAATTATTGGGGCATCTATTACAATGCTGGTATCGAAGCTGATGGCTGGAAGGATTACAATGATAATCTAGATTCTGCTATTGCTGCTGCTTATACTGCCGCGCATCCAAATGGCTAATTAATATAAATAAATCACTTCAATGGGGTGGGTGAGAATCTCGCCCGCCCCATTTTTCTTTTAGAGTTAAAGGAGGAAATTATTATGGCAAAAATTACATTAAAGAACATTAGTTCTGCTACAGTTGTTATTGGTTCTACAAATGGAGGCGTTCTCCGTTCTCGCAGTCTTGCTCCCAATCGCGTTATTACTCTAACTCCTTCTGAGTATGAAGACCTAATGTATGAGCCTGGCGTTCAAAATATGATTCGCGGTGGCTATATTAAGATTGATGGTGTACAAGAAGATCGTGCTGTTATTGAAACTCCAACTAATGTAATGGAGAAAGACGATATTATTAAGATGATTGAGAGTAAGGATATTACTGCTTTTGCAAAGTATATTCAGATTGCTCCATCTGCGGCAAAGGATACTATTGTGCAGTATGTAGTAGATCACAATATCACCGATAACGCTTTTACCGCTCTTATTAAGAAATATTGCGGCGTTGATGTAATTCAGGCTATTGCTGTAAAACATCAGGCTGAAGAGAAGTAATTTATGGCGACTCCCTTTCTCAAGGTATATGATGCCTTTTTGGCTCGGATTACCGCGGATGAATGGACTCTTGAGGAAGAATTAGCAATCGTTGAGCGGGATTGGCAAGAGCTTCTAAAGATTGCCATTTTTAGATTTAAATATCCGCGAGTAAGTTTAGATATAGAACAAATTGATATTGAAGAAAATGAAACAAATCCTCATAAGTTAGAAACTTATCAATTCACAGATGACCTAACTAATGATGAAATACAGCTTTTAGCTTTATATATGAAACACGAATGGGTTAAGAGATGTATCGCAAGTTGGGAAAATATTCGGCAGTTGTACGCCGACAAAGATTTTTCGCAAGCAAACCACTTAGATAAATTAAATAAATTAGAAGCCGCAATTCAAGTAGAAGTACAGCGTGCAGAAGGTATTTATGACCGTTCTCGCGAGAAAACTCCCGCTGAATTGTTTAGGCGTTTAGCAGGCAAGAAAAATGCTTTACGACGAGACTTTTGAAGGTTATAAAAATAAACTAAAAGGTCGGCTTTATGGTGTGCTTTGCGAAAAAGAAAAAGAAGGCGGAGATTGGGAAAAGTTTTTAAATTCTATATTAATTGAACTTAAAGGTTTAGAACCAAGTTCAATTAACTACTGGCCGCTAATTGGTAAATTAAATTCATTGCGTTTCTTAAATTATGAATATTTTAGAAAAACTATTTTTGAATGTATGAATTTAATTGGTGGCTTAGAGGTTCCAAATGAATTACCTTGATGTTTATTTTTCAAGAATTAATCATTTGGGAGAAACAACTGCTGAAAGAATCCGTAATGGCGGGAAACGTTCTTTTGAGAAGTGGCTCGCAGAATCTCCTCATACTATTAGAAATCTTTCAGTAGAACGAGGGATTTATTTTGATGGAATTATTTTAACAAGTAAAGATAAAGAATATGAAAAGATTATGTTTTTAGAAGTAGCATTAGATATTCCAATTCAAGTTGGAGATATTATGAATTGGACGCTTGATGATGGGTCTATTGAAAAATGGATTTTAATTCAAGAGGAAAAGAAAGTTAATGGGACTTTTAGAAGTTTTTGGATTATTCGTTGTAATTACTATGTTAAATGGATTGATAGTCAAGGGCATTTACAAGCTTCTTGGGCTTATTTTGTAAGTTCTTTGGATTCTAAAATTAAAGGTAATTTTAGAACTTGGAACAATTTAATTACTCCACAACCTAATAAATACGCGGAGTTATTAATGCCGCGTTATCCTATAGATAGAGCAACAAATTTCATTGTGGAAGATGAATCTTGGACGGTAGTTGAATATGACCGTTCTAGTGTTCCTGGAGTTATTTATCTTTCTCTTACCGAATCTAAGGTTAATATGATATACGATGATCTTGACAATGATATCGCTGATTTAGATAAATTAGCAATATATGACCTTTCTGTTCCAGAAGTAACTCAAATATTTACAGTTGGTGAGCCAATTGAATTAACTTTCACTTTAATGAAGAATGGTGAACCTTCTGACGAAGAAGTAGAGTTTATTTCAACTAATAAGAAAATTGTTAAAATGATTGATAATGAATTGAAGGCTGTTGCAGAAGGAGAAGTAGATATTATAGTTCAACTAAAACAATATCCCTCAGTTCAAAAAACAATTACCATTCAAGTTGGGGAAGAAAAGAATGAGTTTTCTGCTTATATAGAAGGAAGCGATACTTTACGATTAGATAGAATTGGTGTTTATACATTAAAAGGCACGGAAGAAATTACTGGAGAAGTTATTTATTCAATCAGTGATAATACTTTAGCAAAAATTACTGAAGTAAAAGATAATAATTGTAGTGTGCGGGCGAACGCTAAAAATAAACTTGGCACAATTACAATAAGTGCTGTATATAATAATAACACTTACATAAAGCAAATTTCTATCGTTCCATTATGGTAGGTGATTTTATGGATGAATTAAATCAAAAGATTATAAAAGAAATTCCTGGTCAAAGACGATTTGCCGTAATGGGCGAAAATACTTTTTTAATTGCTAATAAACTAATGCAAAATCCAAGGATTTGTCGCTTATTAAAGTATCCTTCTAAAGCCCCATTTTTAGATAAAGACCCTATTACTGGTAAAGATCAGCCAGATGTAGATGGGTTGGATTTAATTAATAAACAAATATTAATTGTTCCAAAAATCTTTGATGATTCAAATGAAGAAATGTCATATATCGTAACAGTATTTGATGATTTTACTGTTAATGTTTTGAATCCAGATTTTAAATTAACAACTCTTAGATTCGATATAGCCTGCCCTTATGATAAGTGGCTTTTAAATGAAAGGTCGTTGCGGCCATATTTAATTATGGAAGAAATAGATAAAATGTTTAATCAAGGTAAATTAAAAGGTATTGGTAATTTACAATTTTACCGAGCAGACAATCTAACATTATCTCCTTGGATTGGCGGTTATTCTATGAGGTATAAAATCAATGAATTTAACTGATAATGAAACTTTAAAATTCCTAAAGGGTTCTCCAGTCTTGTTAGATGATATTTGCGCGGTTTATCCTGCAACGATTGGGGAAATTGTTGATGAAGGTTATGACAACTTTCAAAGATATTTAAGTATTTTAATTTCTGAAAAACCAATACCAAAAGCATCTGATGACCCAGAATTAAAACAATTATTAAATAATCTAACGGATTTTCAATATTTACTTATGATGGTATCTGTAGATGCTGAAGCTAATAGTTTATTAAAGCGAGCATTTTATTTTTTCACGCACGAAGAAGTTATTTTTTCTCTCGACCCCGCACAAATTATTATAGGGCCGATTGAAGAAAAGCACCTATTAACAGAGGAAAAATTCTATGATTTACAACGCTTATTGCGAAGAATGTATTTTATAGAACAAGAGGGTGAAGAAATTATTATTTATCCAGACGACCCTCCCGCAACCAAGAAGATTAAAATGCAAATGCGGCAAAACAGAGAAAAAGTTAGAAAAGCAAAGGCTAAAAAAGCCGCGCAAGAAAAAACTGATTTAAAATTTTCTGATTTAATTGCAAGCATTACAATTAATGGCTGCGGCCTAAATATGGATAATATATGGAATATTACATATTATGCTTTTCACGACCAGCTGAAAAGAATGGGTTGGCGCGATCAGTTTAATATAAATAATCGCGCCGCGTTAGCTGGTGCAAAATTAAAGAAATCACAACTCAAGCATTGGATGCGTTCCATTGCGAGTTCTGATAAATCATGATTTAGGAGGTAACTCACATGGCTGTTAATATTTTTGACAAGTATGGTATTAAGGAAGTTGCCAATGTTTATTTTGAAGCTCTAGAAGACGATCCTAAGTCTAACGTTTATAAGGGCGACATTGTTCTATTCCTAGATACCCTAAAGGTTTCTACTATTGAGACTACTGCTGAGACTACTGACGCTACTGGTGGTTGGGGCAATCCTAAGCTAATTTCTTGGGACTATGGTAAGGAAATCACCATTACCCTAGAGGACGCTCTAATTTCTCTAGAATCTCTACGTTTCATGCTAGGTGGTGCTATTCACCGTGGCGGAGCTAATGACCCTGTAACTGTACGTCATACTGAAGAAGTTGTTTGCGGTGCTAATGGCGTTGTGCCAAAGCCAAAGGATCATATTACTGATGCAGAGTATACTGTTACTGCTACTGTAGCTGCTCCAGTTCGTGTAATCAATCTAACCACTGGTGCTCGTACTCAGTTAACTGAGGGCACAATTGATGGTACTAAGATTATTACTTTCGTAAATGAAGCAATGGGTGTTGATGATGTTGCTACCAAGCAGGGCGATCGTCTACGTATTTTCTGGACTGAGACCTTCCAGTCTGCAAATGATGCTGATAAGGCTGTTGAAGTAACTATTTCTCCTGATACTTTCCCAGGTACTTATCGTGTAGTTGGCGATACCTTCATGCGTTCTCAGGACACCGGTAAGGATGAAGCTTTCCAGTTTGTAATTGGTAAGGCCAAGGTTCAGTCCGAAGTAACCATCACCCTAGAAGCCGAAGGCGATCCTTCCACTTTCGAAATGACTCTAAACGTACTACGTTCTGATAATGAGCGTGGCGAGAAGGAAATGATGAAGCTAATTCGTTACGGTACTGCTGCGGCTGATGCTACTAATGCTGGCGACGACATTGGCTCTGTCGATGCTGCTCCTGTCACTCCTGGTCAGGGAGGCTAATAGATACTAAATAAAAACTAGGGGCTTTTGCCCCTAGTTTTTTATTTTAGGTGGTGAATCAAAATGCTTGATCAATATTTTGGTACTAAAGAACTTTCAGAAGTAGTTTTGAAAGCTCATGATCCTATGCAATTTGGTTCAAGACGCCTAGAAGCGGGAGAACCTGTATTATACTTTGAGAAAGTTAATATGGCTGTACTTAATGAGCGTCAATCCACTATAATGGCGCGCGGAGGTTGGTCCAATATGCCGCGTGTTATTTGGGAAGACCGCTCAGAAGTACAGTTCTCCCTTACTGAAGGCGTTATGTCTTCAATTGGTATGGGAATTTTATTAAGTTCTACTATTGTTGATCAAAATCAGTTAGAAGAATCACTTTTAATTCCTAAAAGGGAAGGACCTTTTGAATTAGAAGATGGTTGTATTTATATAACCCATCAACCTGTGTTATATCCTACAAAAAAGGTCTTTATTTATGAATACGAGCGAGGAGTCGCTCAAAAGAAAGTTTATGGGGAATTAGACCCAGATAATAACAAATATAATTCTTTTTTAGATCAAACAGAAATTTGTATCAAAGTTTTTGCAGATAAAGAAAAGAAAATAGAAGCGGACGCCACAAAAACTTATATTGTGGACTATTATTATGAGTATAAAGATGAAGCTTTAGTTTATACCATACAGAAAGAAAGGTTTAATGGATTATTCACCCTTGAAGGTAAGTTTTACTCCAAGGATGAAAACGATGGCTTAAATTATACAAATTTAATTTATATGCCAAAAGTAAGAGTCGTGAGTGATATAAACTTACGCTTGGGAGAAAGGGCTGATCCAACTACGTCCGTGTTTAATATTATTGGATTACCGGAAAATGTAGGCGGTAATAGAAAAAGTATGATTTTGGAGATTACGCGTTTAAGCGAAGATATAGACGCGATAGAATGAGCCACTTCCTGAGTGTAAGGAAGTGGCTCTTTTTTTATTTGGTGAAAAAGGAGAGTGAGAAGAATGGGTAATCAAGCGAGTGTCACTGTTGATATTCAAGCCAAAATAGTTGGTTATCAGCAAGAAATTGAAACTATTAAAGCAGCTTTAAAAAATATGCGTGTAGATACTTCAATTGGTAAAGATTTATCTAAATCTTTACAAATGGTGGAAAAAGAAGTTGATAATTTATCTAAGCATATGAATCAAAGATTGAGTTCTGACACTCAAATTACTAATTTTACAGATAAATTAAATCAAGTAGAAGAAACTTTTATTCGAATAGGCCAATTAATGTCTAATACTTCTTTTAATGATTTAGATTTATCTAAAATTGACGGAGAATTTAAAGAATTAGTTAACGATATTGAGGCAGCAAAAGCTGCATTAGCAGAAAAAACAGAAAGCGGTTTTAAAACAGCTGTAGAAGATTCAAAAGCTTTGGCTAAAGCTTTTAATCGTCTAGGAATAGATATGTCTACACTTTCTTCTTCAGAAATTGGTACAACATTATCTAAAAGTTTAGAAAATTTAACAACCAAGATAGAAGAAGCTCGTGGAAGATTAAAAGAAATTAATCAAGATATTGGAAATTTAAAACAACAGCAAAATGATTTGTCTAATAAACCAATTTTACAAATTGGAGATATTAGTAAAGAAGTTGATAAAATTTTGGGTTCTAAAGATGAATTAGGTTTTAGTACTCAAATTAATCAAGATGCTGTTAAACAATTGAGTGATAGAATTAATAACGCATTTAATACTGCTAAGCCAATAGCAGAAGAAAAAAAGAATGAAATAAATAATATTTTAAAATCAATTGGTGGTTCAGGAACTAAAGAAGAAGTTGCTAAACATTTAGATGAGTTAATAGCTAAAATCCGTGAAGTAAAAATGCTCAGCATAACTGGTTTAGGCGGTGGTAAAACTGGTAGCCAATTAGCGGAGAAGATGTTTTCTGATATTTTCAATGAATCTAAACTAGATGAAGCTCTTGCTAAAATTCGGCAACGAATGGCTGAAGATGGCATTAGTGAAGCTGATATTGAAAAAATGATTCCTAGTATTAAAACTAATTTATTAGAAAATAATTTAAAAGGCGTGCAAGATATTATTAAAAAAAATTTAACAGATACTAAAAAAGATACTGAAAAATTAATAACAGATATTAATAATCAATTAGAGCAATTAGGAGCTGAGCAGAAAACTTTAAGGTCAGAAAAAGCTAAAGATGAGTATACAAAAAGAACAGTTAAGGCCGCGCAAACAGATTATAATAATATAATTAAACAATTACAAGTTGAAAACGCTAATTTAAAACAAAGGGTTGAAGCATTAGAAAAAACACGCGAAGAGAAACGAGCAGAAGCTTTATCTCGAATTCATGGTAGTGGGCGACAAGTAGAAAATAAAGGTAAAGTAGGTTTTAATGAAAATATCAAGGGTGCGAAAATTTATCGTACTGAATTAGAGCAAGTCCAAGCTAAAGAAAAATTAATTGGTAAAATTGAGGGTGTTGTACAACGTTGGTTCAGTATCTATGCAGCTGTTCGTATGGTTGGCAATGCAATTCGTTCTGTTATTTCTACTATTAAGGAGTTAGATAAAACAATTACGGAGATTGCAATTGTTACTAATATGACCCAGGATGATTTATGGGGCCAAATGAAAAGTTATACAGATATGGCTCGTCAGTACGCGGCTTCTATTTCTGGTGTGTATCAAGTTTCTCAATTATACTATCAACAAGGCCTACAAACAGCGGATGTTATGGCATTAACAGAAGAAACCTTGAAAATGGCTCGTATTTCTGGATTAGATTATGCACAAGCAACTGACTATATGACAAACGCAGTTCGTTCTTTCAAAATGGAAATGACAGACGCGCAAAATGTTGTTGATGTTTATTCTGCCATTGCTGCAAGCTCTGCCACAAGTACTTCTGAATTAGCTAGTGCTATGAGTAAGACAGCTTCTTCCGCGCAAGCAGTTGGCGCCAGCTTTGAAAATACTACTGCTATGATGGCAGTTATGATTGAAGCTACTCGTGAATCACCAGAAAATATTGGTTCTGCTATGAAGTCCATTATTTCTCGTTATGGTGAAATGACAGCTGATCCAAGTAAATTAGTTGATAGTGAAGGCCAAGAAATGAGCCTTAACAAAGTTGATAAGGCTTTACAGAGTGTTGGTATTACTATTCAAGACACAAATCATCAATTTAGAGATTTTGATGATGTTATTACTGAATTAGCTGGTAAATGGGATACTTTAGATAAAAATACGCAGCGTTATATTGCTACTGTAATGGCTGGTAATAGACAGCAATCTCGTTTTTTGGCGTTAGTAAGTAGCGGAGAACGTTTAGAAGAATTAAGCGATATAGCTGCTAATAGTGAAGATACCGCAACTTTACAAGTTTTAAAAACTATGGATAGTATTGAAGCTAAAACGCAGCAATTGAAAACTAGTTTACAAAGTTTATATGTAGATGCAGGTATTGAAAAGTTATATAAAGGATTATTAGATTTTGGGGCAACTATTATAAAAACATTTACAGATTTTGCTCAAGCAATGGGAACTCCTATTGCGGCAGTAGCAAAATTTGGTTTACAATTTACAAGTTTAGCTAATATTGTTACTACTGTTTTTGGGTTAATTAAAGCTAAGACACAAGCTCAAATTGCAGCATTAAATGGTCAAGAAAAAAATGCTGTTTTGGAAAGAATAACATTTGCTCAACAAGAAGTTGCTCAAAAAGAAATATTGATGCTTCAAGAACAAATTGCTAAAGAAAAATCGACAGAATATGAAACAAAAAAAGATCGAATTGAATCACAAGAAAGAATTAGAGTTTGGGAAGAAGAATTGGCTACAAAGCAAAAAATTGCTAATACACCAATTGGTGCTCCTGGTTCTAAAAACGCTCGTAAAGGTATTTCAAAGAATATGGCTCATGTAGGCATAGCAGCAAGTTTAGCTGGTTCTGCTTTATCATTGGGTGCAGCGAGTATTGGAGAAAAAACTTCTAATGATAGAAAAACTAAAGCATGGATGGCTGGAGCTGGTTCGGCGTTACAAGGGGTTGGAATAGGATCATTATTTGGCCCTTGGGGAATGGCGATTGGTGGAATAATAGGTGCTTTAGAAGCAGTAAGCATCGCAGCTGAATCTACTAGTAAAAAAATTGAGAATTTTAAAAATAATCTTGAAGAAGCGCATAATAAAACATTAGTCTCTAAAAATGAATTACAAGATTTAGAAGATTTAAAAAAGCGATATGATGAATTGAGTAAAAATAGATATATAGATGCGGATAGTCAACAAGAATGGTTGGATATTAACAATAAGATAGCTAATGCTTATCCATCTTTAATTTCTTATATAGATGAAGAAGGAAATAAAATTGTTAATTTAACTGATAATTATTCTAAATTAGCCGAAGAAAAACAAAAAGCTTATGAAGCAGATTTATTAAATGAAAGTAAAGAACAAATTTCGGCTCTTTCTGATTTAGATTATGTTTTAAATAATGTTCGACAAAATTCTCTAAAAGGCTTAAAAGGCGATAGAGGAGTTTTTACCGAACCAACATTAGCGACTGCTATTCCAGATGTTTTTGAAATGTTTTATCAAGCTTGGTTTACAGATTTAGAGCCGGGCGCGAAAGAAAAACGTTCTGATGGTTTATTTATAGCTAATGAAAAAACTGAATTTGATTATGTTGCAAATCAAATTTTAAAAATTGATAAATTAATGGCACAAGCAAATGGAAATTTTGAAACATTTAAGCGTTTATATCAAGAAACTTATGGGCAAGATTTTTCTGCAACAAAAGATTTTTTTAATCAAGGAAATGAATTTCAGGTAGAAGATTTTGTTTACTCTAATCAAGCAAGTTTAGCTATTGGTAGCTATATGTCTCAAATTGAGTCAAATTGGGACTATTATACTTCTCAATTAGATAATTTTATAACTTCTCAATTAACAGATTTAGCCTATTATTTTGGTAATAAGCAGAATTTTGATTATACAAAATATTCTGTTTTAAATGATCGTGTGGGGAAAGAATTACAGGTAAGATGGGAAGAGGAAAAGGCACTTGGAACACAGCAAGGAAAATCTCTTCAAGAAATTTATGAAAATTTTGTTACAAATTTAGATATTATGATTGAAGGAATTCAAAATGATTTGTTTGCTGATATTAATATTAGTGATAATAATAAGGATTTAATCACGGTAAATAAAATTTTTGAAGATTTTACAAACGTCTCCTATAATTATTTAAATGAGAATATTTTGCAACTAGCAGATTTTATGTCTTTAGATCAAATTGCAGATTTAAATACTAGAGTTCAAAAACAAATTGAAAGAGTAAAAAACAGAATTTCTGCTATAATTAACGATATTTCTTCTGAAGATTTTACATTTGAAAGAGCAGCTGAATTTGATTTTTTAAAAGATAGATTAAATACTTATTTTAATGATGTAGCGTTTAAATACCAGGAACAATATTTAAATATTTTACAGTCAATGATAAATACTGGAAATTATAATTTAAATGATGTTCCAAATTTAATTAATGATATACTTGATTTACGAGATACTTTAATTTTAGATAATAATTTAAATGATGAACAAATTAATGAACTTGATCAAGTTTTATCTTCTGCTGATTTAACCTCTATTTTTGGAATTAATGAGTTAAAAAAGGCATTAACAAAATTACCCGCTTTAAAAGAGAAAATTGATTTATCCTTTTTAATTGAAAAAATTATACCAAATTTAACTACTGAATTAGATTCTTTTTCTCAAACGATTACTACAAAAATAGCAGATTTTGAAAAAGCTCTGTCTAATGCAACGAAAGGTATGGATTTAAAAACAGCTACGGAAATGGCTCAAAAATTAGGGAAATCTTTAAGCGATTTTGATTTTAAAGATGGAAAATTTTTCTTTGATGATTTCGCTGCGATTAGAGACACTTATTTAGGAGAAAATGAGCAATATATTGCTGATTTAACAAATAAAACTAATGAGCAAATTGCAAAACTTTCTGATATTAGTAAAATTACTATTAAAACAGGAGGACAAGGTTCTTCTAAATTTTTTGCAGGAAGTTTTGAAGAAGTAAAGAAAAAATTAAATAATATTGATACAAAAAACGCTTTAATGGAACAAGGTTTTAATATAAGCCAATTATTAACGTATTATTCACAATATTTAAATTCTGCAGAAAAAGAGACCCAAACATTTGTTGAATATGTTCAAAATGAAATGGGGGAAAATTTAGAATCAAATATTGAAGTAATTGAAAATTATACTAATGATCAAATTGCTCGTGCAGCATTATCTACAGGAAATTTTACTAATTTCTTAAATCAAGTTCTTCCAAGTAATAGTCGAGAAAATGCTGAAAAACGTGCTCAATTACAGTTGTCTTTAACATCTGGAAATATAGATAGCGTTTTGGCATCTTTCCCAGAATATGCTTCTGATATTTTAAAGTATTATCAAGATATAAATAAAAATGTTTATAATAAATTAATTTCTGGGCTTGATAGTCAACAATATATTAATGCGGATGAATTTAGTGCTGAAACTCTACAATCATTAGAAATTGCTGGTTTGGTAGAGAAAATTTCTGGTGAAGGCTCTACAGCAATTTATAAAACTTTAGATAAGATGACAAGTGAGCAATTAGATTTATTTGCTCAAACAATTGCAAATAGTAATCTTATTAAAGCAGATAAAGATAAGATGCTAGCGTCTATTCATACTGAAAAATATGAAGATAACATTTATGAAGGATTATCTGGTGTTGTTGATAACTTTGATAAATTTAGTTATGAAGCTGGTCAAAAGTTGGCTAACTCATTAGGAACTTCTGTAGAAAATTTAATTACAGATACAACTTTTAAAGTAGATAAAGCAGGTAATTTATCAATTGAATATGCTGAAATATATTCTAAATTAAATGAAGCATGGGTTAGAGGATTAATTGATAATAAACAATTTAATGAATTAAGTGCTAAATTAAGTCAACATAAAACTGATATTGATACTAGTAATATTATTCGTAATATAATTAGTAATCGAGATAAAATTACGGAAGAAAATATTGGGCAATTAGCTAATGCTCTTAATAAAACTTATGGTAGGGTAATTCAAGATCTTAATTTACAACAAAATGATGATGGAACATATCGATTAAATATTGTTAATCTTTGGAATAATTTTCAAAAACAGATGAATGATACCTTACGCGATTATGTTGCTTCTGAAATTGATTCTGTTATTTCTTCAATGACCGGGCTTGCTGGTTCGCAATCTAAAGGGTATACTGATTTAGCAAGTATGCAAGCATATATAAAATCATTAAATCAAATGAATATTATTAATGGAAAAACTGGAGAAGCTTTTACATTTAATGAATTATTTGAATATAATGATAGTTTACGCGCGTATCAATTAAGCACCGAAGGTATAATTGCTCAAATTTCTGGATTAAAAAATCAAATTAATTTTATAAGTGATGAACAATTTGCTGCGAAACAAAAATTAATGCAAGAAACAAAGCATCAATTTGCTGATTTAATTGATGCTGATTCTTTAATTTCTGCAATAGGTACTAATGAATATGAAAATATTAAAAATTCATTTATTAAAACTGTTGAAGATTATAATGCTGTTTTACAAGCTATGGCTTCACCTTTGAAAACGGTTCAAGGTTTTGATGCTGAAAAATTAATTTCTAATCTTGAACAAGGTGGAATGCAAGCTATTGAAGCTATGCGTCAAATTGCTGAAGCTCAAGGCAAACAAATGACTGCTGAGCAAGCTGAAGCAGTTTGGAGAAGTGAAGTAGGTAGATATGTTAATGCTATTGACACTTTAGTTGCAAAACGTGGAGAAATTGTAGATTCTGCTACCGCAGAAATAATAAACGAAGCTGGTGGTTTTGCTGCTGAATTAGGTAATTCAGGTACTTATTTAGTTCAAAAAGCAGCAGATTTGTATAAAGCATATAAATATCTATTAGATAAAATGCGTGAAACTGGTGAAGCTACTTTAGCTGATTTAAATAAAGTTGCTGGATTAATGCTAGATAATAAAGATGGTCAGCAGATAGCTATTGATGCTTTAGGTGACGCTGCGAATTTAACTTATTCTCGTCTTGGAGAAATATTTACTAGCGCGGGTAAGTTAATGACAGAAGAGCTTATTCAAGATTGGACTGATAAAAAACTAATTAAATCCCTTGGTGGTAACAAAATCCAAATTACTGATTTTGCTAAATTTGCCGATTTAATGGGCTTTGATACTGGTAGCCCTGAATATATTAGTGCTTTTAAGACTTATAATGATTCATTAATTGAAATGAATCGCAAGGCTGAAAAAAATATTCTTGAAGAAGCTCAAGGTCTTAAAGATATGAAAGCTGGCGATTGGATTGATTTAACTCAATTAAGTGATAAATTAAATAATATCAATTTATATGATGATAAAGGTTTTAAATTAAATACTACAATTTTAGATAAATTAAATATTAATTTAAATCAGTATGGAGCTTACTTAGAAAATGGTATTCTTAAAACAGTAAATGGGGCAAATATTCCTTCGATTATTCAAGAGATTGCTAATAATGTCCAACAATATGGTAATCTTTCTGAATTAGAATTGGCTCAATTAGCAGATACTTTAAAAGAAGTATTAAAATCTTATGCCGATTTAATTAGCGGAGCAATTAAAGGTTCTTTAAGTAACGAAGGAGCTCAACAATTATCTCAATGGTCTGAAAGTTTAGGATTGGGTAAATTAAATTTCCAAGAGACTACACAAGGATTAAAGTTAGCCACAGATCAGGCTTATAAATTATACCAAGAAATTTCTAAAATTGATGATTTACAAGGCCGTGTAGTGTTTGATAATTTGGTAGAATCTTTGCGTGCGGATAAAGGTGGAGATTTTTCTAGCGCTACAGCCACAATGGCTGCTACTGCACGAGTTCAGCAACAAATTAATGATACTGCTGCGAAAATGGGTCAAATTACAGCTAGAGTGAGTGGGGATACTTCAAAATTAACAAAATCTGAAAAAGATAGATTGGCTGTTTTACAACGACAGTCTGCATCTTTAAGAGATCAACTTAATACTTATAATCAACTTGCTCAAGAAATGGCTTGGTCTAATATGGATAATCCTGATTCATATAATTTTATGAATCGTGATTTACCAAATGTAACTCAAGGACCAATTAATTACTGGAATTCTGTAGGAGAAGCTTTTGGAGCTATGCGAGAAGCTGGTAGCACTGGCAAAATGGAGATACAAGATTTTTATAATATTGTAACTGAAATGAATAATCTTGCTGCAGCAACAGGCACTTCTATTGAATTTATGGGACAAAGTCTTAATGGAGATTTAACTAATGCTGCTAATTTAATTGAAGCTGGATTTGGTTCTTTGTCTAATGTTGATGGTAAGGGTGTTCAAGTTGATATGGGTAAACTTGCTGCTAATTTACAAACTGGCGCCACAGATATGGGTAAAGGATTTGATACTGCAATTAAAGAAATGGCTGATTCTCAGGTTCACATGCTAGATGGTATGATTAAGTTAATGGAAACCATTGTAGCTATGGAACAATTAGGACAGGTTGATGTTGATAATAATGGTATTCTAAATGTTGATGAAATTTTTGGTGATGGTTTAATTGGTGATACTGATTGGCATCAATATAGTGATGAATTTGATCAAGTAAGAGAATATTTATTAAATACTTTTGAGCAATCAGAAGAATTAGCACCATTATTGGACAATTTAAAAGTTAGTGGAATTAAATTAAGAGATTTATTTAATCAAGATCAAACAACTTGGCGAGAAGCCGGTATTTCAGAGCAACAATACGCCCAGATTATGACTGCTTTCTATCAGGCAGCTTCCAGTGATAATTATGATTTAGATAATTTAATTTCTTCTGTAATGAATGTATTGTCTGGTTCGGGACAAGTTTATTCTTATTACGATGAAGAAACTGGTGTAGAAACGGTTATTAATGCTGTAAGTGGTAGAACTTATACCGTTAATTGGGACGATGAGAAAGATAAACAACGAATTTACGATGCATTTACAGAAGCAGGATATAAAGAGGTTCCAACTGACGAAAAAATTAGAGCAATTCTTGATAAAGGTCATGCGGGAGAATTAACTGGAGAAGCTTTAATTGCATATGAAATTACTTATGGAATTATTAAAGAATATACTGTTAAAGATGATGAAGGAAATGAAATAACTGTATGGAAAGATTCTTATGGAAATACTTATAACAGTAAAGAAGAAGCAGTTATAGGCAATGTTTTCGCTAAACAGCGAGGAGAAGCAGAAGGAGATCGTCAAGAAATTATAGGTGGTCCGCGCGATAATTTAAAAGGATATAAACAAAGTTTTAAAATAGAATCTGGTTTTACTTATGATTTAACTGTTGGAGTGGATGGCTCAGAAAAATATGAAACTACTGCCCCAGATGGAGCTCCTATTTCTGGTAAAACTTATCAAGAAATGATTGATAATTTATTAAATCATGTTTCTCAAAATACTTATGAAGATGATGATGGAAATGGTAAAAATTTTGATGATTTAAGTGAATCAGAACAAATTCAATTAAAACGTAAATTAGGTATTACAGTAACTCCTGAAGTTATTTTTACAAATAAAGAAGGTAATGAAGTAGATCCGGCAAATGACCCAGCAATACGTACAGAATTAGTAGAATTTTTCAATCATAGTGACGAAGAAATTAGAAGTAAAATTACAGAATTAGAAGGAGAAAGTGGTAATTATGAAATCACTTTATACGATGGAAGTAAAATACAAGTAAAAGCAAAAAATGAAGAACAAGCATTACAAAAAATTCAAGACGCTTTAGATCCTCTTACTACTTCAATTTCTACAGCTATTACAAGAGCTTTTACTGTTACAAATGAAAAAGGTGGAAATGCAGTTCAAGAAGCTATTTCTACTGCAATTAGAACCGCTTTAGGAATTGGGCAACAAACTGGGGCAGATGATAAAAATAATGGTGTTTCAATTTCCAGCATAACTCTTTCTCCACAAGGCTTAACAATTGATCTTTCCAGTGCAGGTGAACCAACTCTAAAAGGTGCAGAAGAAGAAACGCAAGATATTCCTATTGCAGAGGTTACTTTGAAGCCTGCTACTGTGAATGTTGATGTTACAAAATTTGATGCTGAGCCGGTTGCTCAAACAATTGCTGATGCAATACAAACTGCATTAAATGGTAAGCCAATTACTCCAAATATTAGCACAGGAGTTTCAGAGGGCGGAGAAACTTCTGATGATTCAGTAGATACTTCTTCTATTACTTCAGCTTTTGATACTGCAATAAATAGCGTAGTTACAAAAGTTGGAGATATTTCCAAAGAAGCCGAAAAAATTAGTGCAGATAAAGTTACCGCTATTCAAACAGAGCAAAATAATATTAGTACAAGTAATATTTCTAATCTTAAAGATTATGCAGATAATATCGATCCTTCTAAAGCGCAAGCTGCAAAAGATGCTATTAATGCTATTCCTTCTAACAAAAATATTAGTATTGGAGCTACTATTACCGTTACAGCAAATGGTGGTCAATTAACTAAAGTAACAGGAGATGGAATTGCTTTAAATAATTCTAAACGTCGTATTCAAATTGCTAAAACTGGTAATGTTGCTTTAGCTGCTGGGCGAGATACTTTAATGGGCGAACTTGGCCCTGAATTAGTAGTGTCTCATGGTCGTTATTTTATAGTTGGTCAAAATGGTCCTGAAATGGTCAATTTGGCAGAAGATGCTATTGTATTTAATCATATTCAAACTCGTCAATTATTGTCTAAAGGTAGGACTTCTACTCACGCTACTCCAGTGACAAATGAACGCAAAGCTACCTCATTAGCTACAGGTAATGTTGGCCCTGCAATGGCTAGCGCTTCTGACGCGCTTGCTGTATTAAAACAATTAAGAGCCATGTGGCAGTCGTTATCAAAATCTTCACTTAAAGACCTTGGCGCGCTTGCTGGCGCTGGTGGCGGAGGTGGAGACGGCGGTGGAAAATCCGCTGAAGAAATGGGTGCTGTTGTTAAAGAAGTTGAAAAATGGTATAATTGGCTAGAACAAATAGAAGAAACTCAAAATGAAATTAACAAATTAAGTAAAGAATATACTTTATTAGAAAAACGAGGTGCTTCTACTTCTGAAAAACTTGCTAATTTAGAACAACAACGCGCAAAAACTTTAGAAAATATAAACACAAAAAGACAATTAGCTCAAGAGCAGAGAACAGAACAAGCAACGAAAGCAAAAAATGCTATTGAAAATACCCCATTAGGTGCATTCTTTAAATTAGGAGAAAATAATAGATTACTTCTTGGTGACGACGAGACTTTCATGAATTATATGTCTCAATATAACCCAGTATTTGCTGAACAATTTAAATCTACTGGAAAAATTTCTGTTCCAATTACTTTAGAGGAAACTTATTCGCCAGAAGAAGCTGAGGAATATAATAAAAAGAATGCGAAGAAAATTCAAAAAGGTAAACTCGCAGCTGTTTCAGCGGGTCAGTCAAAAGAAAATGGTAAAACAGTAGATGTACCTGTTGAGTTTCCTGCGGGCGGATTGGCATTACTTACTGAGTTGCAGAAAATTGACGCTGCTGGAAATCCGGCTTATAATGCTGCAACAGCCTGGCAAGTTATAGAAAAATTAGGCTTTAGTGATTTTGCTTTAAAAGATGCATCAGGAAAATCAATTGATACAACAGCAGAAAATTGGCAAGAAAATGCAGTTCAGAATTTTTATGAAAAATTTGATACTCTAAAAGATTCGATTAATGGCCTTGGAGATTCTGCTGAAAAATTGGAAGAAGAAGTTTTAGACGATGAAAATGCTGTAGAAGATTATAATCAAACAGTACGAGATTTAACTGCTTCTGTTCAAGGTGTTGTTGAAAATTTAGATGAATGGTATGATTTAGACCAAAAGATTGCTTCTGCGCAAAATCGTTTGAATTTATTAACTGCTGAATATAATGGATTACAACAAGATGGTACAACAACTACTTCAGATTTAATTAACAATTTACATGAGCAATATGCAGAAAGTCAAAAAACCTTAGAAGCAACAAGAGAAAAACAAGCAGAACAAGAGCAAGATTTAGCAGAAGATAGAGCTAAATTAGAACAATCTAGCTTAGTGCAAAAAGGTTTATGGACTTTTGATGAAAATGGAAGATTAATTCAAAATGACGCTCCTGGCTCATTTAAGCAGAATTTTGATGCAAGTTTGTGGGATGCTTTAAATGCAAATGCAGTTAATTTACAATTAATGAGAAGAGGAACACGAAAAGATGAGAAAGGAGTTGAGCAACCTTTTGAAGAATGGTTTACAGAATCTTTTGACGTTTCTAGCTTCGATAATTTTATAAAGCAATTAACTGCTACTGATGCTTATGGTAATTCTAAATATAATAAATTACAACAAGCAGAAGCGTTTTGGCAAGCTGGTCTTTTAGCAGACGTAGAAAAAATAAATGGTACTACTTATGATATAAGCACAGAAGAAGGCGCAGAAGAAGCGGTAAAAGCAGCATTAGAATATTTTAATCAACATCCAGAAGAATATAATCAAAAAGTAAATACTGTTGAAGAAGGAAGAACTAAAACTCAAGAAGAAATAAATCATCAAAAAGAGCTTAATCATCAGATATTAGAGCAAACTAGATACCAAACAGAAATTATAGACCATTTAGATGAATGGTATAATATTTCTCGTGATATTGCAGATGCTCAAAATGAGTTAAATTTAAAAACTGCTCAATATGATAATTTAACTAAAAAACTTGGTGATAATTCAAAAGCTTTAACAGACAATTTGCGCGATCAAGTAGGTATTTTAAATAAAGAGTTAATAAATACTGAAAATGAATTAATTAAAAAGCAAGCTCAATTTGAAAAGGATAAAAATAAACTTTTATCTGAAAATAGTTTATTCTTTGTTGATAATGGCGCAAATGGTATTAAATATGCTGATAGTGCTGGTTTAGTCAATCGTGCTCGCGCGGCTGGAACCCAAGTTAATAATAACCAAGCTTTAATTAGTTTAACAAGGCAAAGGGCACGGTTAGATGCAAATGGAAATCTTATTCAAGGGGAAAATGGATTTGAGACTGAGAAGTATCAACAAAATATTACTCTTGACCTAGACCCAGCCAAGTTAGTTCAAGAACTATCCTCAGATAATTTTTCTATTGAAGAAATAGGCCAGATATTAAAACAACTTGGTTTAGATGCGGAAGTTGCGAAAGCTGGTGGGTATCTAACTTTAGAAGGATTAACAAAAGATGAGGTATTATCGCTTTACCGAGATTATCTATCTTCTATAAGTAAAGGAGACACTATTAATCAAGACGCCGATGAGTTAAAAGAACAAGAAAAAACTCTTGAAGAAATAAAAGGAAAAATTCTAGACGCAAATAATGAAATAAGGGAATCTCTTAAAGAAACTGCTGCGGTGACTGATCATTTAGAAAATTGGTATGAATGGACTCAAAAAATAGCCGAATCTCAGTATAGACTAAATAAAATTACTGAAGAATATAATCAGTTATTAAATAGAAGTTATACTCAAGGAGAATCTTTAGAGAAGTTAGAAGAACAGCGCGCGGAAACAGAAAAAAGAATCGCTTTGGCAACAAAAGACAGGGATGAAAAACAAGAAGCTTATAATAAAAGTATAGAAAAATTAAATGATCAAACCGATGCTTTTGCCGCGGCGATTAGACAAAATATTACTATAGATGAAGATGGAAGATTATTCTATAATAATACGAATAATGTTGGTGAAAAATTAAATAATACCAAATTAAAGAATTATAAACAAGAATATGATGAAAACGGTCGAGAAATTAGAATTTACACAGATGAAAATAAACAACAAAGAGAAGTAAGATATGGCGATGAAAAATATGATCAAGGTGTTATAAAATATTCAATTGAAGAAACTAGTATAGATAATAAATATGAAAAAGGAACTTTAGCGAAACTTAGAGGAATGTCCTTTAAAGAACTTCGTGATGAATTTGGAAAACAAAATTTAGATGGAAGTTCTTATTATAAAGCTGGAGATTTATATTCTTTTGCAGAATCAATACTTGGTGTAAATGCTGTTACAGATTATGTTAAAAATAATTTAGGTAAAAATTCTTTAGAAGATTTAACAAAAGAAGAACGTGAAAAAGTTGGTAACGATATTTGGCAAGTAATTGATAAAATAATTCCTGACGTTAATGCTAAATTAGATACTTATGAGCAAGCTGATTTAAATGTTGCTAAAGAGAATACTGAACTACAAAAAGTTAATAGGCAATTACTAGACGCAATTCAAAAGGGAGAAGCGTTAAATAGCACTATTACAGCTTGGTACGAAACTACTCGACAAATTAATGAAGAACAAAGAAGATTGAATCAGTTAGCTACTGAGTATGATGGTCTTACTAAATCTATTGGTGACCATACTAAAGAGCAAGCAAAAAATTTAAAAGATCAATATAATTTAACTAAACAAAATATAGAAACTTCTAAAGAAGAGCTTAAAATGCGTGAAGAGCAGTATAAGCAAAATAGGAAAAACGCTGTTGAAAATAGCGGCGGTTTCCTTGCTGTTAATAGTAATGGTGATTTAGTAAGAGCTACTTCTGGAAAAGTTGGTAATGGCGCAAAGACTATTAAATATGATACTGGTCGAAAAGATGTTAATGGAAATATTTTATATGATATTTTTGAAGCTTCTGGTACTCCAAGTGAAATATTGGCTGATTTAATGGACACAGACGCCTTTGGTAGAGCAAAATATTCTGATAATTCTTTAGTGCAAATTGTTCGTGGATTAGGTCTTGAAAAAGAAATTGCTGGGTCTATCGGTTTTAGAAGTTTCGAAGGTCTTGACCAAAAGACTATAGAAGATGCTACTAGAAAATGGTTAGAAAGTCAAGATCAAGTTATTGAAAAAACAAACCAAGAAAAAGATGGGTTAGAAGATACCAGAGACGAACTTAAAAAAGATGAAAATTCTTTATTGGATATTAATAACTCAATTAAAGAGCTTTCTGATATTGCTGCTGGATTACAAAATCCTTTTGAAGAATGGCATAGTTGGTTAAGAAAAATTAAACTTGAACAAGATGAATTAAACACATTAACTAAAGAATATAATATTTTAGATAAGACTCGTAAAAATAATGGAGAAAGTATTGCAAATAATTTGCTTGAACAATTAGATAGTTTACAACAACAAGAAAAAACTAATAGAGAATATTTAGTCGCGCGTGAAAAAGCTCAGGCCGAATTATTAGATCAAGCTAATTGGACAGAAGCCCAGAAAAAACTTTTTAAAGTTGAAAATGGTAGATTCCAGTATAATGATGACGAGTTTAAAGAACGAATAAAAAATACAAATGGAATTATTTTAACTGGCACAGAAGAAAATGGAGCTTATAGTTTTAAAGATATTAATGAGAATATTAGTATTTCAGTAAAAAATACAGAAGAACTTTTTAAAGAACTAACTAAACAAAATGCTGATAACAGCATGAAATATAATATAGATCAACAATTTGAAATATTAAGAGCATTTAATTTTGAAGATTTAATGCAATTTGACACATCTGGCCAGAAAATTTTTGCAAATGGTATTGAAAATGCAACAAAAGAAGAGAGAGAAGCTGCGGTTAAAGCCCTCTTTGATAACTCAAAAGGCATACAAGAAAAAATAGAAAAAACCGAAGATGATATTCAAGATTTAAAAAATACAGAGCTTGATCTAAAAAGTAATGTTATTGATATTAAAAATCAAATTCAAGATAATGAAGTAGAATTAGAAAATAAAATTTTACAAGCTATCGAAGATAGAGAACAAAAGCGCATTGATGAATTAAAAGAACAAAAAGATATGTTATCTGAAGCCGCGAATAATTTCTTAGATGGATTAAATGAGCAATTAGATAAAGAAAAGAAAATGTATGAAAGACAAGAAAATCAAGATGAATTAAATAAACTGCAACGTCAGTTAGCTATTTTACAACGTTCTGGCGGTTCTGCTTCTCAAATAAATAGCCTACAAGAACAAATTAGGTCTAAACAACAAGATACTTATTTCCAAGAACGTCAAGATCAAATTGATGCAGTAAAAGAAGCATCTGATAGACAGATTGAAAAATTAGATAAACAGATTGAAATTGCAGAGGAAACTTTAGCTTATAATAAAGAAAATGGTTTACTTTGGAATGAAGTTAGAGAAATTATGAAACAAGACTCTAATGCAATTTTATCTTTTATTAATGAAAATCTAAAAGAACGTCAAAGCCAATCTTCTTTACAGTCTGAATTGGCAATTACAGATGATGGGAAAATAGTTGGAAAATTTGTTGGTGTTCGAGGACAAGCTTTTAAAGCAGGCGGTTTAATTGATTATACTGGTCCCGCTTGGGTTGATGGTTCTAAACAAAAACCAGAAAGTGTTTTAAATGCTGCCCAGACGGAATTTTTGCGCGAACAGTTATTAGATAGTTTAGAAAACTTTAGTTTGTCTATTAATAAATTCAACAATAATTTCTTTAATAGCGGTGTATTAAATAATTTGGGAGAAAATTCTGGTATTAATATTGAACGACTAGATTTTGTAATGAAAGTAGATTCTATTAATAATGATTATGATGCAAGACGCGCAGGACAACAAGCATTTGAAGAAATGGTTCGTATTGCTAGAAAAGCCGGTAATCATTCCGTTTCAAGGAGGTAATGGAGTATGGCAAAATTAATTGGTAATGAAACTTGGAGTAATAAAGAAATTACTTCACAAGTTTATCAAGCAACTCATGATGGGGCAGGTAAACGCCTGCCCTACATGAGCCGGTCTTTTATTAGTTTTACTTTTGGTGAAAAGGTTATAGAAGATTTTGGTTTAATAGTTGTAAATTTAAATGATAGGATGGAAAGAAAAGCTTATACAGAATTTTCTGATTTGACTTCGACATATGACGTTTTAAATGGCCAGCTTTATTGGGGGAGTAATTTATCTGCTAATAACTTAGAATTAGATTTAGCTACTGATGGAATAACTGAACGACAAATAGACGATTTTAGAGAATGGTTTTCTCCAGGAAAAGAACGAGAATTAATTTTATCTGAACACCCAAATAGAGCTATTCTTGCGCGAGTAGAATCCGTTCCAGTTTTATCATTTTTGCCATTTGAAAAGAAAACTACTTTAAAAATAGCTGGCAGTACTTTTGAAACAAGTACTACGTTATATAAAGGTGAAGTAAAATTATCTTTTGTAATGGATGAACCTCGTTGGCACGCGAAATTAAGATATATGCCATCTTATGTAAATAAAGTTAGTCTAGCTAGGTTAAGTGCAAGTTCAACAAATTCTAATAAAGTAGAAACTTTGAAAGATAAAGATATGTTAAAAATTATTTTAGAAGATGGTATTCCTCATCAGTATGGATTAATAAATAATATTTTTTTAGGAGATAATAAAACTTTACTTACAACAGAGACAAGAACAGATTCTGCTATTACAAATCAAAGCAGCTTAGGTATTAGTGTAACAACATCATCTGCAGGGGTATTATTGAATAATACTACTCCGCAATATTTATTTTATAGTGGTACAGCTTCTTCACAGCCAATAATTAAATTTTCTATGAAGCCTATTATGGATGCGAATGATTATATTTCTAGCCCTAAAAATAAAATTCAAAATCCTGAATTAGAAGAATTTTCGACTATTACAATCGAGGATGAAAATTTTGGAGATAAAATTTTTCAATTTACAACTCCAGGTATTTTAACTGGTTATAATCAAGCTATTAAAATTTTTTCTAATTCCTTAAATAAAACACCTACAGAAGTCTTAAATTTAATTAGAGAACAAATAAACGAGCAGTATTCTAGGGCTTGGGCTGTAGCTTGCTTAAATGCTTTAAATATTTCTTCTCTTTTGACTTCACAAAATTTAATTACTTTAAAAAATAATATGAAAAAATTTGTAAATTTTAATGCTCCAATAGTTTTTTCAGTAAATTCTAAAACTGGAGAAGCTACAGCAACTTTTTCAATAAAAATTCTTAACTCTGCTACTGATACAATTAATAAAACTACTTTTAGCAATATAAAACAAAATGTAGGAGATATGATTCGTTCTGATTACTTGGTTATAGAAGGAAGAAATTATCTTGATTCAAATGGAGGAATAGTTTTAGAATCGAAATCTGGTTATAAAAAAATTAGCAGTAATGAAAATTTAACCGATTTTTCAATTTCTTTTGATGTTATGTATTGGTAAGAGTTAAAGGAGGTTGTTGTAATGATTGGGAAAAAAGATATAAGAGATTATGAAATCTCTGTTTGGACACTTCAAGACAGTTTTATTACTGTCTTGAAGCTGTCTTCTAATTCTGAAAAAAGAGGAGACATAGAAGAACCACAAATGATTTTAAAAGATGATGGGGAAAATACATTAACTTTTAAAATTCCAATGTACCTACATAGCTCAAATAATATTTTTGTAGAGAATCCTATTTGGTATAATACTATTAATGGAAATATTATCTCAAGTTTAAGAAAAATTAAGGTTATTTTTAATAAAAATACCAAAGAAGAAGGCATCTATGAATTTATTATTACAAATGTTGAAGAGTCTCATGAAGGTTATGAAAAATATTGTAGTGTTTCTTGTGAAGGATTAGCCTTTCATGAGCTTGGTAAACAAGGGTACAAAATTGCGCTAGAAGGGGTCGATGAAATTTCCCTCGCGCAGAAAGAATGGTTTGAAGGTTCTCAAGACACTCCCATTCCTCAAGGCAATATAATCTATTGGGCTGATAAAATTTTTAAAAATACTAATTGGCGTTATTCTGTCCAAATGGATTGGAGCTCATATGATGGAATTTTGAACGATACTTATAGTGGTTTACATGGAATTGATTATGCTTCTTTTACAACAGAAGAAAAGAACAAATTTAATTCTGGCCGTGAAAAAGCTGGGTTAAGAAGAAGAGATACTATTTACGAAGATGAATATATTTCTAATTGGAAGGTATCTAATGACCAATTAATAGCGACGGCAAAAGAAAAGTTTATTGAAAAATATCGTATGATTGAAGCCTCCGAAAGTAATCGTTATAATTTAAGTCAAACTGTGGCAGAAATGTTTCAAGTTTTCTGTAAATATAAATATTATTATGATGAGAATTATCATATAATAGATAGAGAAGTTATTTTTTATAATAATTTTTTAAAGGAATCTGAAGGTATTATTGATTTAACTTATAATTATGATACTCAGCAATTAGTTAGAAACATGGATGGAACAGATACTATTACAAAGATGTTTGTAAGGCCGTTAGATGATGAAGATATGCCTAGTGGCCAAATAACTATAGCAGATACTGCCGCGAATAAAAGCTTAGATGATTATGTTTTAAATTTTGATTATTTATATAACATCGGAGCAATTTCTCAAGAGCAGTATGATGAAGTAGAAATTTATCAAGCTAAATTACATCAACTTAACGCTTCCATTATTCCTTTACAAGAAAAAATAATTGAATTAGAAAATGACCGCTCTAAAGTAGAAGCAAAAGTGCAAACTGCCAAAGATAGTATGCAAATGGCTACTGAAAATTTAGATAATATAAATTTAGTTAATAATTCAATTACAGGTGGAGATGGTGTTGTTTCCATAACAAATCTTAATCCACAGTCTTTGGTATTAGTAAAAGAAAATAATGGTAATAATTATTATGCTAAATTAAGAACCAATGGCATAAAAAGAGAGACTATAAAATTATATAAAACTTATGATTCTTTAACGAATACTTTATCAGATTTAATTTCTCAATTTAATGTTGAGACAGATGAAACTGGTAATATTAATAAATTAACGAATATTAAAGTATCATTAGAAAATACAACGATTATCTGGGCTATTTTTGATTATTCTTTAGAAGATTATTATAAAAAAGTAGGACAGTATTATGCTAAAAAAATGCAACAAGAAAAAAATGCAGCAGAAGTAAATCAGGAAAAATTGGATAATATTAATAATCAATTAGAGCAAAAAAAGAATGAGCTTAATGAATTAGTTAGTCAGGAAGAAAATATTATTAAAGATTTTGAATGTTTTATGGGCCCTGCTTTACGAGAAGGCAATTGGCAACCAGAAGATGAGTATTCTGGTTATGGTACTGTTTATAATGAAGCTTTACAAGTAAATGTAGATAGTAAGTATGATAAGAATAAAATAGTATCTTTTGGTTGGGATACAGAATTATTTGATGAAGAACAAGACTTGTTTTATTATTTTGGGATACAAGGGGATAAACATTATTATCCATGTATAAGATTAACTAAAAAGATTTTAAGTAATTTTAATACCTATGATGATTTTTCAAAATTATCATTCATTTATACATTAAATGGAACTTCAAATCAGGGTGATAAAGAATATTTAACTTTGGGGTCTAAAATGACTCCTTGTTTTATAAACAATAACAATTATATTATTCCAGTATTATTATTAATTGGCGCAGATAATGTACTAGATGTGCAATTAAACGCTATGAAAGAAAATGGACATTTATCTGTTATTAATATTAATAGCTCTGGAGAATATGTAGAAACTTTAGTAGAAAATGCTTCGGGTCTTAATTGGATTATTTCTCCTACAGATATTGCAAAGAAATTTTCTTATAAAATGGCTTATCCACGTATTCAAATTAATTCTAATTGTGTAAAAAGTCCTCAAACACAATTATATTTAAAGCGTGAAAATGTATTATTAGAAAATTATAAAGATTTTTCAGTTTTAAATAGAGATAGTAAATTATATATTACTTTAAAGCCAGAAATCTTTTTTAAAATTCCTAAAAATTTTAATGCAATATATTCAATTAATTTTGTAGTTTCTACCGCGGCTTTAGCAATTTATTTAGATGCGCTTCAAGTGCTAAAAGAAAATGCATATCCAAAAGTTTCTTATGAAATTGATTTGATGAGTTTAAATACCGAATTAATTCATAACGATTATCAACGCTTAGGACAAATTGCTCATATTAACGATGCGGAATTTAAATTTCAAAATACTTTAGGATATATTTCTGAAGTTGATTTAGATTTAGATCATCCTTGGCAAGATAAAATTGTTATAAAAAATTATAAAACAAAGTTTGAAGATTTGTTTTCAACTATTGTGGCTGAAACAGAAGAAATGAAAAAGAATTCTGGATTATTTAATTCTCTTGCTTCCATGTTGAATCCTTATGGATTTTTAAATGATAATTTAATTGATGATATTGCAAATAAATTACCAGTTGAGTTAGAAAGAGTTGTTTCTCCACCAGAAGCCTACGCTCAATATGAACCTTTTATTAGACAAGAGTTAAAAGCAAGCTGGGAAGAAGCGGGGAAATTACTTGCGGCGGCTACATCTTCTGTTCAAGATGTTCATAATTTAGTAATTAATAATGCCGATATTTTAGCCGGTTTTAAAGAGAATATTAAAGCAAATTTGACGCCAACAGATTTTATAGATGATAGCAATGGTAGAAGGTATAATCCAAAAATAAATTCAACTGCTTTATCTTTTAAAGTTGGAGACATTTGGACGCGCGCAGATGGTAATATTTATTTAGCTACAGAAAATAGTTCTCAGGTTAATTACGGAAATATGTCTAACGCTAATAAATTAATTAGTTTAAATGGTTGGTCTTTGATAAAAGATGGTTCATTAGCTCAAATTAAAGGCGCCGCGTTAAATGTAGACGCAGAGCATGGGAAAATTGATTTAGAAGCAGAAACTAATATTAGTTTGAGAAGTGGAAAAGACGTTGCTATTCAAGCTAATGCTAATGTATTAGTGCAAGCGAATAACAAAGTAGATATTACTGGTTCTCAAATTAATATAGGTTCTGTGAGCCCAAGTGATAATAAGGGTATTAAAATTGTGTCTTCGACCGCTTCTGGCGCAAATGCGGCAACTTCTTATGTAGACATTAAGCCTAGCGGGATAGATATGGCTACTGCTGGTGGAATTACCATGAAGGGCGCAGATGGGATAAATATTTATTCTTCTGATTCTTCAAATACTTCTGCTATTCGAATTAATAAAGATGAAGGAATTTATTTAGGAACAAATAAACCGTTAAAACTTTATAGTGGTGCAGTAGATGATATTGGTACTGGTGCAGCAGTTGAATTAAGCAGTTCTAGATTACTGCTTGGTGTTACTGGTGGAAAAACTGGTAGCGCAGTTGATATTACTAAAGATTATATAATTTTTGGTTCAGCAATTGTTGACGAAAAAGATTCTGTTAATACTAATGTTGGTACTAAAGATGGCGCTGCTGGCGTAAAAATTACTAAAAATAGTATTGAAATGGCAGTTGGCAACGTACAAGATGAAGGAAGTCGTTCGTATATTAGTATGACGGGTGGGAAAATTCACTTAGCCAATGCAGATAGAGAAGGTAATGGTGCTCTTGTTGATATTTCTCAAAAAGGTATTATTATTGGTTCTGCAGGAAAAGCTGCGGATTTTACACGTTATATTACAGCAGATGAAGCTTTTAGTGGTAATTATGATGGAGCTAGATTTCAAGTTTATGCGCCAAATTTTGTTGTAGATGCTAATGGGCATTTATATGCTTTTAATGCAGATATTTCTGGTAAAATTATTGCTGGCGCTGGACAAATTGGTGGATGGGTTATTGATAAAACTAAAATTATTGCTGGAAATAGCGCTGTTGGATTAAGTTCAACATTTGATACTTCTACTAATGGAGCAAACGATATAATGTTTTGGGCTGGTACAACAAATAAAAAACCAGCTAATGCGTCTTTTAAAGTATACGGTAATGGAGCAATGACTGCTACTAATGCTACAATTAGAGGCTCAATTACTGCAACAAGTTTCTTGTTAGATGGCGCTACAATACCTAAAAGTGATATTGAAGGATTAGAAAATGATTTAAGTAAAATAAAAACTGATATTAGTCAAACTGATACCAAAGCAGAAAGACTGATTACGCAAATTACTCCAATTACTGTTTATGGATTAATTGGTTATAATGAAAATAATAAAAATAAAACTGTTGATGGTATTACATATGATGCGAATGGTTATCCAATTTATGCGGGAGATTCTTATGGATTAATACTTGGTAATAATCAAACATTGCCAATGTTAATTGGTTCTAATGGTGGAATTGTTATTGTAAATGCTCAAAAAACAGCCTCTGCTGTAGTTATAGATAGCACAGGAATAGAAATTAAAACTGGTGGAGAATTAAATATTGGAAGTAATA